CCTGAGCCAGCATTAACAGATGATAAACCATAAGAAACTATTGAAGAGAGAGAACTAACTCCTGAGCCAGCATTAACAGATGATAAACCATAAGAAACTATTGATGATAATGAAGAAACTCCTGCACCAGCATTAACAGATGATAAACCATATGAAACTATTGAAGAGAGAGAACTAACTCCTACTCTATCAACTCCAACAATACTTGAAAGTCCATAAGAGAGTATTGATGATAATGAAGAAACTCCTGCACCAGCATTAACAGATGATAAACCATAAGAAACTATTGATGATAATGAAGAAACTCCTGAGCCAGCATTAACAGATGAAAGACCATAAGAAACTATTGAGGATAACGAACTAACTCCTGAGCCAGCATTAACAGATGAAAGACCATAAGAAACTATTGAGGATAACGAACTAACTCCTGAACCAGCATTAACAGATGATAAACCATAAGAGAGTATTGATGATAATGAAGAAACTCCTGCGCCAGCATTAACAGATGATAAACCATATGAAACTATTGATGATAATGAACTAACTCCTGGATTTATTGATCCTGCTGCAAGCGATGATAAACCATATGAAACTATTGAGGACAGTGAAGAAACTCCTGAGCCAGCATTAACAGATGAAAGACCATATGAAACTATTGAGGATAACGAACTAACTCCTGAACCAGCATTAACAGATGATAAACCATAAGAAACTATTGAGGATAACGAACTAACTCCTGAGCCAGCATTAACAGATGAAAGACCATAAGAAACTATTGAGGATAACGAACTAACTCCTGGATTTATTGTTCCTGCAACCAATGATGATAAACCATATGAAACTATTGAGGACAGTGAAGAAACTCCTGACCCAGCATTAACAGATGATAAACCATAAGAAACAATAGAAGACAATGAACTAACTCCTGGATTTATTGATCCTGCCGCCAATGAGGAAAGACCATATGAAACTATTGAGGACAGGGAAGAAACTCCTGCTCTATCAACTCCTACAACACTTGATAATCCATATGAAACTATTGAAGATAATGAACTGGCTCCTCCCCCAATATTTGATAAGAACGACCCATCTCCAATGAAATATCCTCCTTTAATAGTTGAGACCCCTACAATAGAACTAACAGTGATTTGCGAGTATTGTGTTGCACCAAGTATTTGCCACACACGATCTAGCGTATTCCCATATAGGGTGATATATAAAAAATTATCGGAAAATACTTTACTTGTACTACCATCTTCAAATCTATCAGATCCTTGTGTGGTAACAGTGAGCGACTTGGAACCAAAACTTCCGTAAGCGTCTTTAATAATAAACACGCGATATGGAATAGTAGTTGTAAGGGGCAATTGTATTGAACCTGCCACTGTTCGCGTATCCACGAGAGCTACATCTGTACTCGTAGCCAATGAGGATGCCATCGCCCCAATCTAATTATACATATGCTTGAAGAATTGCCGAATTTTCTACGAAACTGGAATATTTTTATAAGGATGATTTCCTGGAAATTTTGAACGGAGACCCCATTTATAAGCTAAATACCCTTCTACTTTTTGGCGCTCGGTTGTTGTTATACTCCTATTATAAATAATGATTTCACATAAATGACCTGGCCAAGTTTCATTAAGGGAAAACCGATTACCAACAGTAATACCATCTGTAGTAAAAGTAGCCAATGGACCTCCTGAATAATTCACAACTGCAAATCCTGATTGATTTGGTATAAGTGATTGAAGTGTTGTAGCAAATGCTTGAGTTCCTGTAAATACTATTGAGTTTGAAGAATATGTGGGGAATTGACTTCCAATAGAAGTCGCATTATATCTGCCACCACTCTTATCATTCCACTGAGTGACATTATTATTTGACAAAACCACAGTTGTAGTGTCCGAAGCATCAAGCCAGAGTGCTAAACCAGGCACTTGTCTAGGTCCAAATAATGGTATTTTAGATGCCACGAAAGACATTACACTATTCCCTTATAGGTGTGTTGTTATTATTTCAAGGCGGGATATATGCGTTTTGGTGAGTGCCTGGGAGGGATCGCGTGAGTCCCCATTTCCAGGCGAGGTAGCCTTCAACGTTTTGTCGCTGTTGTGATGTGAGCACATTTGAGAAAATTAAAAATTCATATATAGTGGCATTTAAATAATTAGTAAGATCTGAACGTCCAATATAAATCCATGGTTGCGCTGTATTAGAACTATATGTTTGTGAAATTGAAAAAGCGCTAATACCATTATAAAATCCAGTAACAGTACTTCCAAAACTGCGGACAAAATTTACAATAAATGGAGAAGTAGTTGGTGGTGTTGTTACAAATGTAGCTCTCTCCCCTATGTCAAAATATTCTATACTAGTCCCTGTAAAATATTGAATAATTGTGGGGCCAGCCCCTGTAACACTGCGACTATAATAATAGTTTTGATTTCCCGTTGTACTTTGTGCTACTAAAAATACAGAATGTGATGTGCTAAATGGAACACTTATGTTCAAAAAAGTGGAATTAGTTGCAGTAAATACTGCTCCGTTATTTGTATATATAGGTTGATTTGATTGCGTCGCTTGTGTAGCATTTCGTCCATTTCCGCTCTTATCTAACCAGTTAGAAATATTAGCCCCACTGCTGAATTGAATTGTTGTCGCATCCGCAGCATCCAGCCAGAGCGCGAGACCGCTATATGTTAATGGAGACCAGTATGGACTTTGTGTCAAACAAATCGGTGTTGGTATGGCAATAGGTATTGGCGCAATTCTATTATAATAGTATGGATGTGTAATTGGTAGACTCGCTTGTGTTCCCCATTTCCATGCGAGATAAGATTCTACTTGTTCTATTTCACTATCGCCAAGACCTCTATTATACCATACAAGCTCACAGAATCTTCCACCATAATAGTAACCAGCTAAATTAAAAAACCATCCAAGTGCCAATGGTAAAGATGTTGAACCTGTTATTGTTAAAGCATTTACGATTGATGCTCTATTTGAACCAAATGTTCTTATCACTTGATTAGTGCCTCTTTTGTAACCACCTTCTAAGCGCCGTCCTGATGTTAGATAGTTTGCTACAACTGTTTCAACTCTTCCTGAGATGTAAGAAGAATAATCAAACTTAAATCCAGTGCTACCTTCTGGTGTAACAAAAGTAATTCTAGGGGTACCTCCACTGATTGAGAAATCTGACCAAGTTATTAAACAATTTGTAGCATTGCTAGGAGTATGAACAAAGAAAATAGATACTTCATTATTTAGTGTTAAGTTGGATGCAGCAACAGCAGAATTTACTAAAAACTGTGAAGTTCCGTTAAACAGCATATTTGGCATATTATTTGAATCTAATACTAATGTCGGCTGATTTGATGATGTTGCATTTGATAATATAATAGCATTAGTTGATTTATCAATATATTGTGTTATATTATTACCTACTAATGTCATTCTTGAAGTATCATTAGCATCCAGCCATAATACACATCCAGGTAAAGTAGTTGGTTGAAATATATTTTCATTTATATTTGGAGCAATTGTCACATTTGGAAGAAGAGGGTTGTTAAAATATGGGTGTGTAGTCGTCAATGATGACTGGAGGCCCCATTTGTAAGCAAGGTATCCTTCTACTTGCTGTCGCTGCGCAGTTGTTAAAACCTGATTGTAGATTAAAATATCCCCTACATATCCGTTCCAGGATTGATTAGATGAACCACCGCTTATTAAGCCTCCAAATAATAACCCAGTAAAAGCACCAGTTGCTCCAACTTTGACAGTTTTACTTATTCCATCAATATATGGTAATAAGTTATTTGAGGTTGCTAGTGTCGAATCAACAGTGAAAGAAGCTATGCGCCACACATTTGAGTTATTCACATTTGGACTGATAGCATTGGTATCATTCCAGTTTGTAGAATTAAAAGCTGTAAATCCTGCTACGTTTATTCCCTGAGCCCCCATAAAAATAAAGTTATTTGTGCTTACTCCAGCATTCGCTGTAATAACTCTTTGATATCCTAAGACATTTCCAACAGTGCTCTGTAAATTCTGAATGGAGAATATTGTGTAATTTAAATTCGGAAATACATATGTTGTATTTGATAAATAATTGCTTCCTGTAAAATTTATGACCGGTTGTCCATTTTGAATGTTTGAAGTATATCGTGGCGGAACGCCGCCGCTGAACACTTGCGCCGAGGCTTTATCAGTAATAGAAATAACATTTCCATTACTGAGAGAAATTTTTGTTAAATCTGTCGGATCCAGCCACAGAGACAATCCAGGTATTTGTGTTGGCACTGCGCCAACATACGGGGTGGATGTTATTTGAGACGACATCTATTAAGGCGGGACATATACATTCTGGTGATTACCTGGAAGAAATCTTGTTAGATTCCATTTCCATGCAAGATAGCCTTCAACGTTTTGTCGCTGTTGTGATGTGAGGACATTTGAATATAATATAATCTCTGAAATGTTGAATGTGCCCATATTTGTTGCGGCAATACCTCCATTTCCTGCAGTCCATTCTCCACAAATCGCATACCCAGTTCCTGTATTAGAGCGACTAGCTGCATTACTAGTACTTTGTGCGGCTGCTCCATTTGTAAAGGTATTAATTGTTGCTGTATTTGTTTCTGTGAATGATAACATAGAAAAGGGATATTGATTTGTTGATGGAGACGGAACATTTTGAGTTGCAAAATTTATAGCTGTATATGTTCCTTGTGTTACACCATATGCTACACTTGGCGTTACAGGTGAAGCAGCAAATAAACTTATACCAAGTTCAAAAGCATCTACACTATTATATGGTTGATTTACAGATGCTGCTATAGAGAATACTGCTCTAGACCCTGTAAAAGGAAGTATATTCTGTAAAACAATAAAAAATGTACTCTGAGCCACACCAATATTTGACTGATTATACATAACATTACAATTAAACTGTATAGAGGCGGGTATATTACCTGCGTTACAATATGTAGGGAATGTTCCAAAAAAGTTGAGCGACGCATTACTCGGCGAAACTCTAGCATTTCTTCCAGTTCCTGATTTATCAACCCAGATCATATTTGATGTTCCTGGATTGAGAACAGTTGTTGAGTCGGCAGCATCAAGCCAAAGCGTGAGACCACTATATGCACTCGGCAAGAAACTGGATGCTACAAATCTAGGAATAACTATAGGGATCGGTACAACTATACCGGTTGTATTTGAATTCTGCTGATAGTGCGACACAGGAAGATTGGAGTTGAGACCCCATTTCCACGCTAAATATCCTTCTACTTGTGTGCGCTGATTCTCCGTGAGTGCGTTGCTATATACAAGAACTTCGTATATGAAGCCTGTAAGGCCTCTGTAACCGCCACCTATAAATCCTGCACTACTAAGTGTTACTTGTGTAGTAGTATTTCCAACAGGCGACCCATATACAGAATCTATAATAAACCGTGTAGTTGCATCATATGAAGGAGTATCTAACCCTGTATTCAATATAGGTATCCCTGTATAATATAATGTATTACTTGTACCTGTAAAACCTTGATTTGGATAAATATTTGGAGGAGAATTATAATTTGTTCTAAGGGAATTGTCATTGCCGACACCAACATTAAAAATTATTTGGAAATTATTAAAAGGATTTGTAGGAATTTTTGCGACAACAAAAACATTATTACTTCCAGTTCTAAACACGATATTTGAGGATGATACCATAACATCATTATTTGAAGAATTACTACTAACAAATGATACTGCTTGTTCTGTTGTATTATATCTTGGTGCTCCAGAGGCTGGAGTGAATGTATTTGAATTTCCTGATTTATCTCGCCATTGAGTTATATTAGACCCTGACAATACTATTTGATTTGAATCTGCTCCATCAAGCCACAATTGAAGCCCTGGCACTTGTGTCGGCGCTGTTATGAAGTTTGTAAAAGGCGCATTGTATATGGTTGGGTTGCCTGTAGGGAGTGTCCCAAACAATCCTAGTATATTTGAATTAAACTTAAAGGATGTCACTGGGAGATTTGCTGCGAGACCCCATTTCCACGCTAAATATCCTTCTATTTGTCGCTGTTGTGGTGCTGTCACAGCATTACTATAAAACAGAATTTCTTGTATGAAGCCTGTATAATTTGCTGCTAGGGCTGTATTTCCTCCTATTGCGCCTCCAGTATAACTCGTGAGAAAACCACCATATGAACCTGTACCTAGAGTTGTTCCATTCAAAAAGGTATTACCTACGAAACTATTATTGAGAGTTGTTGTCCATATTCTATAAGGTTCTGTTGCAGCAGTTGTATAATTTGTAAAATTAATATTCAGATCAGCACTATAAAATGCTACTGTAAATTGATTTGCAAATCTATAGCCCATATGTAAATTTTGCCTTTGCAAGCCATTGGACCCTGCTAGAAAATATAATGAATTTGTAGCAGCTTGCCGTTTTTCAACAACAAATATACTAAATGCTTTATTTACTACGAGTTCATTAGGATTCGCAAAAAACAATCTGTTTGAAGTGGCTCCATTGAAATAAACTGCATTATTGCTATAAGATGGAATACTTCCACCAATATTGCTTGCATTATTACTCCTTCCAGACTTATCAACCCAGTTGGAGATGCTAAATCCATTTGAGGGGACAACACCAGTTCCTAGTGGGTCGTTGCCATCATACCAGCCCAAGAGTCCAGGAATCTGTGTCGGTGCTGTTATATTATCTGCAAAAGTGGAGAGCCCTACTATTCCTGCTGCTCTTGTCGTTCCTACTACTGCCGACATCTAAATATAGTTATGTTCTTAAAGACTAACTAAATGTAATAAACTGCGGTTGAAATTGTCGTGATCCAGCTATTATATTATTATTATAATACAAAATATTTGAATTTACATATATGAAATTATTTGATCCATATAATATGTCAATTAAATTTACGTTTCCATTTACTGTAAGAGCAGGATTTGATGAGTTACTGTTAATTATAAGTTGTCCATTCATAGTAACAATTCCATTAACAAGCGATGATAATCCATAAGAAACTACTGAGGATAATGAGCTGACACCTGTATGGGGTTGTGCGGCCACTGTAGATAATCCATAAGAAACTATGGAGGATAATGATGACAACCCATAAGGTGAATATACTGTTGATAATCCATAAGAAACTATAGATGATAATGATGATAGCCCATAAGGCGAATATACTGTTGATAATCCATAAGAAACTATAGATGATAATGATGATAGCCCATAAGGCGAATATACTGTTGATAATCCATAAGAAACTACTGAGGATAATGAACTGACCCCTGTATGGGGTTGCGCAGCCACTGTTGATAATCCATAAGAAACTATGGAGGATAATGAACTGACCCCTGTATGGGGTTGCGCAGCTACTGTTGATAATCCATAAGAAACTATGGAGGATAATGATGACAACCCATAAGGTGAATATACTGTTGATAATCCATAAGAAACTATTGAAGATAATGAACTGACACCTGTATGGGGTTGCGCAGCCACTGTTGATAATCCATAAGAAACAACTGAAGATAGTGATGACAATCCATAAGGTGAATATACTGTTGATAATCCATAAGAAACAACTGAAGAAATAGATGATAAACCAGGAGTATTTGAACTTGACACCACAATAACTCCTAGTGAGGTTTGTGCAGAAAATGTATTAATCTGCATACTGGCAATTGTCGCTTGAGCAACTGTAGTTGCTATGATCTGGGAAATTGCAAGATAATCAATCACATTAGTATTTGCCTGTGCAACTGTTACATTACACAGTTCAAGATTATTAATTGTAGCGTTTTGTGGAGCGGCTGTTATATTAATATTACTAATATTCAAATTACTAAGAGTAGCTGTAACATTATTAGCTCCTCCTCCGCCACTTCCGCTTGTTCCTATAATATTTCGACCTGAACAATTATTCATCTAAATAATTCAGGAGTAGAGCCTCAACTAATAGTTACCTTATAAGATATACTCACCGTAATCCCCTCTGAGTTATAGAATAATTGAAGTAAATAATACTTAAACTAATATCTAGTTAATTATAATAGGGCGTTTGCTCTCATGTGCCCCTGTAGTTCAGTTGGATAGAATGTGCGACTTCTAATCGCATGGCCGTGGGTTCGAGCCCCACCAGGGGTGTTTTATATCAGTATTTTCTAAATATTAATATAAAACACTATTAGTAGAGGATGAGTGGATATGGTTCTGGGGAAAATTCTGAAAAAAGAGTGATGGAAGGTATAGAAGAAAATATTAGTTATTTTAATGAAGAAAAACGAAAACGTGAGGCTCAAGAACTTAACGCCAGAAAACAAAAAAATAATATTTTGTATAAACGTCAAACATGGCGAAATGCCTATAGAAATGCAACACTACGATTATTAAATCTAACAGGTAAAGGATTTAAGAAAAATAACACGAAAATTATATTTGGAAAGACTAAAAAATCGTGAAACTCGCAGATCAAAACAATCAAAACGGAAATAATTGAAGAAATTTTGACTTAAAAATACACCACGTATCCCTTATAGGTGGATGAAAATTCGCCTGGTACCGATATAACTCAGTTGGTAGAGTGTGGGGCTTTTAATCCTAACGTCGGGGGTTCGAGCCCCTCTATCGGTATAAGCATCTCCTTTTTTGTTGAACTATTAGTTCTATAAAAAAGGGGTTGTTTTTGTTGCAAAAACAAAAAAACAACCCCCTATTTTTCCGATATGGTCTAAGGGCTAGGATAAGTGGCTTTCACCCACTCGGTCCGGGTTCGAATCCCGGTATCGGAATATATTTTCTTTTATATTTCTATTAGAACTATAAAAGAAAATTATGTAATTTTTATTTACTTACCACCCTTTCGCGTACGGGTTCGACTACGCGAAATGAATCGAGATTTACTGCGAGACGGCGTTGTTGTTCTAGTACGTGTGCGAGATCGTGATCGTGAGGATGATCGTGAGGATGATGGACGATTAGAAGGTGTGCGCGTTAAACTTCTACGAGATGGAGTTGTAGTAAAATATGTGGTAGGTGTAACAGGAATTAATGTGCTAGTGTAACTTCTAGATAAGGTTGGCGTAACTGTAGAACGGAATGATTCAGTAGTGGTTACGGTGGGCTTAACACTATATGATGCAGATGGGCTTGGCGACGATGTCGCTGACATACTAGATGTACCAGTAAATGAGGAACTTCCTGAAATAGTTGGGTTTGCAAATACTCCGCTCATAAGAAATCCTACAAATAGCAATACGCGCTTCATTTTGTTACTTCTCTATATTATTGCGAATTATAGTTTTAAACTATCAATTTTTTAAGGATCCCCCCTAGCTACATAAAGTAGAATGATTGATTGGATACCCCTCGGGTATGCATTTATACTGGCATTATTTGATGTGACTATGTTGTCAATTATCAAATCATATAGTATAGGCTCATTAAAATCTATAAGATGGATGATAATTCCAACCCTTGCATATGCCCTTCAACCATGGTTATTCTTACAATCACTGAATTTTAGTTCTATGATTGCAATGAACTTACTCTGGGACCTTATAAGTGATGTCCTCGTTACTGCAAACGGGTATTTCATCTATAAGGAAACTTTATCACCTACAAAAATGGTGGGAGTCTTTCTTTCAATAATTAGTATGTATTTGTTATCTTGCAAAGAAAGCAAATTATGTTAGCCTACAAAATTGAAGATAGTACAACTTTGCCTTTAAATCACACAACAAAATGGCATCTGAGATTGAGAGTATCAGTTCTACACCAACTGACCCAAGTGATACCAGTGAGCTACTTGACTTTGTCAGTGATTTCATTAATACTCCTTTTGACCCCGCAGCAGATTATGATATTATTTCGCGACGTTTGAAGCGCCAATATCAGTTGAATCCTTCCAAGCGAGAGATTCACAAGATTTACAGTACATATTACCAGGATGTTAAGATTGCTCCTAAAATGCGGAGGTGGATGATCAAAACCCAAGTTCGTTCCAACTCAGGAGTGTTAGTAGTTACAATTGTTTTGGCGCCAAGTAAGTTTAGTTGTAAATATGATTGCGCATATTGCCCCCAGGAAACAGATATCTCTGGTAATCCTACGCAACCACGTTCATATTTGTCAAATGAGCCTGCAATGCTCCGAGCACTCCAGTGTGATTTTGATGTAAAGCGCCAGTTTAATAGTCGCATTAATAGTTATAAAATCACTGGAAACATTTCCACTGAAACTCAGAGTTCAAAGATTGAGGTCATCTTCTCAGGAGGAACTTGGGAGAGTTACCCGCTTGAGTATCGTGAGCAGGTTATTCGCGAACTCTATTGGGCAGCAAATACTGTGAATACTGAAGATACACGAGCATCTATGACATTAGAGGAGGAAATTGCAATTAATGAGACCGCCACATTCCGAATTATTGGTTTTACACTCGAGACTCGCCCAGATAATATTACAAAGGAGACAATTATCCAGTATCGTAAGTGGGGAGTTACACGAATTCAGATTGGTGTCCAGCATTATGATGATGCTATTCTAAAGAAGATGAATCGCAAGTGTTATACAAAGAACACTATCCAAGCAATTCGTCTTCTAAAGCAAGCGGGGCTCAAGGTAGTTGTTCATCTCATGCCTGACCTACCAGGTTCATCACCAGAGCAGGATAAGTGGATGTTTGACCAAGCAATTAACAGACCCGAACTCCAGTTTGATGATATTAAGATCTATCCTACTGCAGTTGTTAAGACATTTGACAATAAGCATATTGTCAAGAGTAAGATTCTAGATATGTATAACAATGGTTCATTTATCCCTTATAGTGAGTTGAATGTTCAGGATCTGATTGACGTATGTCTTTATTACAAGACTCGCCTTAATCCTTGGGTGCGAATCCAGCGCCTTGTACGCGATATTCCTGGCACTGACATTGCTGCTGGATATAATAAGATGTCAAATCTTCGCCAGCTAATTCACAATCAGATGAAGCGCACGGGTGATCGTTGCCATTGCATTCGTTGCATGGAGATTGGCGAAAAGGAGCACGATAATCTGGAGCACATTCTAGTTGTGCGGAAATATGCAGCATCTGAAGGCACCGAGTACCATATTTCCGTGGAGGCTCATAAGATGAATATCTATCAGACAATCATCTATTGGGGAACTATTCTATTATGCAATATTGTATCAGCACTAACTGGAAAATATATATTTTGGGCAGGGGATCTGAAGTCCTATATTGGACTTTATGGATTTCTTCGTTTGCGTATTGATCCTGCGCCAGGAGGTGATTTTATTCCCGAGATTAATGGCTGTGCTCTTGTGCGCGAAGTCCATGTGTATGGAACATCTGTAGGGGTCGGTGGAGCGCAAGATGGGAGTCAGCATCGCGGGTTTGGAAAACTCCTTATGACTACTGCGGAGACTATTGCGCGTGAGGAGGGATGGAAAAAGATGGCAGTTATTGCTGGGGTAGGAACTCGTGAGTATTATAAGAAAAAGTGTGGATATAGGCTTGAGGGAACATATATGGTAAAGGACCTATAATTTGATAGTTATGCCATATATTTTTAAAAGTTCTGGTAGATTATTAAAAAGCGCATCGTATATTAATAATCCGCCTGCAAATGAAATGATGACTTTATCTTCAAATAGTAATCCCGTAATAACTCTGTGAAACATAATTACATCCATAAATATACCAAGTGCTATTTTGAATATAATTTCTGTAATTAAATATGCTTCTGAATTAAGGGAATGTTTATTAAAAATAACTAGAGTAAATTGTACTAGGATTGCAATTTTAAGAATTAGGAAAAAAATGTGGTAGTGTTTCATCTATAAGGGATAGTCTAAAGAAATATAATCTGTATTAATTGTGGAGGCGTCCATAATTCAGTGGTAGAATAGTACCCTTCCAAGGTACCAAGTCGGGTTCGATTCCCGATGGACGCAGATGCCTTTATTTCTTTTTAGCATTTTTAAAATGTTAAAAAGAACCACACAAACAGTTTTTACATGGAGGTTAAATATTTATTCAGATAATTTTATGAAGGAAGAAAAGGACGATGATAATCCCTTATAAGGAGTAGTGCAACAAATGATACTACACATGCAAAATAAATAAGACCACCTATAAGGGCATTGTATTCATCTGGGTTCATCTTATTATATAAGATATGTGTTGGCGGTTTAGGCGTAGGTTAGTGTTTTAATCTTTCATAACGAATTGTTTCTACTAATTTTTTCAATTCAGTTTCAACTTCTTCAAATTGTAAGCCAACAACTTTCTCAAATAGTATTCTGGTTTTTTCCTCAAAAATTGCTTCATTCCATTTAGTAGATTCCATTGTGATATTCTTAAAATCTTCAATAGACCCCGATTTAACTGCTTTATAAATAGATACTGCTCTCCATTGTTTAATACAATCCTTTTTTACTTCATCAGTTTTAGCCGAGCCCATTTGAAATCCCTTACAGGGTATTATGTCCCATTCTTTTGGGTATTCTTTTTTAAATTCAGTAATTTTCTGAATTTGTCGAATGAATTTATCTGTTGTATAAAATGCTTTCATCATGTTACATGTTGAACAACATGGTAAGACATTTTCATATGTATAACCGATAGAATTATCTTGACGATCCAAACCGTTTCCTACTTGATTTTTAAAGCCGCATAAATGACACGGTTTATATATTAATTCATCATATTGGTCTTTTGTAAGGGAATATTCTATTTTACGTCGTTCTTCAGTAGTTCTTTTTATATAAATATATCCTGTAGGAATTTTATGAACATAAATTTTCCAGAATTTATAGAATTCATTTCTTTCAGAATCTTCTAGTTTATTTTGCTGAAATTTTGTTATTAATTTTGCTTTTTCAATAAAGAATACTGGATGGAAAATATGTTTCATACGATTACAGTTTTTACAACATGATACGCAATTATTTAGAATATATCCTTTTTCATTATCAATACGATCAATTCCATTAATTTCATCTTCATTATAATAATTACAATATGTACATGGTGCTTGTATAAATTCAAAATATTGTTCTTTTGTAAGGCCAAGATCTTTATTTCGTTTTTCAACAGACTTTTTTTGAAATGTAATCCAATTATTTTCTAAATTACGTTTTGCTTCTGCTTGATAATTTCGGACACGGTCTTTTCTTTTAATTTCAGATTTTATTTGTATTTCCCTACATTTTGGGCATACTTTCGAAAGTATTCCTTTCTTTGTCTTATATTCTTCAAATGTCTTAGGACATTGTGTACAAATTAATTGAGAATTAGACATTCTATGAATAATTCTTAATTTATTTTTAGACTTCCTCCCAACCGGGAAGTTATGTATCAATTTTTAGTTTTTAAATATAATATAACCAAACACAGGCTGTGTGTTTAGTTGGAGTAGGCGAGCATGCCTCCCGTTCTAAGTACTCTTAAGAACCCTACCAACTCTCCTTCAATACACAATAACAAATGTATTAAATTCCTTTGGCAAACCACATCTCTGTGGGGACGGACTTTATCTTATTCCAGTATTTTCATACCAGACCACTGACATTAAGTCTCTGAACAGCATTCGTAGTGTTTTCACACCTTAGAACTTGGCTGCGGATTGTCCTTAGTCATAACCTTCTTACCATACCCACGAGTTTTCCCCTTGGTGCAACTGGGCAGATCTTTCGACCCCAGAGCGGTAGTTATGAATTGACAGGAGTTTCCCGCAATTTGACAGTGTTGCTTCAACAGTATTTGCCTCCCAAATACCGAGTGTTATTAAACTAGCAATTCTTTTTTTGAATTACTCTTAGCAGCCAGAAATTACTTCAAATATCTTTAATTTGAATAACTCAAACCGCCCATGCCGCTCATCACGCGGAGCACATTGTAATTGGTCGCATACACGCGGACAGTGGAGGACAGATTCTGACCGACGCAGTTATTGGTGACCACCAGCATGAGGGTGGTGTTATCAATGCGGGATAAGTTGCATGTGCCACTGGGCTGGTGCTGCTCGGGCTGGAGCGCGAAGGAATACACGTTAATGCCTGTGGAGGGGACATTGGTGTGGTGCTGGAAGGGCTGCACCTCATTGAAGTAGCGGCCTTCGCGGACCTGGAAGCGATCGTGGCCATTGAGCTGGAGGAGCGCAGTGACAACGGGGTTACGACCAGCCATACCCTCGAGGCGGGTGTGGCTGTAGGGGGACTCCAGGACGGCGCGGTCCCACCAATCGGAGTAGTTGAACGCCTGCTGACCCTTCCAGGGGTTGATGGTGGCATCATCGCAAGACACGAAGGAATCGCGCTGCACAACCCACACGAGCTCCTTGCAAGGGTGGTTGAAGTTGAGCTTCAGCTTGTTGCTGGAGCTGGTGATGGACTCACCGCCAGTGAACTGCAGGGTCTCGATCAGGTACTCATGGCTCACCTGGGCGAACTTGCGGCGCTCGTCAGTGTCGAGGTAGATGTAATCGACGTACAGAGACGCGGCGACCAGGCCAGTCTGGGCGACACGGTCGCGGATAGCGTGGACTGAGCCATTGGTGGCGTTGGTGGTGGCGTCCCAGCAGAGATTGCGCAGGTCATCGAACTCGAGGTTGATGCGGACCTCGTGGTACTGGAGGGCAATCAGGGGCAGCGCGAGGCCAGGGTTGCGGCAGAACCAGAACTGCAGGGGAATGTACAGGGTGTACTCGGGGGCGCAGTTGGCGCCCTCAATCAGGGTGTTGGGCTCGCCACCAGTGCAGTCGGCGTCGCAAGACTCACCGCCCTGGTTGAGGATGTTCACCAGCTGGGGCACGTTGCCAACCATCTTGGCGTAACCGGCCTGCTTGCCGGCCTCCTGGGTGAGCTCATTCCAGATGTGGAGCCAGTCGCCATAGTGCTTGTCAATGCGCTGACCGCCAATCTCGAGCTCAACAGAGCTGATGAGGTTGTGGCCAACCCAGTTGAGCCAGCGGAACTGGGCACCAGTACCGTCGGCCGCCAGGAGCTGCACCTGGGGGAGGGTGGCCTGGAGGTAGATGCGGTGGATCAGATCACCATTGCGCTGGATGGTGCAGGTCACGCGCTTACCAAAGTTGGGGGAGCCATTGAAAGGATTTTCAATGGATTCCATCGCGAAGTTCGTGTGGCGGCGATACATCGACTTGAAAAAAGTAATCTGGGGGTTACCGGTCAGGTAAACGTCCTGGGCGCCATAAGCAACGAGCTGCATTAAGCCACCACCTGTCATTTGATTTCTATACCCAGAGTTAAGAAAAAAATCTTTGCCGGAGTGAGATTTTAAAGTTTTATAAAAACTAATAGGGCATCGTTGTTATAATCTCCCGAAAATTTGTTAATATGTTCTGCGTTTATATAATAAACAGATTCGAATTGATTTAAAATCTCTTCCCCAAAATACTCCATATATTTTTCGGCACTATTCGCCCGGTCAATATCTTCAATAATTAACATACCTCCAGGATTCAAGAAAGGTAGAAAAGACTTCAGAATCTTCTTCTGACTTTCCATATTGTGATCCGAATCATCCACCACAATATCAAAATTAATATCTAATTTTGCTAACTGACTATCCATATACGCACTATCGGAAACATCTATATGCATTGTGAAAACATTTTGCAACCGTCGTTCATCTAACATTTTCAGGAATCCCTCCGAACTATCCATCGCCAAAATCCGCGTCTCCTTGTGAAAATATTCATTCCACATTTTCACAGAATCTCCACCTGCAATACCAATTTCGCAGAAATCAATCTTCTTATTCCTATAAGGGCCTAATAATAGTGAATAGATGGGTGTATAAGGATGTTTATGATAATGGAGCCAGACATTAAATGGAGATTTATCAGTTTTATCTCCAAATACACAGAGCTCAGTCTTTGAATCTCCAGAATCAATTGTAAATGTCTTAATTTTCCCCATATATAAATAATCCGCATATTTGTTTAGACCTTAATAAGGGTCTAAAAATGACAAGAACTATTAATCTATGTCATTGTTTAAAACTCACACAGATAATATAACAAATAAAAATAAACCTACAAAGAAAAATGCATTCGAAGAACGAACAACATTAGATCTTTACCATAGAAATCAATTAGAAAATATTAAAACTCGCATACAAGATATTTCTGGACTTTATCTTGAAAAAGACGGGCTCGAAGAAATTATTCGAACTTCGCGGGATGAGATCCTAGTGGGTCAATACGAAAATCGTCTTCATAGTCTGGAAAAGGAAATCGATATACTTGAAAATGGTGAACCAATTTACGATTATTTCCTGAAAACTGGCAACATTCTATTTGATTATTATGATATTCAAGAGAAAATTTCATCTGGTGAAGCAGTTGAAAAACATAAGCACTCTAAATCAAAACCTGGAAACATTCTATCTGTCCTTACAGAGGCTGCACGGAAAGATGGAATTGTCGTCGAGGATACTCCGCAACAAACAGTTGTCCAAGGGAGAGAAACACTTTTGGAACAATATCTAGAAATTGTAGATGGAAACTACAAGAAAAAGGCAATATCGGAAATAGAAGATAGTACTGGAGAGTGCAGAGTTTGCAGTGAAGAGATGATTTTCTCTTCAAATGAAGCAATTTTCAACTGCCCTCACTGCGGTAATCAGGAGTTTATTCTTATGGACAGTGACAGACCATCCTATAAGGATCCTCCACGAGAAACGAGTTATTATGCATACAAGCGCATTAATCATTTTAATGAACTCCTTGCTCAATTCCAAGCAAAAGAAAGTACTGATATTCCCTCAGAAGTATTTGACAATATTCTTCTGGAACTCAAAAAGGAACGAATCACTGATATTGTGAATCTCAAGATCCCGAAACTCCGCGAAATACTCAGAAAACTTAAATATAATAAGTATTATGAACATATCCCAACAATTATATATCGTCTAAATGGCAATAATGCCCCAATTATGAATCGTGAAACCGAAGAAAAGTTACGTCATATGTTTAAGGAGATCCAGCCATCTTTCCAGAAAAATTGCCCCAAGACCCGCAGAAATTTCCTATCTTATCACTATGTGTTATACAAATTCTGCGAACTTCTTGAGATGGATGAATTCCTTCATTGCTTCCCTTTACTGAAAAATCGCGATAAACTCTATCAGCAAGATAATGTGTGGAAACTAATTTGCGCAGATATGGGATGGGAATTTATACGGAGTATTTAATTGGGCACTTATTTGAAAAATGTGTTTCAATAACAAATTGAGGTAACCATATTTTCTTTTTTTGAACAATTGCACAATACATACTTCTATTTTCTATATCTAATAGATTTCCTAATATGCGATTTCCAGCAGATATTCCTCCATCTATTCCTACTGCTCCACAGGAACAATATTTGAAATCATGTATATATTTGCTTTCTATTATTTCCAAACATTTCTTACATTGTATAGCATGCCTCATTTGTATATATCTTACACCGCCATAGACTATGGAAGGCATTCTTCACTATATATATAAAAAATTTTTAGACCGCTGGTCTAATTATTTCCTAAGCATTCTTGTTTTCTGAGTTTTTCTTGATGCTCTATTTTTTCGTGTGCGTAGCAATCGTTTCTTTCTTTTACCACCAGTTGTGGCTACAAAGTTAATAGGTATCATTTTATAAACACGCCGTCCTGTACCCGCAGTACAGTGATCTTTTCCAACAATATCAAGGGCCCGCCCACTATAGTTTAATATTGTAGAATTCCCTGTCTCATATGGCCTCTGGACTGATCTGAAACTTGATACATTTATCAGTGTTTCTTCTTCTAAAAGTTCAAAAACGTGTGGCGCACCATCAGATATAGCCCACATTATTTCCCCAAGAGGAACAAGATACTTCCCAGTAGTAGAAATTAGATAATAAGGTCGCTCAAGATAAACATCTGCAAGTCTTGGTGCTCCATCTCTATCAAATGTCATCTCTCTTTTACATTCAAACTGTATAGCATCCAAACTCTGTAATGCACCATTTAATGCATCATAAGGGAGCCTAGAGTATGTTGACCCAATTTTGAAATAAATATTTTCTGTATCGTCCTCAATCTCTTTGCGTGTAAGATCCACGTCGCCCACCTCTATTGCATCATAAACAGGAATTGTCTGTCCATTAATCATTGGAATTTGTTTATTATTCTGTCTTGGGGTAGCTACTGTTGAAAGTACTTTATTTGCCACTGTTCTATTAATAGAGTATATGTGTTCATTATTTTCTTCCACTGGTGCATTGTTTAAATTTGCATTATTATTATTATTATTATTGCCAATCCTAGGAGTGAAACCAAGTGCAGTATTAAGAAGACCAATATTAGATGTATTTGGAGGTAAATTATACGTTGTATTGCGACTTCTTGGTAGCGCCATTACTGTTGGTTTCAATTCTGAATAAAGATCTTCTCCAATTTCATCTATGTCGGCTATATCATACGGAAAAAGTTGTAAATTATTATATACATTCTTATCAGCCCCTTTTCTTAGTAAAAGACGAATAAGTTTCTGTCGTTGCTCATCTGTTATATTACGAATATTATTTCCAACAGCAGTTAATAATGGTGTTATGTGTCCATCAGCTGTTAGCGAACTCGGGTCAGCACCTCGATCAAGTAAAGTATTAATTACCTCAAAAGCATTTACCCTTATAGCGACTATTAAATATGTTGAACGCCCACCTACTTGAGGTGCATTTAGATTTAATGTTGGGGCTTTTGCTATCTTCAGTGCAATATCAAAATTTGTAAGGATAAGTGCTTCGAAAAGAGCAGAAGTTTTGCCTTCCCCATAGATATTTGGGTCAGCTCCCTTTTGTATCAAAACTTCTATAACTTCTCCAGCTTTATTACTACTCTGTCCAGAATTGCTACGTTCATCTGTGCTAGCAAATATTATTAATGCAGTATTATCATCATTATTTTTCGCATTCAGATCCTCAGTTTTATCAATAATCTTCTTATATGTGTTGAGTGAAAGTCTTTTAATAAAGTTTGCAGAGTGCATAAGGGCATTTTGCCCATTTTTACCTCTTACGTTGGTGTCAGCACCCAAGTCCAAAAGAAGATTAACAGTGTCATCCGATCCATATTCCATTTCATTTAAAAGTGCTGGATTTCCATTCTCTTCTAGAATATTAATGTTTCCTCCGCGATAAATGAATGCCTGAAGACGTTGCCTTTTAGTACCAATATTTATGCCACTATTTTCAAGAATTTGCTGTATATTCGTCGGAGGCATTATCTAATTTATCCATAAACAATAATACCCTTCTTTGTTTGAATACACCCAGTGACCCAACCGAAACGATCTTGCTCTCCAGGAAATACCTGAAATCCCGCCTCTCCTAATACTTCATGATTCTCCCAAATACATCTTCCATTACTATCTATGAGGGCATCGCATGCAAGATTATTAATTTCGTTATTTGTTATGAATTCATCATAATTATCTGGTAAATCCGACTCATCTACTATTTTCAATAATTCGATCATTTTCTTCAGAATATTAGGTCTCTCAGCAACAACCAATTTATGTTGTTCATTATAAAGTACATCTAACATTGTTCGGATCTTTGAACGTACTTTTGTTAGAATATCATGTGTTTCTGTATTTTCGATTTTATACAAATCACCACTTAAATCATTCAATACTTTGATTTTTCCACTGACTACTTCCATTTTTTCCCTTATAGAGTATTAAGGAAGCCGACGCTAATCAATTTTTAAAGGGCTCTAAGAGCACATTAAAAAGAGATTTAGAAATAATTAAACTACATTGTTAATCTAACCGCGCATGGGGAAACCGACCAGGTTGGCACCGAGACCGAAGCCGGCACCCTGGCGAGCCGTAACGCCGACAGAGGGGGCAAAGACATCGAGGATGGCGAACACGGCCGCCGCGAGGAGGGCGAGGGACGCAACCTCATCCAGGGGCAGAGCCTTGCGAGGGATGAGCACCGCCGCAGCAGCAATAGCCAGACCCTCAATTAAATACTTAATAGCACGAGTGACAATTTCACCGAAATAACCGTCCATTTGCTTATATATTAGTTCAATAGAAAAAAAACTACTTTGCCGGTAAAGCTAAAAGAGGTGCGTAAAGACTTGTGTCTAAAAATAATGTATTACAGCAATGAGCACTAAGCCTGAGGAAGTAGATTTTCTTACTGAAGATGATGAGATTCGGGGACAGCGTTACGTCCTTCTTTCCTTCATTTCTCCGGAGAAGGTCCTTGCCGACAAGGATGTGTTCTTTTTCAATGAGTTTGTAAAGGATTATGAGGTATCCTGGAAGACCAAGAACCTGGAGAAGTTCCTGGCCGAGCAGATTCTCGGAATCCGTAAAACACTCCTCGAAGAGGCCGACAAACTGGAGGCGCTGGATCTTTCTGGCGCTGCACTGAAAGTCCGAGACACAATGAAGCAGTTCAATACAGAGGATGCTATTAACTCCTATAAGGCATTTGTTAGTAAAAATAAGAAGGAAATCAACACCACAAAGATTAATGCGGATTATGATGAGTTCCTTTACAACAATCAGGAGCGCCTTGAGGATGCATTCTATGCAAAGAACGAATTTAAGACATCTATTCGTGGCCTGAAGGTTCGTGGTGTTTATGCCAACGATGGCGAGGCGCAGGCGCGTGCCAAGAAACTCCAGCAGAAGGATCCTCGCCATAATATTCTTATTGGTGATGTTGGCAAGTGGCTCGCATGGGATCCTGCCCCACACCAGATACCCAACCAGGAATACGCTAATGAGGAACTGAACAAACTCATGAAGAAGTACAATGAGAATGAGGATGCTCTTGATAAGTTCTACCAGGAGAATCCAGCTGCAAAGGGTAAGACTGTAAAGTCTGTATTCAATATGGCAATTGAGCCATCAGAGGACACTTCTGTGGTGGAAGTCAAGAATGCTCTCTTTGATGGCCCTGCGGATCTTGCTATTGCCCGCAAGATGGAGGCTACATCTCTCGTGCATGATGAAACAAAATCCACAAATATTGATTAATAAATAGTAATTACATTACACATTTGTATGTTTCAAAAACAAATAAATGTATAATTACATATGCGTATTAAGCGCGTGGATAGATCTGTGTGCATTTCTCCTGTTGGCAGAAATAACCTTCAGGGCAAGGCTTAGAATAAGGCGCGCAGGTTAAGTTCTGGAAACCAGCAGAACTACCAATGTAAAAATTTACTATGTCTTTTGTTAAAGGAAGCGCAATTAATAAAACCATAAATAATACTGCTAATCCAACCAATGTATAAGGGACAATGCTACGAGCCATCTTTATCTTATTATAAGGGGCTAAATTTTTCCACATGGCGGGACTCTAAGGTAAAAGACTAACTTCTGATGTGGTACGCTGTGGAGGTGGAGCATCAGTTATACAATAACCATTCGCGCAACGTGTTCCAGCCGGACAAGGCGGTAAATTATTTCCGCATTTTCCATTCACATTGGAAAATCCTTCCCGTGACGACATAAGGTATTTTGAAATAACGATACATCCCAGTATAAGTATTACACACGTTATAAGCAATGATCTGCGCATTCTAATATAGTTAGCGTCTTTTTTCACAATGACTATTATGACCTCCTGGGCAAAATTCATCTGTATTAGGACAACATAGTGCATTATGAGTCTCCTTTGCCGTTGGAGCCTTCCGTCCATCAAGCAAATAATATGGACCACAAAACTTTTTCCCACATTGCCAGCACCATGAATTTCCGCAACCAGCTCCCACAATGAATTTTCCGTTTGTTTGCAATCCACACGCAAATATGTAATTACATGCATCATCCTTCAGACACCACCGTTGGCACCAAGGGCATTGTTTAGGATCCATAAGAAGAGTCTAAAATTACTAGGTGTATTTAATTTAGACCAATAATGTCGCTGGAAATTTTTGTTATTTTTCATGAAGAAATCAATGACAGCAATTATAAGGACCTTACAGACGAAGAAAAAAAGTACCTTACATTTGTTGCAGTAAATGAATCAATATTTAAAACATACGATTCGTCCAAATATAAAGTTATAAGAGAATGGGAATTGCCAATTTATCACCCTGAACTTCAGCGTAATAGTTTCAATGAAAATAGTGTTCTTCGCCATTTATATGAAAACAAGAGAGTTATAACACAATATGTTGGAATTACTCAATACGATTTTTATTTCCCTAAAAATAGTATTCAGAATATTCTCAATTCTATAAACACGTCCCCTATAGAGTTATTCTTTGCATCTGAGCTGAAAAATTATGAAACCTGTTTTATTTATACATGGTTACATTTTAACACATATAATAATCGTGTTATTTTTGAACTAATGAAACAACAATATGAATTAATTCGAGGGCGCCAAATTAATCGAAATAAGGAGTTTCCATTACTTAATAGTTATATTATTCCTGGCAGAGTTTTCAATGAAATAATGCCAATGGTTATTGATCTCTATAATTATTATATGCAAAATCATATATTTGGCGCGGGTCCAATTTTCAAGGATTTAGCCGGTTCATTTGAAAGGATTATGGCCTTTATTATTGGTCAGGAAGCCGATAAATTTATTACATGGGACATTAAACATACACATTAATACTTCCGAATTTGTACCTCTGGACCCTTAAGACGGCGACTGCTATTGGGGTCATATTGATTCATCTGTTCTTCTCCATGTTGTCGCATATTTTCCTGTGAAAATCTCCAGAGTTCAGGGGCTCCAATCTTGAAATCGGGATGAATTTCTGCCTTATACCAGAAAACCGCATCCTCAAGTTTAGAACTCTGGCTTGTATTATCAATAACAATACAACCATAATCTGTTGTACATTGGTCCATCATCTGACAGAAGAACTCAAAGGAAGGAAATGCAGATGCATAATTATCAAAAATACGTTTGCGATTATTGAGATAAGGTTCGCGCAGAATAAATACGTAATCTACATTTGTACGAAGAGCCGGCTGAATACCAAGAGGGTATTGCATTGTAATAATAAACATAACTTTCAACCAACGACCGTTCATAAATAAATAACGAATATTTTTATCGTGTGTCCAACTGTCATCGTACATACAATCGTCCAAAATTAAGAATGAGCGCGGGTCTCTTTTACTGATAATTCCTGAACCAGCCTCTTCTTGAATCTTTTTCATAATCTGTTTCTGGCGTTTCACATAATTATCGAGAATAACTGGGGACATGTCTCCATGAATAAAAAGCGGGGGGATCATTTTCCCATAGAAACTATTACTTTCTTCAGTTCCACTAATTACTGTTCCAATTGGCATATTTTGATGATGAAATAACATATCCCTTACAAGAGTGGATTTACCGGTTCTGCGACGACCAATAAAAATAACAACTGCATCTTGTGGAATCTTCTTCATGTCGAACTTCTTAATTCCTACTTCAACCTTCTGTGTAGCCATTATTACTAATATTTTGCGTTCCAAAAAAAATTATACTTAAGCGCGGTTACGGCTGTGTCTTTCTCTGAAAACATAAAAGCAGAATGGGCAAGAACAACCGGAATAAAAAGGCTGGGGGAGTGAATGCACTCGTTGGAGGAGCAAAGGTAAATATAGGAAAATCTGAAATTTCAGCGGAGGCTATTTCTGAACTACAACCATCATATTCAGATTTTCAACCATATTTTCCTCTGTTGAACCGATTTCGTGAAAATATTTCATCAACTGAAGTTGGCCTAGCTGCCACATCAAAATTTCCTGAAAATACTGATGAGGTGTATGTCAAAGCAGTACATTTGCTAAATCCTGATGATTGGATCCAAGGCGATTATAGTTTTACACGTAATGTATCAATGCCGGGTCTGGCTACTAGATGGGAAAATGTTGTTGAAAAACTGCAATGTGAAGAGAACCAGGCATATGTAGATACCCTTACAGTAAGTTTATTAAGCCAACTGAGGGAACAGGGGTTCTCGCCACATTTTGTAAAGTTTTATGGAGCTCTTGTTGCAAAGGCCGAAAAATATTGTTATAATATTTCCGAGGATTTCCAGAGTTATAAAGCCACAAAATGGTTTTGGACAAATATGAAGGGGGATAACTTCAAACTACGTATTTATTCATCGGAGAAGGACCGTTTCCTTACAGATGATGAGATGACTCCATTCTTATTGAAACCAGAGGAGATAGAACTATTAAAAGAGGAACCAGATGAGAATGATAACGAACAACAACAGCAAGACCAACAAGACCAACAAGACCAACAAGAAGAGGAAATACTCGCTGACCTAGAAGTTTCCCCTATAGGAGATTCGGATTCTATACATTCTGTTGAATTAGAAGTTGAAGATAATACTTCTGTGAGATCCATTCTTCGAGTAAGTCCGTCAAACCAGACGACCGGTGGTTCCGATGATGATGACGAGATTCTTGACAGCGATTTCTATACAGAGTTCAAAAACATGCCTGTAATGCTTATATTTATGGAAAAAAAGGAAGGTGCAATGGATGATCTTCTTGGTAACGAAGAATATACTGAAGAAATGTGGACTGCCTGGATGTTACAAATTATTTTTGCTCTTACTCAGGCCCATGCATTTATTGAATTATATCATAATGATCTCCATGGAAATAATATCTTATATTCAACTACTACTGAAGAGTTCCTCTATTACAGAAGCAAGGATGGTCAAGTTTGGAAAGTTCCTACTTTCGGAAAGATCTTCTACTTAATTGATTTTGGACGTGCAATCCTTCGTGTCCAAGGCCAGCAAGTTATTAGCGATGACTTCTTTGAAGGGAATGATGCAGAGGGTCAATATAACTTCGGAGCAATTCGTAATCCTAAAGAGCCAGCTGTTATTCCCAATCCATCATTCGATTTGGTTCGTCTGGCAGTGAGCATATTTGAAGCACTTTTTGAAGAGAAGCCAGAAGAAAAGAAGGGGCCAATGGTAAGTGTTCTTAGTAGAGAAGGTGGGTCAGTAATTAAAGAGACTGTTTCTCCCTTATATAATCTACTGTGGATGTGGATGGTAGATATAAAGGGTCGCAGCGTACTTCATGATCCTGAGGGAAATGAACGTTTTCCAGGATTTGATCTTTACAAACACATTGCAACATCCTGTAAGGGAGCAGTTCCAAAAGACCAGATACGCAAACCTATTTTCGAACAGTTCAAGTGTTCTGAGAAAACTCCTGAAAATACCACAGTATATCCACTGTTTGTTTGAGGCTAGTGTTGTGTGTAATATAAATATTAATAATTATTAAATAATTAATATTTATATATTATAAGGGAAAGTCTCTAAAAAGGTGATGGGCCGACATGAAGTTCCATGTCACCAGAACCGGATCCACCTCCAGATGTTACAGTTGTGGAAACAGCCTCTGATACATCTTGAATAGATTTTCCAAGAGTGTCAAATGATTCAGGTACAAACATATATGCTGCTCCTGAAAGTGCAAGACCAATTACAAAATCACGTGAAACAGTTTTTACATTGATCTGGTTGCCATCAGTTTTAGTAGCATAATTTGCAATTGCTCCGATAATTGATATGAAAATTGCTCCGAGAAGTATGACTATTACTGCCGTGGTATTTAACATTACTTGAAGGCTTTACAAAAAAAAATAGAAAAAACCCTGTGGGGTCTAAAGTTCCTCAAACGCAACAGGGCTTGGTTCGCGACTATCGAGATTTTCGAAATCATTCATTGAAAGATTCTGTATTTCGTCTGAAATACGGAGAGTGTCGTTAAATTCAACGTCGTCATCGTCATTATTATTATTATTTTCCCCTATAGATGGTACTATCTCAGTTTTACCATTGTTGAATACAGTATCATAATCACTGAAATGTACTCTTGGTTCAGTATCTACCATAATTGTTGGAGGTTCTGCTGGTGTAGCGGGAGGTTCTGGAGCAACGATAGGTTCTGCTGGTGTAACGGGAGGTTCTGGAGTAACGAGAGGTTCTACTACTGTTGTTACTGGTGTAGCGAGAGGTTCTACTACTGGTGTAGTTGGGCTTTCTACTGCTTCAGGGATCTCCTCCTTTGGCTCCGTCTTGGATTCTTCCTCTTCTTTACCCTCCAGTTCAGGAGCATCTGGCTCAGAAAGATAGTCCCGTAAAAGATTCTTTACAGGAAGAAGGCCTCGTACTGCTTGTTGAATACTTTCTCCAAGAAGAATTTCTATTTGCCGTAAATTTCTCTGTTTATCAAGAGTTGGTATGTTATCTGCAAGTAAATATACATTGCTCCAAATTCGTCGCGCAGATTCGGAAAGTGTCCTGTGCAAGAAATGCTCCAGTTTTGGAACAGTGATCTGAATTGACTTATTTTTTGAACTAAGACGAATAGCAGAAAGTACCTTTGTGTGCGCAATAAATACAGCCGTCAATAATTCCTCCAAGTAATCACACTTGGAGTCCTCCTGAATTGCAGTAGTTTCGCGTGCAACTTTATCAATATTCCAATCAGGAATCTGGCTGAGTAAATCCTGGTACTTTTTTAATACTTTCTTTTTATCTTGCTCCTCAACTCTAGCAGTTTCTAGCAACCCAAGAAAGAATCTCTGTAAGGGATTAATCAAAAATACGCAAAGTTGATTTGTATATTCTCCTTTTGCCTCAGCATATACGGAAATCGCACCAGCCGAAGAGTCTCCTGAATCCATGTGTAAATCTAGAAAATCATTTTAATATACAAAACTTATTTGGACGCAGATGAAAATGCTTCGCAAGATGCTAGAGCAAGTATTCCCCAAACAGATCGACCAGATCCCCACGCTCGTTTGTAAATATCCTGGCGTGAAACTTCCAAGCGTTGTAATACCTTTTCAAGTAAAATACATGGATTCAGTGACTGTGTTCTGGCCTTAATAATCGCTTTCACATGGTCCTTCGAGGCATCTTCTATCCATTTTTCTTCTTGTAAATGGGTATTCTTAATTACATTAACGATCTTTGCAGGTAAATTGGAAAGTTGCTCCTTATATGCATCTTGTCTATGAGACTTATCTGTGAAATATACAGTCACACATCTTGAACGAATTGGAACACTAATACGTGTCTCATCACGTGTTTCAAGAATAAATTCAACATGCTTTGAGCATGTCTCAATAATACGACGTAAAAATGCCTGTGCTTCTGGGGTTAATACATCTGCCCCTTCAATCCATACAATTGTTGGTTCTGAAGCTCGGTGCATTGCAAATAAAAGTGGCCTACCATCGCGAAAAGAACGATCAACACGCGCATGAATTCTGAGAATTCGCGCACCAGTTTTCTTTGCTCTTTCATATATCCAGTTGCTCTTTCCTGAGCCTGGAGGACCTATTAGCCAATAGGCCGGCTTAGGTCTATTGATAATCATTAGTAATCTGTGTAATTATATTCTTAGGCCTTTATTTGCCTCAAGCAGCACGCACTCCGCGAAGAGCCGCCGCATCAAGTTCCGCATTCTTGCGCAGACTCTGATTGAGAGGATTATTCTCTACTGCAGATACCATATCAGGGGTAAAACGTTCTGCACTTACATCTAAGTGCAATGGTGCTCTGTACTTAATATATCCCAGATCTGCAACACCAGGTCCCAGATCCAAAGATCTATTCACCGCATTTGGCCTGTCATTAATATAATCTGTATCCAACTTTCGTGTTGTTTGATGGATATCTCCTGTAAAGATTGCTTTTCCACCATTGCCGGCAATTGGCTTGCGACCTGATGCAACAGTCTCCTTGCCAGAACTTGTGCGCATGTTATACGCAAATTGATTGTCCATATTTGCTTGGTTTGCAGACATCGGAGCACCAACATAAGAACGACTACTGAGCTGCGATTTCTGCGTGGGTCTAGCAATATCATCAGGATCATAGACTGTAAGGCGCTCAGGTGCAGCACTGGGTGATGCCATGCCAAAACGGTTCCATTCAATTGTAGATTCCTTTACAGTTGTACGTGCAATATCTGAAGGGTCCCATACAGTAATTGCCGGCGCAGCTGAACCAGCATAACCAACTGGCGTACCAGACTGGCGAATATTACCAATTGTCTCACCACGTCGAGTGGGGCGAGCAGGATCCTCAAAATGAATTGTAGTTGCACCCTGACCATCTTGCGCCGGCGCAGCGTTTAGACCCATTGTACGTTGGCTTGTTGCATCACGCTCATTTGGCTTATTTTCAAATGAAGAACGACCATAATCTGCCTCAGGTCTATCCACATCAGGCGTGTAGTATTCTGTCATATTTGCATTTCTGTAACCAGCACCTCCATATTGTTGAGCCATTGGTGAGCGATATGCGCCAGATACATAACTCTGTCCGAAATCCTGCGACGCTCCAGATGGGATATATTCCACGGAGGTTTCTGGACGACTAGTATGAGGGAGCACTTGAACAGGGCGGGCTGTTTCCTTAAAGGTGGTTGTACCAGTGGGAACCGAGCCAATAGAAACACCGGTGTCATCAACATAGAATCGGTCTGGATTATTCTTACGCATTTCACCGATATTTCCAATTTCAGCGGTCTTACCAATAAAATGCTGGCCAGGTACTGCAACTCCCCCATAGGTGAGTTTGGGATTATTTGCAGTACGTAATTCATCAGTGTCTTTGTAACCATGTTCCATCATATACTGATTTACTTCAAACTGCTGGAATCCACCCTTTCCTGTAAGGCCAAACTTCTCACCAATACCAGGTGCAACGCGTGTAGGCTCAAATGGCATTTCTCCCCCGCGATTACGAGGAGCATTAATACGACTCTGAACAAAATCAGTGGCACCTTCAAGACCAAAAGGATTTCCATAAGGAGCCTGCGCATCCTTGAACATATTTTCAACCTCTTGCTTCTTGATCTGATTTACACCGGAACCAGTATAAGAATCAAGACGGTCTGTATTAGCTGTAGCACGCATATTTTGCTTTACACGCCCTCCAAAGAAAGGGACCATGTTATTATGGCGAAATTCTCCAGAAGCAATCTTCTGGCCACTAAGAGAACTTGTTGTATAACTATCGCCTAAATAATTGGGATCTGCCTGAATACCTGCAGGATTTAGCTGAACCTGTGGTGTAGAATCCTCTAAGGGAACCTGTGTAGGACCCTTCTTGCCTTTGGGCCATTTTGTTGCATAATCAAGTTGCGTACCGTAAGGACCGGGATTAGGCTCAGAAGGGTATAAGTCTCCATTAGGTGTGCGATACATCATATCGAGTTCTTGGGAAGGACCCTTAGCAGATCCTCCCTTTGCAGATGTTGCTAATGGCGCACGTGGTGGGCCACGGGGAACAGCTGTATCCTGTGGCTGACCTTCTCCGTCAAAACCCTCTCGCGCAGTGGGCTTTTTGAGTTTAGATACTGCGTATCCGAGCCCCATAAGCCCTAGTAATGTGATGGCCTCCATATCTATCTAGATAGTTTGATGTTCTTTAGCCAAGACAATCTCTTGCCGTTTATGATAAATCCATTGGCTTGTGTGTCTTGCAACGTTCCTTATCCAGTGTGCGTGAAGGAATGAAATAATCAAATGGAGTTTCATATGTTTGCTGTGGCTGGTGTGGTAGAGATATCCAGCGATTCCATCCAGTAGCACGAAGAGTGCAAGGAGGATTTATTAAATGATTGAATGTCTGTGGAAATACTTCGTCCTTTGCGGATTCGTAAAATGTATTATTCATCTTGTTGGTGCGTGGGTCATATTGAGCGGTATCACACTTAACACGTGTTCCGAGACGATTAATATTCTTCAGATCACTCTCAACATCTGTGCGCCATGCGCCAGAAACCCAACTTTGGCCGGATTTCTGGAGACGTGTTGTAGCATCTACGACAAATGTCGTAGGGCAATTGTGATTGGGAACATTTAAATAATATCGTGATGCATATGATGTAATGCGCATATCATCTGCTTGGTGAAATTCATCATAGCGAGGTCTTGTAAGAGATTGTTGCTGAGGCGCACAAGACATTCTCTAGTCTTATCTTCTTAACATAGATAGTTTTTATATTTTTATTATAATAGAAAATCATGCCAACTGCAGATTTTAGTAAATTACAAGGATTTCCAATGAAGGTAACATATACATTTCCTCCATCAGATAAAAGCCCCGAAGAAATTCGTAAGATTTTCACAGATGAGGGTGTTCCTAAGAAAAAGGTAAGTATAATTACTGGTAGGGATACTCGTTCAGGAAAAAACAAAACAATAGTTGCAAAAGTTGGAATGAGATTTCCAGACCCCTATAAAAAGGTTGAAGCCAAAATTAAGGAAATATTTCCAAAAAAAGATGTTATTATGCAAAATGATACTCCATATACTAAAATGCTACCAATTGGCGAATTAAATATTAATTCTCCTGACGCGGCACCACCATCACCATCGCCAGCACCAGCACCATCGCCAGCACCAGCACCACCACCACTATCACCGCCACCAATGCTAAGTCGCGCTCAAACTCGCAGAAACCGTGATAGAAGCAGAAGCAGGAATCGCTACAGAAGCAGAAGTCGTAGTAGAAGTCGTAGCAGAAGCAGGGGTCGCCATGTTGAACATAATGCCAATTTAAATAATCTAGCAAGTGGCTTTGGAAAGTTTGGCTTCAGTAAAAAGCGCCAAACACGTAGGTCTAAAAACAACTAGACAACAATAATTAAAGATCATAGCCTCAAATGGAAACCATACATATTTTTGATGAATTCAAACAGCCACCAGCAGAAATAACAACAGAAGAAAAACACAACAAACGTGTTCAATTAGAGCCTCTCATATTTGATATTCTTAAAGCCAAATATGGGAAACAGTTAAGAGAAATATTCCAAAAATATCGGCCACCGTCAAAGGAACAATCCAAAGGCTACGTATTTATTATTGAAAGAAGAATCCACCAAAATTTAGAATTTGTTCTACATAATGCGGCCTGGTCAGCAGGAATGCAAGGATGGAATATAGGATTTATATGTTCAGATGTAAATGAAGCATATATCAACAAAATTTCCGGAGGGAAAGCCCTCATTTTACCAATCTTCAAAGGTAGTCCAGAAAGAGATGAAGCGCGTAATACATATAATTCTACCCTTAAAGATCCCAACTTCTATAAGGGACTGCCATCAGAAAATCTATTATTTCTACAAACAGATTCATATCTTCGTAAAAAAATCCCGGATTTTTTAACAGAATATGATTTTATTGGTTCTCCATTTGCATGGGACGAAGATAATGCAGGAGGCGGAACAACTTTCCGCAAACGAAGTGCAATGATTAATATTTGCGAGAATTTTACAGAGCCTATTGAATCTGAAGATCTATTTATTTCAAAAGGGATCCGCAGTTTAAATTATATGATGCCAGCATTTATGGATGGTGTTACATATTTTACAGAATCTTGTTTATTTGAGGACCCAATAGGAATTCATCAATGGTGGACATTCTTCTGGCCAGGAGTAGACGATGCAGAATGTTTTTTTAATTTTTTATTAACACTTGAACTCTAATACTTGTGTGGCTGAAGGCAAGGATCCTTCTTCATTGGTGCAGGAGCCATTACAGTTGGATACGCCCACATTTGATATGCCGGCATATGATTCTTTGTAATATCAATAGTTAAATCGTACTTACGATTCTGTCGTTTAATAGTTGTATCATTTTCCCCTATAGGGGAATGAAGGTAAGGAGCGCAACGTGTCAAGGGGCGCGTACGTCGTGATAAATCAGATTCAACATCTGTCACATTTCCTTTTACAAGACTCGCCTCGTTTCCTCCAATAATACCAAGTATATGACGCTTAGGATGAGAACTTATATAGGCATATTGACTTTGATCATATAGTTGTACATTCTCAGCACCCACCCAAGATGGCTGTTGAAGAACAGAGTTTGTTATATCATCTACAGTCGATGGTGATAAAGCCATTTCTGTTAAGCATTTAGCAATTAATATCACGAATGTATTGACGGCTGGGAATACCACCACGTATCCAGCCGGGTTGAGCAGCCTCAGTAATTAGATTAGAAGGCTTCTGAATATTTGCAGCAACAGAAGGGATTAACGGGTCAAACACGTTGAGTTGTTCCTCAGTGACAGTGCCACACTCCGCGCCCATGCGAACTTGCTCAGCATGCATTAAGAGACTCTCCACATCAGGGTTGCCACGTCCGCCCGCCATGAAAGGGACAGTTAGGAAGGGTCTCGCCTGCGCACGAATAACACACTTATTTGACTTGAACTCTTGCTGATTTCGTAACACAGAATCAGCATCAATCTGCTTGTTATTATAACCATAGCCCTCACGAGGGTATGTCGTAACTGCGGATGATGCTAAAGGATTGACCTCACGAGCACTTGGCACAAGGTTTGTTACAGCATAGCGACCAGGGCCAACAGATTGCTTGTAATATTGCTGAACTCCACATAAATCATCCTTTGTGCTTGTAAGGCGATTAATCTCCATTTCCTCTACCAACACAAATGTTTTTTGTTCAAATAGATTAGATGCCATCATCACTCGCAAAAGTATTTTGCCGTTGTATTGGAAAGGTTCGGCGTACAGTAAAAGTGCGGAAAGGATTGAAACCGACGGCTACAAATAAAGAGGCCGCGGCCATTGCAATTTGCACTAAATCAGTTCTTGGACGTCGTGGTAAAACCTTGAGGCGTTTCTCTTGTAAGCCGGCAAAACTTTCTACGCGCAGACTTCGTAAATAATTTCTCAATTAGACCCTTATAGGGGTGCTGTTGAGCAATTTAACTTTTCACTAACGATCCGCATTTAGCCAACTAACAGGGCTACCATCTGTGCCAGGGAGGCATGCCTCTCGACCGCCTTCCTTGCAAGTCTTGCCAGGGATCTTGTATAACCAATCCTGGTAAGATGCCTGGTCGTTTGGCACACTTGTGGATGGCATTGTATAGAATTCACGCTGTGACTGCGAACGGCCAAACACATCTGTGGGGTCACTCACCCACTGAATTCGGAAAAAATCATCCAGTTGGGTTTTGACAAGTGGGTCATTAATATCCTTAGCAGGTGGGCGACTAGGATTATATTTGAGTTCATCAATTAAGATATTCATAAAAGGGTTTTTCGCACTAGGCGCAGTTTCCGTTGGAGCGCCAATTACATTTACCTGGGCATCTGTTATCTTAGGATCGGTCGATTTTCCACGTAAAATTTCGGCCTGAAAACCTTCTGGTGCTTTCCCTATAAGGGTAGCATAGAGGGATGGGCCATACAGAGCAGCAATTAGTACAAGTCCAAATAGAAAAATACTTGGTCCATATATAAAACTAAGTAGTACACAAATTACCAAGATCAGTATAGATCCCCTTACAAGGGTATTAATAGCATTTGGAATACATGCTATTGAAGGAACATAGTTAGGTTTTAAGAGGACCATGGGTACATCATAAAAGGGAGGCTCACATTCTTCTGCATATGGCATTTTGAGCCCTTCTCTAGTAGTAAGTTTCTAATTTACTTCTTGCCTGTAGCACCCTTCTTCGCGGCTAACTTGTTTCGTAGACGTTCGCGTATTAGATTGCGACGTGCATCTCCCTCGCGACCTGCTGCACGATATACATCAGCCTCCTCATCAGCATCAGCGAATCCGAATGATCCCTTGAGACTCTCCAGTAAATCTTTGAATGAACTGTTTTCAGTGAGCTCCTTCATCATCTCTTCAGCCTCCTTTGCAATCTCCTGTGGCTTGAATTCCCCGCGCCGTATTTTATCTTCTAAGCGCTTCATAATACGTTTCATAATATTTTGGAGGGCAGCAGGGTTTTTCGTATATACCTCAGTAATTACTTCAAACGCCTTTGCAGGGTTCTTCTCCGCTTCTGCGATTAGTTCAGGAGTGAATCCGAACTCTTCTGGCTTAAACTCGCGGAGAATCTCCTCTGCGAGCTTGCCAAGTTGTCCCTTCAGGAGTTTCTCAGGAATGTTTGGCATCTTGTCACCAGTTGCGCCAAAAATGGACGCCATCTTGGAAGCCAGATTCTCAAAATCCACAGAGGCCATAGATTCCTTCCACTTGTTCATTAACTCCTTTGTCCAGTCCTCAGAGTCACTCATGCAACATACACCAAGCACACTCATGAACTCACGGATCGCCTTCTGGCCCTCTGCTCCAAGACTTTCCCAAATATCATCTGTAAGGGTAACTCCAGGAAGAATAGTACGAGATATTTTTGTAGGTGTCACATGTGGTAAGACCTCAGACTTAAAACGGGCAAGACGTTCCGGGGCAGGTAATGCCATTGCTGAGCGAATAGCTGCTTCCATTTCAGGGATAGCCTCCAAAAGATTGTTTGCAAACTCGGAATATTTTACATCAAAAATGGACAATAGTTGCTCCATATTCTTCTGTAAGGAAGATTCTATATCTTTAGACCACTATAAACGAACGTGGTTAATTAATTACGTGCCTTTTCACAGAGGACAACTAAGACCTTCAGGTATTTGAAGATGGCGTCGCGATTCCCCTGGTCAAGAGTAGGCCAATGATTTTGGAAGATGGAAAGTGCAGGCATAATTTCATTAAACTGTGTTGAAATCTTTCTCTTACCAACTTCAATAATATGTTCAACATCCTCATTGCGAATAGACTCTGCTAAATCAACAAACACATGCTCATAAAATAAATCTAGTACTAAGCGAGGGTTAATCTTCTTTGCCCCCTCAATTGCCTCAAGCGCCATTTTAATATCCTTCTCCTCCGGAAATGTCTCAGACAGATCCTGGAAAAATCGGATAAACTGATTGACAAAAGCCGAAAGGGCTGACATTCCTAACTTAATAGGTGTCACTTAATTTTAGACCCTCTTATTGACGCGGTCTCTGTTGAGGAACTCCCATTTCCCGATTTTTCATAAATGATTCCATCTGTTTATCAAATAATTCTTCTTTCTGGGATTTCTTATCACTTTGGCGGGATGTTACAGGCATTTCGGATCCAGTTCGGGTTCCAGGACCAGCGATCGTTTCAAAACTGCGAGAAATGAAACTCGCAGCCCCTTCTTCAATGAAACTATATGCATCCTTGAGACCACTGCTCATTTCTTGATTCATCCATGGTTCAGGATCAGCTTCAAGTACCTGTGGCCCCCCCCCTTGCGTACCACCTCCATTACCAGGACTAGAGTTCTTCATTTTCTCATTAAAAAGCCAGTTCATGACTTCTGCATCAGTTTTAATTGGTTCAGTATCCCCCTTTATAACAAGAGTAGGAACCTTCTTGAGCCATTCTGGAAGATTTGGTCTACGCCCAGAAGCATCTTTGTCAATGCAAATATAACTAAACTTTGTTTTAAAAGATGTTTGTGCGATCTCTTTTAAGAACGCCTTGCTCCATTCGCATTTGTTGCTGTAGAAGCATATATTCTGCGCCATATCCTAGTTTTTAGCCAGTTGAAAACTTATTTCGTTGTGACGCAGCAGGGTCTAAAAAATTGATTTAGAATTTTAACATTGAGCCTTGTAGATAAAGATGGCAGCAACTGTACAAACTGCTGGGCTGTTTCAGAATATTGCCACAAGTACTAGTGATAAGAATACATGGCACTTTCGCTTGACTCCCACCCATGTTGCCTATGCAAATACTCTGCGTCGTCTCGTTCTAACAGAGGTTGAAACTGTGGGATTTCGTGCCGATATGACGGAAAATGGTTCAACAAGTGATGTTCTTATTTCAAAGAATACTACGCCCATGACAAATGAAATGCTTGCTCACAGGATTGGACTACTTCCAATTTATGTACCTGAGCCTCTTAAGTTTGAGGCTGATAAGTTTCTGTTCAAACTTGAAGAGAAAAATGAGAAAGATGTATCTCGTAGTATTACATGTTCCGATTTTACAGTATATGAACTGAAGACGTCATCATCAATTAGTAATAAGAGTGAGACCGCCGATAATGAGGATAATGAATCTAAGAATAATACAATTCACACTGTTCAGGAAGGTGATACAAAAGTACAGGTCCCAACAGAGCGATTCTTTCCTCCCCACCCTATTTCACGCTCAACATGCCTAATTGCAACCTTCAAGCCAACTATTTATGGTAGTTCAACTGCTGATAACATTTCCCTTATAGCAAAGGCTAGTTTGGGTACTGGACGTGAAAATGCGCGTTTTATTCCTGTTTCACAGTGCTCATATGTATATTCTCGTGATTCAAACCCGGAAAAGATCCGTGCAATGTATGAGAAATGGCTTGTTCAGCACAAGAAAGTTATGCCTGAGAGTTTGAAAGAGGACCCTGAGCGTGCCAAAGTTCTTGAGCGTGAGTTCAATACTATGGAAGTTGCAAAGGTATTCCTTACAGATGAAAAGGGAGAGCCTTATTCATTTGATTTCACTGTTGAGACAATTGGCATTCTCTCTGTTCCTTATATTATTCAGCGCGCATGCGAGGTTGGAGAGGCGCATTGCTTGAAGTATTCCTCTATTGGGGAAAAGACTATGGACAGTGTTAAGATTCAGCCTGCGGATGCGCGCATTCGTGGATTTGATGTACTCTTTGGTGGAGAGGATCATACTCTTGGGAATCTGTTCCAAACATGGCTAGATCAGAACATGGTTGGAAAAGGTGTAGTTTCATTTGTGGGTTATAAGATTCCGCATCCTCTACGTGATGAGATGCTCCTGCGTATTGGAGTAGAAGATGGAAAGGAATCGAGTGTTCGTCAGGTGATTGGAGAGGCTGCACGCAGTTGCGCTGCAATGTTTAGAGGCTGGAAGAGTGAGTGGCAACAGGCTTTGGAAGGCACCAAGCGTCGCGCAACTTAGACCAGAAAGTCCTGTGTTTAGGCCTCTTTAACATAAATTTAGATACAGGTCCTTCAGATCCAAAATGTTGCTCTAGTTTTTTAGAAATTTCATCATACACAGAACCAAAATCCAGTTTTTTGAGTTTCAGATTTTTAAGTCCAAGAAATTTAGAAATATAACGAATCTCATCTTTCTGAACTGTTGCATCAGGACCTTCTAGAATAGCCCTATAGGCAAAATTATTCCACATATCATTAATTGTAGGATTCATAACAAACTCACATGTTTCAGCAAGATCTAACAAATGTACAAGAGTTCGCATAACGTTGTCCAAATATTTCTCGGGGAACCAATCAAAAAACCGGATTTCTATTCCGTGATTTTTGAACTTATTAAAGTTAATATCATACCCGATTTTTTCTCCCTTCTTATAATTAATCTGTGAATATAGTTGATTATACCAATTATTTGGTTTCCATCGACTTTCTAGTACTGTTCTGTCAACTTGGAGAAGTTTTCCACATGTTAGCGTATCCTCGCGAGTATCATATGTACCAACACCAATATAACGACTTGCTGCACATCGTTGAGATCCTCGTGGAAACCTCCTATAATACTCGTTTAACTTAATTCCAAGAGGATCACCACTTCCGAACTTTGCAATAAAAAATGGTTCCATGAATTGAATAAAACGTATTGCTTTTTTGTGGCGATCATTAAATTTTTTCCTGTCAGCAATTTCACCCTCTGCATTTAATTTTGTGGGTAGTGTAAAATTAAAATGATATGTCCCATTATTGAAAATCGCCAAATTATTTATGTTTGTAGCCATCCGTGCAAATCCGTGATTTTTTTCAGGATATTGTAGAGTTTTTCCCTTACAGAAGTCTGGTTTAATAGCATTTATACGTTTTAAAAATTCTGACTTTTGTTTCTGAAGTTCATTGATAACATCGTGGGTAGTTGTTTTATAAAAGTTAAGTGTCATAAATTCTATTGTGTCTCCATCAAAGCAGTAACTGTTATCTTCTTCTTTTTCGAAATATGGGTCAGCATCCTTCAAAGTTTGTAAGTTTGTTTTCCCTGAAAATTTTGGATTTGGCTTAGGGATCTTTGTATAAGTTGTAGAATGTTCTCCATTTGCATCACACTTTGTTAAGTAATGACCATTTACTAATACCGGGACATTATACAACTGCTTGCTTTTAATATATTTATCAACAGTTTTATTGAAGAAGTTATTTAGATATGTTTTATAATAATCGACGCTGTAGCGCTCTGAACCGTGGGAATTTTGAATAAAAGATCCGAGGACCATGTCCGATTTTTTAAATTCTAAATATGTCTCATTCTCAATGCCAATTCCCCAAAATATATCATTTGGTTTATATGCTGCAAAATATTTCAGATGTTTTGTATCCGAATCTTTTGTCATTCTAATACTATTATTTGCGACAATTATGTTTCTTTATATATGGCGCAAAATGCGACATGTAAAAAGAAAAATGGACTAGACGAGGCTCGAACTCGTGACCTTGGCGTGCCATAAGCATAGAATCTAGTCTATAAGCACCACGCTCTAACCAACTGAGCTACAAGTCCATTTGATGAGACGGGTTTGGCTCTTCACCACACACCCGCCTAATAGTAGTACGCGAGGGATTTTTAATACCTTTTTAATTCAATTTTTTGCGTTCTAATTGTAGAAGTTTCTAATCGACCTCCTCAACCTTGGGGGCTGGCGCAGTAGTCTCAGGCATCTTCATACCTGCCATGTCAGGCATGCCACCAGCACTAGAACCCTGGTACAGCTTCATCATTACAGGAGTGATCTGCTCCTCATAGTGCTTCTGCTTCGCCTTCAGTTCCTCCACCTCCGCAGACTCGCCATTCGCCTCTAGCCATGCAAGTCCCTCATTTACAATTGTCTCCGTATCAGAAACAGTGTTCTCGCCCAGAGTCTCCTTGACCTTGTCCTCGCGCAGAGAGTTGCGAGTATTGTACAGATAACTCTCAAGACCATTACGCGCCTCAATACGCTCCATACGAGTCTTGTCCTCATCAGCATACTTCTCAGACTCGGCTACCATGCGTTCAATGTCCTCCTTGCTCAGGCGACCCTTCTCATTTGTAATTGTGATCTTCTGCGACTTGCCAGTGCTCTTCTCGGCTGCACTCACATTTAGAATACCATTGGCATCAATATCAAAGGACACCTCAATCTGAGGGACACCACGAGGCATTGGAGGAATGCCCTCAAGCTGGAACTTGCCAAGGTTGCGATTATCACGAGTCATTGCACGCTCACCCTCAAATACCTGGATCAGCACACCAGGCTGGTTGTCAGAGTATGTGGAAAACGTCTGCGACTTCTTAGTAGGAATCGTCGTGTTACGCTTAATCAGCGCAGTCATTACACCGCCCGCTGTCTCCAGACCGAGGGAAAGAGGCGCAACATCAAGTAGCACAAGAGAATCCAGCTTGCCACTCTTGTCAGCGCCAGTCAGATTCGCAGCCTGAATCGCAGCACCATATGCAACGGCCTCATCAGGATGCACACTATCATTCAGCTTCTTGCCATTGAAAAACTCCGAAACTAGAGAGCGTACCTTGGGAATACGACTGCTACCACCCACCATCACAACCTCATGTACATCGCCCTTGCTCACCTTTGCATCACGCAGTACCTGCTCAACAGGACCCATACAACGGCGGAATGCAGCATCACACAGGCTCTCAAACTTTGCACGAGTAATCACCATATTGAAATCAATACCATCTACAAGGGAATCCACCTCAATCTGTGACTGATTGGTCGAAGAAAGAGTGCGCTTGGCACGCTCGCACGCAGTACGCAGACGACGCAGAGACCGAGCATTTTCACTTACCTTTGTGCCACGGTTCTTGCGCTCAAACTCCTGGACGCAGTGATCTACAAGGGAGTTATCGAAATCCTCACCACCAAGATGCGTGTCACCCGCCGTCGCCATTACCTCAAAGACGCCGTCATCTAGATTCAACAGCGAAACATCAAATGTACCACCACCAAGATCGAAAATCAGCACATTCTGAGAACCACCCGTCTTCTTGTCAAGACCATACGCAATCGCCGCAGCAGTAGGCTCATTAATAATACGGAGCACATTGAGCCCAGCAATTGCACCAGCATCCTTTGTAGCCTGGCGTTGAGAATCATTGAAATATGCAGGCACAGTAATAACTGCATCGCGGACAGTACCACCAAGATACGACTCCGCAGTCTGCTTGAGCTTCGTCAGCACCATTGCGCTAATCTCCTCTGGCATGAACTGCTTGCGCTCGCCCTTGAAATCAACCTCAATAATAGGCTTGCCGGCCTTATTAATCACACCAAAAGGCCAGTGCTTCATATCAGCCTGGATCACAGGGTCATTGTACTGGCGCCCAATTAGACGCTTGGCATCAAATACGGTGTTCTTAGTGTTTGATGCGGCAAGTTGCTTCGCAGCATCACCAATCAGTCGGTCATCACCGTCAAATGACACATAGGATGGTGTTGTACGATTACCCTGCTCGTTTGCAATAATTTCTACATGGTCATTCTGCCAAACACCAACACACGAATACGTAGTACCAAGATCAATACCGATAGCGGGAATAGTGGAAGTTGACATTTATTCTTCTCTATTACGTTAATGCGCCCATTTTTTAGACCCTTTGTCTGTGGAAATAATTGAAAAAATAACGCACCCCTTATAAGGGACTTCGGACAGAGAAGATGATAAATAACCGAAATAATAATAATAATGCTTCAGCAGTTGCACTTAAAAATGCTTCACTTACGAGTGTTATTGGGCGTATATTGGAAAAAGGAACGTCCGCCTTTGGAAATACTAGAATAGTGGGGGCCCAAGGTGAATCTGAAAATCTTCTTGTGTCACAGGGAAAATCATTTTTAAATCCTACAGAACTTACGCAAATTCTCCAAGAAAATGCTCCTGCAGGACAGACATATCCATTTTTACCGCCGACGCCTCCAAAGCCACCATTCCCTTCTAAAGCATATTTTTCTCCAGTTGCTCAGAAAATTACAAGTGGAATATTTATATTTAATAATCCTGGGTCAAATATTCTATTGCCAGGTAAATATTCACTTAATTTCTCATATCCGTATCCAATACATGCGCCAATATATAATATAACTGTTTTCGATATTAATGGATCTAATGTTGATCCAGGCACATATTATGCAAATACAGATTATATAAATATTAATATAAATTATTCAGAAATAAATTATTATACCCCTTATAGTATTCGTCTTTATGGTCAAAATAATTATGGGTCAAGTACAATAAATTTTAGTAATGTATATCCTACATTTGGATCATTGCCAGTTTTTGATGCCAACTATTCTGTTGTTTATAATGGAGCAAATAATCTACGTTATTCTATACCTGCGTTAAATAATGCGTCTGAGTATTATTTCAATGTATATGATTCAAATAATACGCGCTTGAATTATCCTTTAATAACCTCGCAAATTATCGAGAATAATATTAATTTGGCAATAACAAATCTCACCTCTAATACAGTATATAATATCAGAGTGAATGCACGGAATAATATTGGAACGGGTTCTTTTAATATTAATGCGCTAACATGTAATTATGTCACAATAGGGGCAAGTGTGCTAGATATTGCAAGACAATTAAATGCTAAATATACTGGTACAACTGCTCGTACAACTATTGCAGACCCCCTTTTAATTAATGGCAGGTCGTTATCATCTTATGATTTTGTTAAATATAATGGGAATGTAACATTTAATAATACTACAATAGAAAATTCAAATTTTTTTACAACTAACGAAGATAGTAATTCTGCTTGGGTTATTATTAATGGAAACTTATCTATTACTAGTGGGACAATTAGGCCACCTGTAAGGAAGTTATTTACAGTAGTATATGTTACTGGAACATTGACAATCGCCAATAATACAAAAATAAGTATGACTGCTAGAGGAGCAAATCATTCAAATATACCTCCTCAAGATATATATATCTTTTCAAATGTATTTGTTCCAGCAAATGGAGGGGATGGAGGTGGTATAATAATGCTGCCAAGTACTGAACAATCGGTAAGAGTAAATAGTGGAAAGAATGGTATAAATGGAGGTACTGGCGGAGGTTCTACAGGAATTGTATATAGCTCACAAGGTAAAAAATCTGCATCAGGTGCTGGTGCAGGATCAGGAAGTGCAGGAACCTCTTTTTCTGGAGGTGTTGGCTCGGGCGGAGTATTTAATACTCAATCAAATTCGTATATTATATCATGTAATGCTCCTGCAAATGGAGGTATGGGCACTGCGGGTGTAGCAAGTGTAGAACGTGATGCAACTGGGGGCGCAGGAAATCCAGGTGGTAGGAATTTTTCTAATACAACTATGCAAAATTCAGGAACAGGAGGAACTTTAATAGTTATTTGTCAAAAAACTATAGCTGCATCTACAGCAGCAGTAGCATTTGAATCACTTGGCACAAATACAATAGGATATGGAGGTCCATCTGGAGGAGGTTCCATTACAATAGTGAGTTCGAATAATTATGCACCTGCAAATTCATCAAATTATGTAAAAGGGGGTAGTAATATATCTTTAGAAAAGGGAAAAAGAGGCTTTGGCGGAACAGGCTCCTACAGAACATTCCGTTTAGGTACAAATAATATTTAAAAAGTAAAGACCTGCAACAATCTTCTCCCTATCGAGAGATGGTTTTTCAGTATCTATTCTAGGCGTTTCATCTAATGAACGCACAATAGCATTGCTAGGCGCGATGGCAATCTCCATAGCAATTTTATTAGAATAATACGAATTTGTCTGAGCAATACCTCTCAGAAAAAGCCAGTACCCAAGAGAAACTGAAAGCGCAGTAGATTCATCTGCTTTTGCATCCGGATCTGAGAAAAAATAGATATTTGAGTATGAGTGTTTTGTATTTTTTCTGTGAAAAATAAGTGAAAATAGATGTCCAAATATAGGCATTAAAAATAGTGTAAGAGGCTGAGATATAATAATATTTATAAGTTGAGAACTAATAAAAGTATAAAAAATTTGATTTGAATCTGATTCTTTTGCCCCAAATAGCAATATATAAATAAAGCACCATGCAATATATAAAAATCCTGCACAAAGGGAGATTGCTCCAAATCGTGTATGAACTGGCATATAGGAAATATTAGCAGGTTCGTAACTATTACGAACATCAAGAATCAAAGGACCCTCCAATTTCTTAATTTCATCTTGGTTTTCGACGTATAATGATATTTCAGAATTAATATATGAAAAAAGATCCTTTAATTTTGTAAATCCTGCCTTTCGTTCCTTCAGAAGTACTGTATCCAAAGATTCTCCGCAATATTTTGTGAGTTTCATAATTTCTAGCAATAATGTTTCTGTTGGAATAGTTTTCAATTGATTTTCAAAATGATGTCTCCTTTTGATTTCTTCATTCAAATATGGATATCGCCAAGCATATTCTACATAACCAATCTTATTTACAAGAAAACTGAAAAACTGAATAACTGGTATGTTAATTCCAGCTGTTAAGACTGACAGCACAATAGATTCAGATATACTCATAGGTTCTGTTGAGCTACCACGCGAATATCCATATAGAAGACATGTAATAAATAAGGCATTAAGGATCACAATAAATAATAACACACCACGTAACTGTTTGCTTACACGCGGGTCAAATTTAGAAAAGATAGCAAAATAAGAATGCTGATAATAGATTCGACGCATCCAAATAAAAACTAGGCTATTCCAAAATGATTTTCCCTTATAGGGTGATACATCAGGTGTTTCTTTCTGTCGCTTGGGATGTAACTTTATTTTTGGATAGTAACGATCAATAAAGAAGTCATCTGGGTCATCCTTCAGAAGATAAAGAGTATATATATCTGGATATTTCGCCAAGATTCTCGCATAATTTAGCGAATCTTTATTGTTAATGTATGTTAAATATGCGAAGATTCCTAAGAGAACTCCGAAAAATGTTCCGGTGAAAATGTAGAAAGATGCGTAACGTCTGAGACCCTCCTCCGAGAATACATTGCCAGCGTTGGCAAATATTTCTCGGTTCTCTTCACCAATTGCAGCAAACCGGGCAGCAAAGTCTGTTAAATGATTACATGAGCAAGAGATTGAACTGTTATCAAATAATGCGATTACACATCCAGCAGACGACCAATCGCGTGAGACTGTATCCCAGTAAATACATTGTGGCGACCAGGATGCATTTTTAGATACACCTATTGCATTTTTGAAAACAAATGGGGACGTTAAATTTTGTAGTTTTTGCGCTGAACCGTCTTTTGAAGTAGCAGATATTGATATAATTGAGGAATCAATTGCGGTTGTACCTAATTTAAGATTATTCCAAGATACAACTGATATTGCTGCAACCAGGGGATTATCGAGTTTAGGAATTGATACTGAAATTTTGTCCGATAGATTCACAGCTCCTGCCTTGGGTGGAATCGCTGCAAATGTAAATTCATCTGTTTTAATATGAATAGCTGTTGTTGAACCGCCTATAAGGGATGATGATATCTGATTTAGAATATCTAATATCTTGTCTGAACTGGTATTTGATACTGATGAAATATCTGATAATTGATTGACAATGTCTGTGGCTCCTTGAATGGAAATATTTTGTGGAATTTGTGGCCATTGCGTGGAAGTCTGTGTATGTGTAGGAAGAATAGAACTTGATAAGGAGTTTTGTTGTGTTTGCGTGTCAGAACTTGTTTGAGAACTTGTTTGCGTTTCAGAACCTGTTTGCGTTTCAGAACATGTTTGCGTTTGAGAATTTGTTTGTGTTTGAGAACTTGTTTGTGTTTCAGAACTTGTTTGCGACGATGACTCTGTTTGAGATAATGAACCTGTCACTGTTTGTGATGGAGATCTTGTGCCTGAACCACTTTGTGTGCAGGTTTTTGTTTGTGTTACAGTATTACTACCAGTTCTACTTTCGGACCCTGTAGGGCTTAGTGTTCGTGTTTGTGTGCTAGTAGCACTAATACTCATATTTCCACTGTGAGTAGCTGTTATGCTCCTAGTAATAGTTGATGTAAATGTAATTGTTCTTGTAACTGTATCTGTACGTGTAGATGAACGTGTTGGATACACTGACCGCATTGGTATAATAATAATACTTGGCTCAGAACTACTTGATAATGATGGAGTATCAGAACTGGAGGCAGACTGCGAACCAGATGATGTTTCAGAAGTACTAGATGACTGCGTACCAGACGATGTCTCTGAGCCACTTGGTGTCTCGGATCCTGAGGGAGTTCCAGTTATACTTGATGATTGAGAACTAGAAGATGATGCAGTTTCTGTATTAGAAGGAGACCCTGTTTCCGAAGAAGACGCACTAGAAGAGATAGATGCTGTCTCAGACGCAGAAGATGTCTTTGATGCTGAACTTGTACTAGACATCGTTGCTGTCATAGTTTTTGTAGGTTTTGGAGTAGGTGTATGCGAAGGTGAAGAAGATACAGATCCAGATTCTGTGCTAGATCCAGATACACTTCCAGATCCTGTACCTGTACTAGATATAGACCCTGTATGTGATGCACTAGCCGTCGCAGTAACACTACTTGAACTTGTAATAGTTGCACTGCGAGACCCTGTAAGGGAAGAAGTAGCAGTTTTGGAAAAAGATAGAGACATAGATGTTGTAGCAGATCCAGATGGAATATATGCAACATAATTCCAATGAAGAACATATGTTCCTTTTGATGTAGAATACCCCCCAACTAATATATAGTTGTACCGATTTGTGATTGTCACTATTAATGATGAATATAAACTATTAACAGAACAACTACTATCATCATTGCCTCCAAAACATGAAAATGATGCCAAAGAAGAAGGGCATCCGCTTCCAATAAAAAGCATAGTATCATAATTTGTGCCAGTATCACACAATGACAATGTTAATTGTCCATTGACAACATCATTTCCAATATCTAACATATATTGGTCGCGAGCATTATTGAATAGTGTATTGCTACACATAGCTCCATTAAATGTATTAAACGCATTTGCCACATTTGTATTTCCGCGGGCAGTTCCTGTATTTCCCACTAAAACACCTGTAAGGGAACTACATTGAGATTGTCCTGTAACATACAGAAAAAGAGTACTAGCAAGAAACCAGATAACCCCACGCATATCTATTTATTAGCCTAGAAATTACTCCATCATAGTATCTGAGGGTTGATGCACCTTTCCCCCTACAGGTGTGACAAGAAGCGCCCGTTGCTTTAGCAGATCTAGGCCATTTACATATGTAGTTACCATTTCTAGTGTCAGTACATGCTTACTAGGTTTCAACTTCTTAATATAAATGCCATGCAGGCTATACACATGATTATTCAGAGGCCAGCCTACCGCTTTTAGGCTCTTCTTTTTTACGCAATTAACAATCACATATTCATTAAATAATGCCTCTGACTGCTCTCGAAGCTTCATTTCAAGCCCATAGAATTCAGCCTGTTCTTCAGGATAATACGCAACATACAGTGGAAGATTCCCAGCTTTTCGCAGTTTTAGAAACCGCGCATATGAATCCGCATCACTGCCACGAAGGTCCCTTACAGTGGTATATGTGGGATTGCGAATCCGCCAACGCTGAAGGGTTGCTGCATTCTTGAAAATGAGCCCCTGCCATGACCATCCACGTTTGTCAGATTCTGCTGATACAAACTCCTGAGGACCACCTGCAATCATCCCATATTGAGTAATAGGGGCAAGGACCGCTACATCTGCTGGCCACATCCTAGGATCCTCCTGAATTGTTACAACTCCATCCGTATATACGCACCCAATAGATACAACATATAGTCTTGGCTCAGTAATAGGTGCTACAATTCTATGCTCAGGATGCTGTAGAACAAGACTAGCAAACGTATATGAAGCGTTCTCTGCGCGAGGAAGAATCTTATTGAGATCTGTATAAGCAGACACATCGCGCACAAGGTCACTAAAATTTCTTTTACTGTAATATCGAGTCTCTGCTCCAAGTTTTGTACGAGTTGCCAAATGAAACTCATTATCTGCGCCTGTGGCAAACGCATGAAGCATAACCCCCTCCACGAAATCCTGAATAATAGTTGCACCGCCAATTGCAGAAATATCATTAATTGCCTTGAAGGGAGCAACAGATACAGGAATATTTGCGACTGTATCCCAGATTACTGAACGAAATGCATGAACGTAAGGTACCTGAAAGTCGGATGTTTTCTTATCATAGCGAATAATTACTTGAGGACCATCTCCAATAACTGCCAATTTCCCGCCTTCTGCACTAATAAGAAACTGTTTAAGTTGATCCCACGAAGGGTACTTTACACGAAGATCGGCAAAGATACGAATAGACGACATGTTTGCTAAAAGCATTACTATAAGGGGGAAGAAGCATCAATTTTTACTGTGTCTAAGTACGCACCTAATAATTTTTTAAAAAAGGTTTGATAGAGCAATGTCCGAAGTAGAAGAGGAGGGAGTTCAAATAGCTGCAACACCTCAATCAGAGGCTCATAAAGAATCTGGCGCAAATATTGAAGATGCTGAACCGGCATTTCCAGAGGAAGCGTCTGGATCCGATCTTGGATTGGGTGATAGAATACAAATTGAGAGTAGAGTTCTTGGCCGTGTTATCGGTAAAATTTATTATTTTGATGATAGCTTGCTAAGAATTCTGCCAGATGGAGTAAGTAATCGTCTATATGATTTCCCTATTACGGCTGAGGGTATTGACCCAAAACTTGAGATTATAGGTAAAATTTTAACAGAGCCAACAGATATTCCTAGTTTCATTGAACAGAATAGGCTTCGTGTTGGAGCAACTGTTGATACTTTTACAGCGGAAGGAGAACCAGCTGGTTCTTATAAAGTTGATGCTCTCAACACTGATGATGATACTGCTGTCTTTGTAGCAGAAGATGGAACTCGCCTGGATTTAGAATTCAACTATACAGGTATTCCACGTGACGCACCTTTTGAAGTTTTACGTGTAATGCCAGATGTGGAACCTACTCCCGAAGAGAATGCTGCAACAGAAACGGAGGAAGAGGCCCAACCACCACAGGAAGCACTCGATGAATTTGAGCTCCCCATGTTTGAGAATATTGTGGAAATTTCCACATCGGAGCGCATCTACACAGAGACTCAGCAGAAAAACGAACTACTTACCGACTTATTAACACTTCTCGATGGACCCTCACAGAAGAATAAAAATATTCTGAAGAAATTACGTTCTTTTGTTGAAATAACAAATGGCCTAGTTCGCCAGATTGTTAATTATGCACCTGATGGCACACCTATAGGGGGAAAACCAACAAGTATAACTCAATTAATAGATCTTCTAAATACAGGGAAAGTTCCGCTATCACGTCCTGTGTTAGATACAATCCGTGTGCTATATTTAGATCATTCTAGTAAATTTCTCTCAGATATTGCACATGAAGAATCAGCAGTATCCCGTGAAGCAAGTTCAGAAGAGAGTTTCACAAGTGATAATTTTGAAGTAAATTATATGTCTGACAGTATAAAACTTGCAGAGCGTCTTGATAAGGGTAGCCAGTCAATTCCTGGGGCTGAAGGAGGTCTGCCCAAATTTTTTAATGATTTGAACGATGTAATACAGAATCTCCAGCACCCATGGAGAAGTAATGATAAAACATTTGTGGCGAATACAGATACCGAATTTTTTAGGAATCAGGCTCCATCAGAGGATACAGAAATTCCTGGATTAAATCCTTCGCCAGATACAAAAAATCCTGTACAATATACTCCTGAATTACTGGATAGCAAGGTTCGTTTTTCTCTTCAAAAAGCACTCGCTGCTAGTCTTCGTAAATCGAAGACAGGTAAGAGTATTATTGCACTTCCTGCTGATAAGGCTGGCCTAGTATCCTATCTATTATTTCCACTTGCGGTTGCAAATGCACTTGGCTCTACACGTACATGCATTCTTTCTCGTGATATTGGTCGTTCTTCATCTGATCCCAAACATATGTCAGAAGTATTAGATATTGTCGGATCTGCAACTGAGATTCCTAGCGCAACAACACTTCTTAATGTAGGACTAGAAGGAAACACACTCGGTAATATTGATATTTCTGAGTACTTACTCGAAGTCCTTAAACAAGTCCAAGCGCAATTTTCCGGTTTTGATGATTTCCGCACAATCCTCATGGATCTGGGCCTCGATGCCTATGAATTAAATAAAGAAACTATGGATGTACTTCAACGACGAGTACTTCAAGATATTGCACGTGTAAGAAATCTAATTACTGAGTTGCGTGGAGAACTTGCAAATGCAGCGGAACAAAACACACAACCCTTTGCTCCATTTTTGGATGAAGCTGGAGCGCAAGCATTCCGAGACAAACTCGCAGGAGAACCAATTCTTTCAGAACATATGAAGGATCTTCGCGATAGAACTCCTTCTATATCAGAAATAGATATTGCAGTTTTAGGATATTTATTATCACGCGAACAAGATTTGACAATTGCAACACTCGGAGGCCAGCCCCAAATTCTTGATAAAGAGCGTATCCGTTCAAATGCTGATGCGTATTTACGAACAGTTAAGGCTGCACTCGCAGATCGTCTCAAAGCAACTACTGCGGGTGTCCGCCCTATAATAAATAAGTGCCAACACGTATCCACATTAACATCTATAAGGAAAATTAAGGACGATTCTGAACGAATAACGCTTCTTATGAAATTTATTACTCGCTTCCAGGGTGAAACAAATGGAAACTATCTAGATTGTATCATATGTGACGAGCATTTAATATGTATGCATGAAGTATTACAGATTCAACAAGCGCTTCGTCCTCGTGAGAAAGATGTACTTCAAAAGGAACTATGTCTTAATATGTCTGGAGGTTCATTTAATGGAAGAATTATTTGTCGCAATTGCGGTCAACCCATTGCAGAATTAGAATTTGATAATCATGTGGAATTTAATGATGATGGGGCTCCTGTAAATGGACGACAGCTGGAGGAAGAATCAGATGAAACTATCGAAGCACAGAATGCTATTCAAATGGGTATTGGAGTAGTATCCGATGAGCCCCAATTTGATAATGAAGCAAAACAACTGTGTTATAATGTGGCAAAGATGATATTTCAGCGTATTGGAATATCCCCTGATAATAATAATTTTAAAGAAATTGTAGAATATTCTTTTCTGCGAATTCAGACATTAGATAGCAGAGATGATTATAATAAGAAAGCAGCTGTGGCTATTAAGAAAGGTGCAAAAAATGTGCCAGATTATGATACATATATTAAAGGATACACTGTAGGGTCTGTTGCGTCATTTGTATTAATAAATATTCAAACACGTATCCCTGATTATGTAGTGCGTTATACACTTCCTGGCTGTGAAGCTGGTTTTAGCGGATTTCCCTTACAGGGTGTTGAGAATAAAACTGGGTTAAACTATATTGCATGTGCAGTAGCGAGTATTACAATAAACGAAGAGCCTTGGAATCGCACAGGATTTTTGAAGATTCGTTCAGAGGAAGTGCGGCGTCAAACAATTGCAAAGTTTATGGAGGGAATAATTACTAAAATTGTGGAATCAGAGCCGACTGTTCAGCAAAAGATTGTAAATAAGATGGATTATTTACGTGAGACAGTTGGAGAAGATGCAGCGGAAGGTCGCTCACAAGATAGGATCCCCTTTGGGTTTTTACCTCTCCAAGAGAAAGTGTCTGGTACAGATGCACCTACAGTTGTTCCTGAAGCGACACAAAACTCTATAGGAATGCGGAAAGTTGCGGCGGCATGGATTCGTGAAGCTCATAAACATGCATTGAAGACTGCGCAACTTGTTCGTGGCAATCCATATGCTGAAACTGCGTGCTGTTTTGGACCTATTAATTCTCCTGGATCCTATTGGGAAGCAAATAAGATTTCTCTTCCAATTTCTCATAGAACAGTTGTGGTATCCCCATTTTTCAGGTCATCTATATTATTTCCCCACTTTACTCCTCGTCCAATTATAGAGCAGGAGGTTGATGCCCCTATGAATCTCGCATTTCGTATCTTCTTGAAGGTGTGTTATAAGCCTCCTCGTATGGGTTATGCGCACGAACTTGGGTATAATGGTACATGCGACAATTGTGGTCTGAAGTTATCTTCAAAGTATTTATATCCGGACTATAGTCTGCAAACTTCGAAGAGAGCATCTGCTCCGATTATTAATATACCAGAGTTAATCTCTGATCTGGAGGGACAGGGGGTGAATGTTACTCCTGAGTTTTTCCAGGAAGTACTAGATGCTTCCCATAAGAATTATATAGTTCCAAAAATGGTCAAAAAGGAGGTGACGCCCGCTTCTCAACTATTATCACGTCTTGGAGACCTGCAACCTGCTCCAGTTAATCAGTGGAGACAATTATTATCAGAACTTATTACAAAACTTACTGCACTTCCAAAAGATGCTAATGAAACAGATATTGCAATGGCATATGGACCTGTTTCAGATGTTGCTGCAGAGGTGGAGAATTTTATCAAGAGGCGTTTAAACTCTAGTAGTACTTTGAATATTTTGGAAAAATGGATGATGAAAGATTCTAAACTTCTTGCAGAAATATTAATTGCATATATTGTTGTTCCCTTACAGAGAGTTATTAGTAAGTTTGATCCAAAGGTCCTAGTTGTTTCGCCATTTTATGATGATTTGGGCTATAAGCATATTTTAGAACTAAATGGGATTATTACAAAACATACAGAAGTTATACAGAAATTTGCGTCTAGTTTTACTAAGGGGATTGCAGAGGCAAAGATCGAATATTTCTTAAAGCAGATTCGCGGATTTTTGGATTTTGCTGAGGAACTTCAGCCTGCAAGAGTTCCTGGGGGAGAGATTGGTATGAAATATTTGAGACGTATGTTATTTATGGGACCTTTTGCTGAACTTTTAGATTTTAATCATGTTCCTCCTGCAATGGAAGGAGAAGTTGCTGCGGAAAGTTTAGTAGATAAATCTGGAACAGTTTTGGTTAGCTTCATGAATTCTTGCATTGCGAAATTTTCTGAGGAGTCGCTTTCTTATTCCCCAGAGGAGATTAAATTACGAATTGCAAAGGCGAAGGAAAAGGAGAAGATGTATTTTATTGAAGATAAAGATAAGATGGACGATGATGAAAAGAGGGTGGATGCTATTAATCAGGCTCTTGGTATTGGTAAATGGGCAATTGGTGGCTCTAAACTTATATATTCTTATAATGCGGAACAGTGGGATAAAGAGCGCGAAGAGAGAATTCGTCGCGGAGAATCAGATATGAATATTGTGTTAGGTCCTCCTGTCATAACGGATGTAATGGGAGGATCTGAGTTCTATGATGCTGAGGAAGGTTATAATGTTCGCCAAGAATCATCTGATGATTTCTAAAGTACTACCAGATGAAGGTACTGCTATATAGTGGCCTTTTATACTTGGCTGGAGTTGCAATAGTATTAATACTACAGCCAAGTCTTATGTTTACGGAAGATGGTATATGGAAAGAATTTGGTATTGGAAGAAGCCCAAGTACCCACACATGGCTACCATTTTGGCTTTTTGCAATTGTTTGGGCGATTCTCAGTTATATTATTATTTTAATGATTGCAAGAGTACTTCCTGGAGTAGAAATACCTGCTTCTGTAAGAACAGCGTCAGAATCTAGACCAGTACCATTAGAAACCGGACCATCAATATCATATAAAAACTTTGAACCAATGCCAAAGACGCGCGGTAAGCGAGCAAATTCCCTTATACCAGGTTATTATATTCTGAATCGCGAAGCAACGGAACTTGCAGGGGCTCCGAAATACATTTATCTTGGCGCCGAGGCGCCAGGTTTGGAAAACCAAGGGCCAGGTTTGGAAAACCAAGGGCCAGGTTTGGATCACTAAAGGCCAGGTTTGGATCACTAAAGGCCAGGTTTGGATCACTAAAGGCCAGGTTTGGATCACTAAAGGCCAGGTTTGGATCACTAAAGACCTAATTAACAACTCTGGCTGAGTGATCCTCCTAGTGCTTGGCCATATACTGCGCCCCAAAATATATAGAAAGATACGGCAATACCTTTCTTCATATTATCACTTAATGAAACTGGTAAAATACCTTCTACAGGATATCTTAAAAATGAAATATAGTTTGAAAGTAATCCCAATAATGCAACAAGCCCAACAGAGGGCACTCCATTTATTAATACTTGTGAAGCATTAACCTTTCCGCATCGTATTAACTGAAGAAATATATTAAATATAATTGTGACTATATATGATACAACAGGTAATAAAACTAAAAAGATTAATGGAATTGTATATGCACTAACTATCAATCTATCACGGTATATTGTTGTTAATAATGGAACTAATGTAACAAGTAAGGCTGAAACAACAGAAAAAGATAATACCACGGCTGAGTCGAGAGACTGGTTTGAGTTGGCCGTTGAAGACATTATTTTGATACCACATTTTAAATTAGCAGATATTACAGGAAATGGAGGAGACTGAGATTAATGATGTCCCCGATGTCCCTGAAGTCCCAAAAGTAAAAGAGAAGAAGGCTAAAAAAGATAAGACCAAAGATAAACCAACTAAGCGTAGCAAAAGAGTTCGAGCTCAACCACGAGATATTGAAGAATTCTATGCGGCAAGAGCAAAGGAACCTGAAAAATTCACAATTGATACAAACGGTGATCTTCGTGCTGCTCCAGTGAAACCTGGTGATATTGAAAGGATATTCACATTACCTGCTTATCGTGTATTGACATTAAATGAGAAAATTGAGGCTGATGCTAAGAGACGTAATAATGTTATGGAAGCAGAGCAAGCTGTGCAAGATGCACAACATGTTTTGCGTGAAAAAATAACAGAGTTTCGCAATGGAGATTCGTATGCATCTGATGTTGTATTAGCAAATATAGATGTTACAATGAAAGAGAAAGAGTTACAGGCAAAAGCATGGCCCCTTCGCAAAACTACCCCTATATTGTCCATTCCTACGAATGATATTTTATATAATCAGCCATATGAGAAACGTATGATGCAAAATGTTGTTTATAAATTTAAACATTACCCATATGAACTCCAGGATATTTATGGTATTGAGAGTGTAGCCCCTGAAGAGGCCGCGGAGGAAGAAGGTGCCGCACCAACAGAAAAGGTCCAAATGACGACAGCTGATCGCGGAAGGCTAGGAGGGATTCTGAAGATCCGTCGTGCTAAACCCAAGATCTAGACACTACTGTAAGGGAAAATCGCGTAATTTATCTTCAAAATTATCACAATTTACTTCTTCTGATGTGAAATTATAACATACTCCATTTTTATCCCTATAGATATCCTCTTTTTCACGCGCCGGTGTAGGATAACGAACAACTGTTTCATGTTCAGGAGGGAACAGATATACAACAAAGAGTCCAATTGTAAGCCCTAAAATAAATGGAACAAATTGTAGTTTTTTAAACATTCCAAATCTTCTATAAACATATCATATTTTAATATTAGTTTTTAGAGAGCAATCATGCTGGCAGATGTAGTAAATGACCCCCGTTTCGCTACGGTATTTAGTGTTATATTAGGGTTTGGTATTGCATCATTGTTCCGTCCATTATGCTCATCACAGGGTGGGTCAAAGGAGTGTCGCACATATCGCGCACCTGATGTAAAAGATATTAGTGATCACGTGTATAGAATTGGGAAGAAATGTTATCAATTCCGACCGAATACAATAGACTGTCCCGCAGGATTCAAAGTAATTGAGGCCTTCTGGGAATAGAGCATACGCGTTTAAGATAATTAAAAAATCATAATTCTTTACACAGATGACTTCGGCTGGAACACTGATTAGTGATTTAGACTCTAAATCACCAGGCGGTGACGATGATCTTGTACGCCAAATTATGGCCGATATTAATTCTAGTGGAGGCAACAGTATGATGCCTTCACATGCCCCTGCTCCACCTATGGGGTCAATAGGTGGCGGACTACCACCCCCACAAGTAAGTAGTTATAAGATACAACAACCTAATGCAAGTTCTATTTATACGCAATCAGCGGATCCTGCAGTACCAACTGCACATATGATTGGTCGCGATCATCCAAATCCGGCGGATTTTGCGCAGATGATGATGTCCAATGGACAGGGAACCCCTTATATGTCAATGAACCAGCAACAGCAACCGGTGCCTGTTCAGAATATACAAACTGAGAAGTTTAACTGGAAACTGTACTTATTTGAACAACTCCGCCAGCCTATTTTAGTTGCAATTATTGTATTTGTATTAAGTCTTCCTGCGGTAAATGTTCTTTTTAGTCATTATGCACCGAGCCTTCTTCGTTCCGGTGGGGACCTTAATAATCTGGGGCTTCTTGCTCGTGCAACAATTGCTGGAGCAACCTTTTGGGTATTTCTAAATGTGATTGCTCCGCTTATGAGTTGAAAAGATTTAGTATTCTAAGTTAGACAATGAGGAGCACTAGTACGACTGAGAAAATATCGTATGGAGCTCTTGCTTTATTTGGTATATATGCATTATTTTCTCTTGGAACATCTGGGCTTATGTTTAGTATTGCTGTTGGTCTAATTGTATTTAGTGTGGTAGATTCTATAGAAATTGCTACTGCTATTGTAATCCTATTTGGTCTTTTATACAAGTATTTAACAACTGGACACGCTGTTGTTGCTGTTCCATCTACGGAAGGTTTTAGCACAGATGACTTACAAACAGTTGCAAAACGTGTTCAGAAGATTCGCATACCGGCTCCAGTAGCGACGTATGCGAGTCCATTTGTGGAAGGATTTGCGGACGCTGATTCTGCGACAAATGGTTCAGCGCAGGGGGAGCAGAAGGCAAGTGATGCCAGTTCTGCTACTACAAAACCGGCTGAAACAGAGGCAAAGGAGACAAAAGAAACACCAAAGACAAATGAAAAATTTGCGGATCAGACAAATGGGCTTTTTAAACTTGGTGAAATCCCCACAGAATCAAAAAGTGGCCCACACATTGACCAGGGTACAACACTAATGACTGCAATTGGAAGTCTGAAACCTCAGCAAATACAAGCAATGACTGAGGATACGCGTAAATTACTTGATACACAGAAGAATCTGATGAGCATGTTAGCCACTATGAAGCCAATGTTAAATGATGGAAAACAGCTCATGGATACATTCCAAAATATGTTTGGTGATGGGAAAAATCCTGGTGTGGTTGCGTGAATTTTATGATGTAAATTAGTATGCGGGTTCGAATGCGGAGAGAATGCCCGCCAGGCGTATTATGTCTTAGCACAGAAATAATAGTATTACTTGTGGTCGTTGCTATTGCAACTGCTGGATATTTCATCTATATGGGTAGACAACAGCAACAACAGCAACAACAGCCACCACAACAGCCACCACAACAACCACCACAACAGCAGCAACAAGCTGCAACAAATGTATATGTATCTCGTGGAGGCGATGATCGTTACACTCGCTCTCCAGAACCTCTAAGAGTTTGGGATGGCGCCGGCGTCGGCCTCGGATTCTCCACAACAAATCTTCCATTTAATATTCCAACTCAGGGTTACCCTCCGCAATTCACATCTGTAGGAATTGTAACAACTGATGATGGACAAGTATTACCACTTTATGGAAGACAATCACTTTATAATTCAAGCAGATATAATTATTATACTCGCACAGATTCCTATAATCCTGTACCACTTCCCTTAAAGTTTGGAAAACGTGATTGTATGGATGATACTGGATGTGATGAGATATTTAATAAAGATAATGTACATATTTCGGCAACAAGTAAGAATGCCAAAGCAACAATCTTCAAGTTTGATGCACCAAAATATGTCCCTTAATTCATATAACTGTTACAAACACTATTAGTTTATTTCTTAAAGAGTAATAAACTAATAATATTTATTACTAGAGAAGTATGCCACAAACGTGTCCTCCTGAAGGTAACACTGGCCTTCCCTTAAGTTTAACGGGATATTTATTACAGACGAACCTGGATTTTATTAAATCAGAGGGTACTGCTGAATTAAAGGCCACTCCTAGAAGAACATATCCCTCAATTGGAAATAACCTTACATTTAATGAACAATCAACCACGACTATGCGAGTAAATGGAATTGTTTATTCATTACAATATGTACAAATATTCAGAACATTTAATACTACTTATTATCCTTCATCAAATCTTCCAATTGCGGAAATGACACTTTGGTATAAATCACCAGCATCAGATTCAATTGTTTTGACATGTGTCCCAATCTTCTTTAATAATGCACCCGCAAATAATGATGGTGGAAATTATCTTGCAGCAGGATTAATTGCAGATGCAAGTGCTATCTATAAGGGATCTATTGGAGATGTATATGGTAATAAAAGTATTAATTATGAAACCTGTATTCGATATGGAACAAATCCTACAGAATTAAGTGGTTTATCTGTTAAAGTCTTTGTTTTCTTAGAAGGAATTATAATTAATTCTGCTACAAATACTCGATTCATACAAAGAAATGCACAAATGTTGAATTTTGGATTTCCAGCCAGTATGTTACCAGATCCTTCGTTGAAGACTGTACAACGTCCTGGGGATCCACCTGCTCTTGATACATCCTCTGGTAATCTTCGTATAGTATATTCTACACAATTAACCACTAGTAGTGATTTATTCAAAGACCGTTTCCGTTACTATGAGAAGACATTCTTAGTAAGTTCTCAAGAACAGAAGAAAAAGAGTGCTTCGGCATTCAAATGCATTCCAATTGATACTAAAAAGAATTTGAAGATGGTAAATGGAAAACTCATAGTAAATTTAGAGGAAGACGATATTGCATCAGCTGGGTCTTTAGAAGATATTGCCGCCCAGCAAAAACTTGCTGTAGAAAAACCAACTGATACAAAAGACATTGCAACTACTGCAGCAACAGTTGTTGGAGCAATAGTAGGAACGGCAATTGCATCTGCATTACTATGGTTAGTACTCCGAAATATTATTCGTAAGCCAGAATAGGCAAAATGGATATATATATGTTCATTTTTGAGTTATTAGTCTTTTCAGCAGTAATAGTTCTTATATATTTATACTGGGATGCATCATTCAATATTCCACATGAAATACAAGATGGAAAGAACCATAAAAATACTAAAGAAGGTTTTACTAATAATACTACTCTAACACCACAATCGCTGCCAAATATTACAATGTGTCCAGCACCTACAAAATCATTTGTTCAAAAAAATGGCGATACTCTATGTTGTGATGGTAACCCTGCAGGAACTGAATGTGAGGGAACCACTGTCTGCACATTATCATCAACAACTTCTAAAAATATGCCTTCTTGTGCTACATATTTAATGGATCTTTATATAAAGCGAGGAGCCCAATTATGCCCCAAAACAATACCAAATTATTATATAAATAATAGTGGAAAAGCATTATGTACAGTAAGTAAATTAAATAATGAATTAAATGGCCCAAATGATTTAAGTGCTGACAAATGCACAATTAGTGCTGGAAAAATGAAAGATCCTGATTCATGTGAAGTAAAAGTTGCACTAGATAAAATGCCATGCCCCTCACGTGGCTGCAAAAAAGTTGCAAATAGTTTTGGTGCGAACCACCCAGTAGTTCTTTCTGCAAATTTCAAAGATTCAATGAATATTATGCATAACTGCTACGATACTAATAGCGCAATCGGATATTTGAGAAGTATTTTCGGAGAAGAATGGAAATCTAAATTATCTCACATTAATATTGATAGAAATATTATGTTCTGCAATGTTGCAAAGAAATATTTCATTGATAAGACTTTAACAAAGAAAGATATCGATATTTAGCTTATTTCTATAAAACAATACAATTTCTGGGTATGTTACCCCAAAATTATATAGATTTTATTGTCTCTCTCTCTTACCTCTAGGCATCATTTGTGAAATTAGCAGGTCTTACATCCCCAAATACTTCGTGCGCAGCAACCTCTCCTTCTGCCACTATAGAAGGCACACGTTTCTCATCAATACTATTCTCCACTGAATAAAAAGCATTATCACCAACTTCATCATTTGGAATATATGGAAGTTCGTCCCCATAAGGCGGAGAATAAACTACACGATTTACTTTCGCCTCTGTTTCAGCAATTTCTCCATCTACTTCAGGAAGTACTACATCTTCTTTAGGACTATTCACATTAATAACTGCCTTTGCATCACGAATCTTTCTGCTATTTCTCTCAAGAAACATGCGCGCAACAACTAAAAATGTTACTATTGCTAAGAGCCCATCATATTGAAGAGCCAATAAGCAAACAGCAATTAATACACCCCTAATAATGAGATTGTCAGTTAAGTACAACACACTATCTGGGAAAACTGGAACTGCCAAGAAAAGTATAGCTGCACAAACAACCGATATAGTTTCGCGCGTTAAATATTTTGTAAATGATACAACAGGGGCCATTCTCTAAAAGGTATTCTAAAAATTGATTTAGCACCCTGACCTTAGTAGAATATCGAAAACGCAAACAAGCCGAAATGGAGAATATTAATAATCTGGATCGTGTTCTTACATTGAAAGGTTATGCAATAAAGAAATCATCCCTTACAAGCGAACAAGCAATAGAACTACGTAATACCCTTACAGTGAGTCCTATTTCACATATTAAATATGGAACAGGGCCTACGCAAGGCCAGCCATCATTCACAGTCTTTTCAGAATCATCTACACGATTCTATATTCCACGAATGTATGGCCGTGAATACCATGGTAAAGAGGAATTAAATATTGTACCAGAAGGTCTTCCATTACCGAGCACAATTACCTTTAAGGGACAACCGTATGATTACCAGGAAAATATCATGAATACATTTATCGACAAAGGAGCAAATGGTCTCATCTGCGTACCATGCGGAAAAGGGAAAACATTCATGGCCCTCAGCATTGCCGTTCGTCTCGGAAAGAGATTTCTAGTTGTAGTTGATAAGGAATTTCTCCTCAATCAATGGAAGAAGGAAATTGAGGCATTTATTACTGGAGCGCGCATTGGGATTGTGCAAGGTCCCCATTGTGAGACAGACCCGAAAAAATATGATGTTACACTTTGTATGATTCAGACAATCTGTTCGCGAGATTTTCCTGAGAATTCATTTTCGGAATATGGATTTACAATCTTTGATGAATGCCACCATCTTGGTGCAGCTTACTTTTCGAAAACTCTCATGAAGATTCAGACTGCTTCTCAACTTGGTCTATCTGCAACTCCAATCCGTGATGATGGACTCACAAAAGTGTTTGAATGGCATCTGGGGCCTCCAGTGTTCTGGGAAAAGACACGCGAACCAGATACAACTGTTGTAGTCCGCTCTATACGTTTCTCATCTACAGATCCTTCTTATATGCAAGAGCAGACTGACTATAAGGGAGATCTTGTAATGGCGCGAATGCTAACACAGATTGTAGAATGTGGCGAACGAAATAAGAAAATTGCGAAATTAATTGTAGAATTAATGAAGAACCCTCATAGAAAAGTATTAGTACTGAGTGAGCGGATTGGACATCTTAATGCGATTGAAGAGTTGTTGAAGAAATACAAATTTGCGATCGGATATTATATTGGGGGTATGAAAGAGACTGTGCGTGAAACTGGAGCAAAAGAGTCTAGGATTCTTCTTGCGAGTTATGCAATGGCATCTGAGGCGATGAATATTAAGGAGTTGAATGCGGTGATTCTTGCATCTCCTCGAAAGAAAGTTGAGCAGAGTACTGGACGAATTTTGCGGCAACGAAAAGAAGATAGAAAAGTGGATCCATTAATTATAGATATTGTAGATCAACATGGTATGTATGTTACACAATGGAGAAAGCGTTTCCAATATTATAAACAGTGTGGTTATAAGATTGAACGTAGCGATTTGGAGAAACCTATGGGGTGTTTAGTTCTCGATGATTAGTGCGCGCGTCTTCGTGTAGAAGAGCGTTTTTTATTGTTGCGACGTCTTTTTGTTGATGAGCGCTTACTCTTGCGTCGCGAACCACCAGTGTGACTGCACGCAGGATTACTTGTACTTGCTGGGTAGCCAATTACACGGGCAAAAGGATTAATGCCCGCGTCCGCTGGGTTTGGTGTAACCGCGTAACCCGCATTTGGAACATTAAGATATGGCGAACCAGTAATGGTAGCTCCTCCCATTTGGGCCTGATTAGGAAGAGTGGTTGCAGTTACTGGCCCAGGATTTAATGAGTTTTTAACACTCGCCTCACAGGGTATAGAGGGATTTAATGCAACTGGATTTGGTCCACTGACATCTACCCCCGTAAATCCGTAGCGCCCCCCAGCTTGTTCTGGATATACTTGGGGCCCAACTAATTGTGTTCCACCGTGATATTTGCGTCTCTTACCGCCACCACTTAGTCCGGGGATACCACCAGCCGCAACATTTACAGTTGGGCGAAGACCTGCACCACAATCAGCAATTATAGGGCGTGTGGCAGAATCTAAACCAGCACCTGGCACAAGAGGGCCATCAAAACCCCAGGCGGCAGTATTATATGCTCCACCGTATATTTTCCGCGCATTTCTTGCACAACGCTCGCGTCTAGTTTTTCTATGTTTCACCATCCTATCTAGAAAGGGTTAAGAAATATTATCATAATTATTGTAATATGGATGAGTGTACTATTTGCCAAGAGCAAATTTTAAATGATCAGAATATAACCACCTTAGGTGGATGTTCTCATCATTTTCATTCAATATGTATTCAAACATGGGCTACAATAGGTAATACATGTCCTCTTTGTCGTCACGTATTTACTGAGAAGATTGATATTAGTAAAGTCCTTCCAACATTGTTAGCAATGGCAATTATTTTTCCTATGGAGGATCAACTTCAACGAATTTCCTTTGCCTTCGCATTTTTAAAACTTGTAATCCAGTTTTTCAGAACAAGTGCGGAGTTTAATACTCATAAAAATTTAATAATTGCTTTTTCGGAAAACTATACAATAAACAATTTTCGTCTTCCATTATTATGTTATTCTAGTCGAAATGATTTACATAAGCAATGTAAATACTTGAAAGACAGATACAGGTCCCTTATAGGTGGTGCATCAGTTGGTTTAGCAAATCATCCATTTGTGCGAAACTGGAGGCAAACTCTATTAAATGATCCAGTGGCGTCTATGTTTTTCTTACAAAAGTGTTATATTGACTCAGGGGTTCATGTGTATCAACCAGTTCCACAACTTCATATTTCTTGAATATTTGGTTAAATTCTACGCGAACATTACAATGAGGGGCGGATGCGAGTGCTGAGCGGATTGCAAGACTAATTGCAAGTTTCTTCACAGCGGGTGCGCCAATTTGTACATGGTTTGCTGCAAATAATAGATAACTGTCTGGTAAATTTAAGAGCGTGTCCTTTTCAATTTGTGCAATAAGTTGTTGCTGCTGTGGCTGGTGTGGTTGCTGGTGTGGCTGGTGTGGTTGCTGGTGTGGCTGGTGTGGTTGCTGGTGTAGTTGCTGCAACTGTGGCTGGTGTGGTTGCTGTTGCTGTTGTGGCGTTTGCACATGTCCCTCAGGTCTCCAAAGAAGTTTCCTAGTTCTTGGCTTATCTAGTACAAATTCCCACATATATATTGATGAATGGTCTGTCTTTTCACACCAAGTTGCCAAACTTTCTAGTTTAGCAATAGTTGTGCTGAATCCTTGAATTTCGGATGTATCTGGTTTTAAAATATAGCGACATACATTTTTCATAATATTCCAACGTTCCAGAAATCCTAGTGTATTCCATGTAAGGGATCCATTATAATATAATATATCTTCAATTACCATTTTCCGTTCATTGCCATAGAATGTTGCAGAAAATACAATAGATCCTACTCGTTCAAGTTGGCGACGGTCAAACATTAAGCGAACAATATGTGCAGACCCAGTCTTTGTATTCCAATAAATCGCAGGAGAATCTGGGCGAATAATGAGAAATCCTGAAGGTACTGGTCCTAAACGAGATGTGACATATATCTTCTGATTTGGAGTAAAACTATCAAGTGTTCGCACTGGATGGCTAACCTGAATGTCTAAAATATTTCGTCCTTTCAAGAAAAGATGAATCTCTTCTTGAAGCGACGAGGGAGCAACACGTAATGCTGTTGGATTAATAATTGTATTTGGCCGACTATTTCGTACCATTCTTCCTCTAATGTATATATTTACCCAATTTTTAGACCCTTTCATTAAAAGGCAGCATAGATATGCTCATCTAAAGTGTCATTTGCTGATATTTGCTGATCTACATATCCACCAGTCTGCGCAAATTCAGGAGAGAATGTGCGGAATGAGTTTTGTGTTTGCTGAACAGCTGTATTTGCTACTCCAGAATTTACTTGAATTTCTGTTTGATCATTCATTGTTCCTGGACCAAAACTTCTTTCAGGGTAACGCATAGAATCTTCTACTGGAAATTCACCTTCGGTATGGTCGTATGGATCATTGGGTACTTCTGGCTTAGATATAACAGTTGCCATACTTTCTCTGGGAGCAGCATTTGGGGGAGAAGGCCCAGCAGAACTTACAACTCTTTCAGGCAGTAGCTGTGGAGCTTTAGCAGTTTCATTAAATTCTGTCATGTATAATGATTTAGGAGTAAATCCTTCAAGTAAGTAACGTATTCCTAAAAATAAAAGCACTAATGCTAATGCGACTACCAAAATCTTTGACATTACTCTAGAGCAAGATAAAGAAAAAAGGAGAGAATTATTGGCGGAGAGAGGCCTAAACTCTCAGAGTTTATTTATTATATATTATTATATGGAGGACCTCGTGCAAAAAGTTTTACCACTTTTACAAAATGTGAAAACGCTGGACGCTGATTTACTGAAAAATGTTGTGAAAACTCTTAGCGAGTCAGTTAGTGCCGAACAGAAGGGTTTAGCCCTGGAAGCGCTCCGAGAGGCTGTAAAGAGGTGGCAGCAAGAGACAAAGGGAGCGCTGCCATTTGAGCTGGAGGCGACATTTGATATTGTTGTTGATACTGTTTTCTCGGAGTTGCCAACAGTGGAGGCTGTTTTGAAGTCTTCTTTTGTTCAGAAGCTGTTGGCCTTATTCTGTGCCCATTGTTGCTCTGCATCTGCTGTTTCTGTTGATGAGGTGTCCGCTGTTGTTGCTGCTGATGAGGTGGTCGCTGTTGCTGCTGCGACTGTTGTACCCGAGGTGGTCGCTGTTGAGGTCGCGACTGTTGTACCCGAGGTGGTCGCTGTTGTATCCGAGGTAGTGACTGTTGTACCCGAGACCCCTGTTGCGACGCTAACACAGGCTGTTGAGGTGAGCACAACAGTTGCTCCAGTTCCTCTCTCTCAGGTAAAAGATCTTGATGTTGTACTAACCTCCGTTCTTGAACCAGAAATGGCTTCAAGACGGTTATCCATGCGCTCTCAGAGAAGACAATATAATTGAGTCGCTCAATAAGACAATAATTATCCCACTTATCTAAAATCCTATAACATGTTTCCATATTTTCTAAATAATGTGTTCCATTTGTGAGAATCCGTGTGAGAATCCGTGTAGAATTCTCAACATACTCTACTTTCCAAATTTCCATACCCTAAGTATAAAAGTTGAAGGATATTTAAGCATTAAATACCCTTCAGTAATTAGAATGGCACCTACAGTTCAGACTGTGCTATTAACCCAAAAGGGTGAATTAAAACAAACAAAACTTCCTAGCAAGGATGTAACAATTGAAATAATCCAGAAACTCCTAAAATCAAAAGAATCTGAACTTGTTGCTACATACCAATATGCAAATAACTATTTGTATTTGTTTGGAGCGATTGATGGAAAAACTGGAACTGAGAATCAGCACGAGCTTCCTCCTCCCCATGATTCCATTCTTGTATTTGGAGATATTCTCCTGGTTGCATCAGCTGAAAAGAATTTCTCAACACCTGTTGCTTTTACAACGCTTAATTATGAAAAGTTCTATCAATATATTTTTGAAGAAGGTGAGGAAGAAGAAGATCCTGTAGGAGGAGAGGAGGAGGTAGTTGCTGAGGACGAGGAGGGAGTAGAGGATGAAGAAGAAGTTGCGGAGGAGGAAGAAAACGAGGAGGAGGAAGGTGGAAATGATGGAGATGAGGATGGAGAAGATATTATCTCTCCTGTTGTAAAGGCTCCATCTAAGAAGAAGCCAACAAGTGCAGCTATTGCATTTGCAAACTCCGCACGAGGCAAACAGCAGACTCTTATGCAGACTCCAGGATTCAAAGAACTAGATATTAATTCTATTTCAGATAATGTGGATGGGAAGAAGAAACTACGTGCGCATATGCGGACAGTAATTGCTTCTAATATTACTGGACTTACCCCTATAGAATTGGAGGATGCAATCTATAAGGGAAGTATTAAGGAGGCTGATAAGTTACACGTAATTTGTCATTGGGATAACCCATTATTTGAGAATATTTACAAGACAGTTGCACGACGAGTGATCACAAATCTGAGTAGTAATTCATACATTCAAAATAGTCGCTTACTCGAGCGTATTCTTGATAAAGAATTTACACTAGAGGAACTTGTTCTTAAAAACTCCTATGAACTATTCCCAGAACAATGGAAAGAGCTTTCTGATAGACAGATTATGCGTGAGCAGAAGTTGCTTGAGGGTAATAAAGGCATGGCAACAAATCAGTTCAAGTGCCATGGTTGTGGTAAGCGTGAAAGTACATATTATGAGATGCAGACGCGTTCAGCAGATGAGCCAATGACAATCTTCATTACATGTTTGAACTGCGGAAAACGGTGGAGACAGTAAAAATTTCTAATAAATATATGAACGCAGTTTCTCAATCGGTGCCAAATCCGGCATCAGAAAACACAGATGTGTTCCCGCCAAATAGTACTGACCAGTGGCCTATTCTGAAGGATATGTGGTCTTTTTTTGCTGGTAATGCTGGAAATATTAGTATTTTTTCTGTCACGAATAATTCAAATGTTGTGTCTGATCTGAAGCTGGCTGAGAAGGTTGGTGGAAAACTCACTGTATGCACTCCTACAGATGAGGGTGTTGCAATGTGGAATGATGTGAAGGTTATTCTGAAGGAACGTAGCAAGTCTACTATTCTCCAGAATAATCCCATTTACCCTGATGTTGCTAAGTGTTGGGTACTGGCGAACCGTGTATCTGTGAATAAGGGCCTGCCTTGTGTGTATGATGGTTCTGTGAATATTCCTGTTCGCCAGGTGGTTGTAGCAGATGTCTCTGGGTGTTGCTCAGCGGATGTATCTGGTTGCCGCGTTGATGCTTCTGGCTGCTGCGTTGATGCTTCTGGTTGCTGCGTTGATGCTTCTGGCTGCTGCGTGACGGATGTCTCAGGCTCCGTTGTAACCGCCAGTACCACCACAACTCCACTTGTGAAGATTGATAATCTAACCCAAAATTCTTATTTTGATATTGTAAAGATTGATTTCCCTGGTTATGAGCGCTTTGTGCTGAACAATCTCTTCGAGTATGGAATGCGCCCATCGCTCATTCTTGTAAATTGGGAGACTAGTCCTGATGCGGAGCCTATTGTTCGTGCTGCGGCGGCGACACTGGTGAATCATGGTTATTCTCTCCTGCGTTGTGTGGATAACAAGTATCTGTATCACTACAATGATAAGCCATTCTATAATCTGGTGTCCTGGGCTACACCATCACTAAAAAATCCTATGATTGAGCACGCAATCAGTTTCGCCAAGTTAGCTATCCACAGCAGACTCGGAGCTGTATTTGGCCTAGTCTAGACTGTTACAAACTTTAGAGCAACTCCAAAAGCCCTCTGAATAGTTGCAAGTTCGCGATTTGTAGGTAAATGACGACCTGCCTCAAGTTCGCGAAAAGTATGAACCTTAAACCCACACAAGTTATCTGCGTTATCTTGTTTGAGTTTCTTATCAATTCGCGACTTAATTAGAGCCCTCAGTGTCTCTGAATCTACTTTCTTAATAACTATCTTTTCATTATTATCGATCTTCCGTTCGCGTGCAATAGCTGCGGAAACAGCTGGTGCAACACTTACCTGCTTAGACGCCGACGCACGGCGCCTCAAAACAACTGGCTCCCAGGGATCATCCATTTTCTATAATTGCTTAGTGGTCTAAGAAATATTCTCCCTTCAATTTTATGGAGACCGGTGCGAAGTTTATAATTCCTAGACTTCAAGGGGGGTTTGGAAACCAACTCTTCATTATGCTGGCATGTTATGCTATTCAAAAAGCAACTGCAACAGACCTACAAATATATCTCTCACAGTGTCATCCAGATAATAATGCACATAAACAAAGCAAAACAGATTATGAAGATATATTTCTGAAATTCCCTAATACGAGTCGAATTACAATGCCACAAGAAATCCTAAAATCATGGGAAACATTTGCCACTGCTGCAAGAGAAAACAACATCCCATTCCAATGCCAACAAGGTTCTTCATTCTCTTCCTGGGATCCAGCATCAATACAGACACCTTGTTTTCTTGAAGGATATTTTCAATATTATCCTCCTCTTGAACCATATATACAAGAAATCTGTGAAATAGTACGTTCGGGACTCCCGTCTATTGAAGAAACCAGCCCGCACTCTGTACTTATTCATGTACGAAGAGGTGATTATGTTGGATTACCAGATTATCATTATCTTCAGCCCGAAGCATATTATAAAGAAGCCTTACAGCATTTTGATAGCATGCAACATTTCTTCATATTCTCAGATGATATTGAATATTGCAAGGCATTACCTGTTTTTAATAATCTGAAATACAAGACATTTGTTGATGCACAAGATGAACTTGTTGCACTCTCAATGATGGCGAATTTATGTACTGCAGGCTCAATATGTGCAAATAGTACGTTTAGTTATTGGGGAGCAATGCTTGGCACACACTATAGAAATCTTTCTACTGGGTCCGACTATCCTATTATAATTCCACGCAACTGGTGTAAAGATGAGCCTGTGTGTCTTTTTCCAGAGTCTTGGAAAGTTGTACCCCTAAATTAGGGATTGCGTTAAGCAATATATATAATGACAAAACCGAAACTATTCCCGCCAAGAACTACTATAAAACCTGGCAATGATTTCTATGCGCACATTAATGGAAATTGGCAGAGACATGTCCATGTACCGCCACACAGTACTTCATATGGAGTAAGTGAAGAGATGGAAGAGCAAATTGCAGAAGAACTTCAGAAGGAAATGAAGAAATCTATTAAAGAAGTAAAAAGTGGAGGGCAACTCTCAAAAGAAGAAGAGGAAATAGGGACATTGGCACTATCCGCTCTTCAGCCCTCTTATCAGAAGGAAAGTGTTGTATTTTTAGAGTCCCTTATTCATAAACTGGGCTGTATGCGAGACGTGAATGATGTTGCATCCACTATAGGGGACTTTTGCAAATATCGTGTAAATACTTTATTATCTATTAGATCTAGTCCAGAATCCAAACATAGTAGAAAGATCCGGATTAGTATCGAAATAGGAGAATTGGGATTACCAGATGTATCCTATTATAAGGCAACTGCACCAGGAAAAATGAGAACCCTTCTTGGATATATTCGTCTATTACGTAAGTTAGGTGAAAAATTTAATATTCCGAAGCTAGAACTACTTGCTGGTTTTGAATCTGAGAGCGCTAATCCTATGAAAGACTCGTTTGGTGATGATGAAGTATTAATGAAAGGGAGCACGCTTGCGAAAAAATATAGAGAAATTCCTTGGGATATAATATTTGCCAATACATTAAACTTTTCAAGTAATGAATCTGATAATACTGTATTCATAATTAAAAGCCAAAAATGGCTAAAGTATATTAATAAATTATTTCGCACACTTACAATACCACAATGGAAAATCTGGTTATCTGGAAATATTATTTTACATGCACTTCCAGTGCTTCCTCCCCCATATGATGATTATCATTTTGTATTATTCCGTAAAATGTTGCGTGGACAAAAAAAGAAAGTGCCTGAACTCGATTTTGCTCTTGATTTATGCGAAAAATTGTTGCCAGTATCATTAGGCAAAGTATTTGAGGATTGTTGTCTTGACACAGAGAATGTACGAATTGCAAGAAAACTTGCAGATAATATTATGGAAGCAGCTATACGAAGAATCCATGTTACAAATTGGCTAGACCCTGTGACAAAAAGAAAAGCTATATCAAAAGTAAAACATGTATATATTGGTTTAGGTGTTCCCGAAGTATGGCCTCATACAGTCGAACCAGAATTAGTACATAATAATCTCTTAAAAAATATTCTAAAGTTGGGCGAAGCACAAACAGAAACAGATTTAAATGCTACAAAACATTCACTGGCAATTCGTTCTTGGGATGACCAATCATTTGCAGTAAATGCCTATTATTACAGTGAAGCAAACCGATTACTCATTCCAGGTGGTATTTTACGTTTCCCTTTTATTGATAAGAAATTATCGGATGGTTGGAATTATGGTGGTATTGGATCTGTTATGGGACATGAACTAACTCATGCTTTTGATATGGATGGGAAGGATTTTAATGAACATGGTGATGAAGTTAGTTGGTGGCTTCCAGCGGATAATAGACGCTACTCTAATATTGTTCAACAACTTGTGAATCTATTCAATAATGCAAAGTTTAAGAAACACCCAGTAAATGGATCACTAACACTAAGTGAAAATATTTCGGACTTAGGAGGTGTTGCTATTGCATTAGAAGCATTAGAAATTACCCTTAAAAATAAGAAGTGCCCCGAAGAAGAAAAAAAGCAAGAATATATTGATTTTTTTACTTCTTATGCTGTATCTTGGAGAGTAAAGGAAAAACAAGCACGAAGTTTGCAGAGACTTGTTATGGATAGACATGCTCCTGCAGAGTTGCGAGTAAATCTTGTTGTTTCACAGTTTCAACAATGGTATGATGTGTTTAATGTAAGCGAGGGCGACTCACTTTTTATTCCTCCTGAGAAACGAATCCGTATTTTTTAGAGGATTGCCAGGTCGGAAAGGCGCCAATACTCAAAAGTGCCATCTGGCATGGGGCGTTTTACAATAAATGGGAGACGGCGAGCCTCTAATTCAAGTCGTGCAACATCCTTCACATCCGTTACATGGCTTGGAATGGTAATAAATGGGCGCGCGCCTTGACTTAGTTGTGTTGAACGGAACCCCAGAATCTTTGTCCGTTCGAAAGTTGTTAAATATGGCATACTAATATGTTTCACATCATCGGGTTTAACAGAAAGTTTAGGAATAACTTCCTCAACATATTCTAAAATTGTTTCTGGATGCTGAGCATATAAATACCCTAGCGATGGATCAGGGAGATTTTGTTCAACAATTGGCACATCGCCCCCTAGTTCTGCAAGAATATCAATATCTACACCACCATCCTCCATCCCATTGGTTTCAAGATAGTCTGCATCCATTGTTTCTCTATATTCTACTAGTTTATGCTGCTTAGGTTATTTGAATAATCAATTTTTATAATTAGAGCCCTCCAAGAGAGCCGAAGGGTCTAAAACCTAACAGAGAATATATTATATAGAATGGAAGCGTCAAATGTACCTGCTCCTAAGGTGGCGGAAGTGCCTGCTGAGGCTTATGTAGTTAAGGACTATGATACATTTGATAACATGAAAATCCCTGAGAATCTTCTACGAGGCATTTACACATATGGGTTTGAGAAGCCATCTGCAATTCAGCGTAAGGCTATTATGCCAATGGTGGATCGCCAGGATGTACTTGCACAGGCTCAGTCTGGCACAGGAAAGACTGGTACCTTTTGCATCGGTAGTCTAAGCGGAGTTGATCCGAAATCTAAGGATACTCAGGTTCTTGTACTTGTTCCTACAAGGGAACTCTCTCAGCAGATTCAGAAGGTTGCTCAGAATATTGGCCAGCACTTACCAATTAGCGCGTATTCTGCTACTGGTGGCACTCCTTTGAATGAGGATATTCATGCTATTCAGAGGGGGGCCCAGTTTGTTGTGGGAACACCAGGACGAATCTATGATCTGCTAAATCGCGGTATTATTAAGCGTTCCTCTATTCGTACGCTTATCATGGATGAGGCTGACCAGATGCTTGAGGACCGTTTTAAGGAGCAGGTAATGTGCATTCTTGGTTTAGGTTTTCCCCAACAGACTCGTGTTGCGCTTTTCTCGGCCACCATGCCTGATGAGGTGATCGAGGTAGCAAATCAGATTCTGCAGAACCCTGTAAAAATTCTGATTCCCCCAGAGGAGGTCACACTGGAAGGCATTAAGCAGTATTTTGTGGATGTTGAGAATGAAGAGTGGAAGTATGATGCCCTGGCTGATATTTATGGAAGCCTAACAATTAATCAGGCAATTATTTATTGCAATAAGCGTCAGAGGGCTGAATGGCTCGCGGATAAGATGACTGCTAATGGTCATACTCTGAATTTCATTCACGGTGATATGGATGTTGGTGAGCGTAAGAAGCGCATGAATGACTTCCGTTCAGGAAATGTACGTGTTTTAATTTCAACAGATCTCCTTGCACGTGGGATTGATGTTCAACAGGTGTCCCTTGTAATTAATTTTGAACTTCCCCCACAGAGGGAGAATTATATCCACCGCATTGGACGAAGTGGTCGCTATGGTCGCAAGGGAACTGCAATTAATCTTATCTGCAGGGATGAGCGTGATGCACTGAAGGAGATTGAAAAACATTATTCAACCACTATTCAGGAACTTCCCAATGATCTAAAGAGCATTGGATGAAGGTAGATGCTGTTGGGACAATGGCTGTCTTTGTCCCTGTGTTGATACAATGCGAATATCATGTCTGCATGTAGGGCAACGGACATTTGACTGGAACCATACATCAATACAATTTCTGTGGAAAGAGTGGCCACAGTGATTAATACTGCGAATCATAGTACCTGGCTCCATAGAATCTTGGCATATAGAACAATTATCTGTAAGGGGAGATGCTAATTCAACTACAGTTGTATTTGTTTGGAGTACTTGCGCACTGGGGGGAACAGGAATAGGTTCCATCCATGTGTTCATATTTACAGGAACGCCTCCCCAACCAGGAATATTGAGTGTATGGGTTGTTGTATTTTGTGTGGTCTGGCCTTGTGAGCCTCGCAACAGTCCAAGAATCAGTTCTGTTACTAAAGGTGTAAGTGTGTTGTTATCATCCTCATTCTCAGACTCATATGAGGGAGTTTGTGCAATATGCTCTGTTCTTTGACGACGAATAGGTGGAGGAGAATACCTATTCTGTCTGCGAATAGGCCTTATAGGAGTAGTAGGATGGGTTTGTGATAAATATGCATTTCGATTATTAGAATAAACATCAAAATATCTGCGCATTTGCGTATCAATATATGACATTACTTGTGGAACAGTTTGAAATTGTTGAGAATCATAAAGAAACGCGGGGAAAAGGTTATGCAGTTCATTTAATAGAGCTGATGGATAAGGAGTCTGGGCCATTTGTATCTATACGTTATATATACAAATAAAAAATTTGTCAATTTTTTGACCAGGGTATTTATGTTGCTGTTGCAACTGCAACAGTAGAATAATTATGTTTCAGTTTGAAAGCCCACATAATGGCTGCTTTCTTCAGCGTCATCTCCAAACCAATATTTGGAGCTTGGCATTTGTAGAGTCTTCCATGTTTCTCAAACGATTCATTTGATAGTGTGCGGATACCCTCGAGCTGATTCCACGCACTTTCTATAAGGGTTTTAATGAGAGCTCCTTCATCTGGCTTTCCTCGAACATCAAGTACATAACGATTCACAAAGGATAGTAAAATGTCCTTACTGGCCTGAGTAATCATTTGGAGAATCTGCAAAATATCCTCTTTCTTAATTCGCTGTTTCTCGCGATTCTGTAGCATCTGCTTCCACGACTTTTCATCAATCTCCTTACGAAGATACTGAATATCAATATCCTCATTTGTACTTTCATCTACTACAATATTATGTCTTGGAATCTCCACATCATCAATATGGCCAATTACACGCACAACTTCTATTAGGCCATTTTGCAAGTAATCCTTAGTAGAAGCATCCATTGTTATACCAGTGCGATTTGAAATTCGCATAATTCCCATATATGTCTCATGATGGTTATAACATGCAACTGCTGCGGCTCTGTGTTCTCCATCATTCTCTCTGGGAACTGACCCCTGGGTCCGTCGCAAATATTCATAATAATGCGGATTATGAACACGTACATTTACAAGTTTCGCACCAGTCTTCCAATCAAATGTTGTTTGGCACTGCGTGCACCACATTTGATCGCATCCAATTTCCTTATAGATCTCTGCACTGCACTCTGGACAATTCTTACACTGCTTTTTCTTTAGTTTCACAGATTCAACATTCTCAGGATTACATGTATGAGGAGAATCCTTCTCTGCACCCTTAATCTCATAACATTCTGGGCAGACCCAAATAGAACAGAGGCCACATTTATACTGAGTGCTCAGAAAGCCGCGACAATCATTTGAAGGACACGCCTTGTGAAATTCACGAATAGGGGTTGTACCTACTCCTGCGGCGACAATATGCAAAGGCTCCAATCCACTTTTAAGACGAGCAATTTTATTCATTCTGGCATAATACTTTCGCTCAAAAGTAGCGAGTTCCTTTCGTTTCTCCTCGAGTTCCTTCGCCATTGGCTTTATTGCGATTTCCATTTCATTTCCGCGATTCATGCGATCAATCTTAACCATCCTATTAGGGAGAATTGACTTCTGTCGCGCCATTAGAACATCCTCTCTGTGCTTCTTATAAGTCTGATTGACAAATGTAATAGGAAATGAAGTAATCATAAACTCTTTGGACCATGTGCGACGACAACTCATGCAATGTGCATCCTGAATAGACCCTAATAGGTATGTTTGGCAACATCCAATACAGGCTTTATAATCGCACAAGTGACACGCAAGAGGTCTGCGGCTAGGAGTACGCTTGAATGTTTCGATACAAATTGGGCACTGTTCTTGAGTAGAATGGGACATTCCAAAAATTGAAGGTGTGGGCTCGCTATATACTAGTATTTAAAAAGGGAAAAAGTCTTCATCAATTTTTAAGACGAAGGAATGCCTAAGACATGGGCACGCAAACTCAGTATGGAGGATAAAGCCAATAAGGGTGTGGTGGGTATTGCAAATGTAGGAAATACATGTTATGCAAATGCCGCAATTCAACTACTGCGGCATTGTCCTGAATGGTCGTCTTTCTGTCTCCAGGGCCTTGTACAGAAGGAGATTCAGGATCTCTCTGGCTCTTCTGCAAAAGTTATGAATGGATATTTGGATATGCTCAAACCACTTTGGTCTGGTGCTAGGCCATCGTATATTCAGCCGGCAGGATTCTGGCAAATGATGAGCGAAGTCGTTCGAGGAACAATTTATGAGGATTTCCTCCACAGAATTCCGCATGATGCTCACGAGTTTATGACGTGGCTTCTAGACCAGCAATATATGGCTACTCAGAAAGAACGTGATTTTAAAATCAGCGAGCCTACAAACACGGGCGATGCACGAGAAATGATGGCGCGTGAAGCTGTTAAGGCCTGGATTGATGCGTTCAAGAAGACATATTCTCCCCTTACAGATTTATGTTTCGGGTTAATGCGTGTAACTATGACTTGCCAAGGATGTGGAGGAACTAGTCGCAGTTGGGATACATTTAATATGCTGAAAGTCCAGCCAGGCCAGGATGGCGAGGATAATTCCCTACAAGGGATGCTTGCACGGGAATTACAAGATGAGAGGATTGAGGATTATGCGTGTGATAAGTGTAAGACGCGATGCCCAGTAATTAAGTCTCATGTAATTTGGAGACTTCCAAGGAACTTATTTATTGTACTAAAGCGATTTAATCCGAATGGAACAAAGAACCAGGTTGCGCTGAATTATACTGGAGGTGAGATTGCGTTTGGAGGATCTTTTGCTGAGGAGACGCCAGAAGTGAGTAAGAAATTTAAATATGAGTTCTTTGGGTCTGTTGATCATCATGGTAGTCACATGGGCGGGCATTATACATGCCAGGCTAAATCGCCATTATCTGAGAAATGGTGGATTTATGATGATGAGAGTACGTACCCGTTGGATGGGCCGAAAATCGGCTCTTCAACGTATATTTTGGGGTTTAAGATTATTAAGTAATTAATTACGCTTTTTGCTTTGTTTTTTGTGTTTGCGGATGCGACGAGTTGATCTGCCACGACGAGAACGGCGACCACCTGTTTGCGGGGGTGGGGTTGCATTTGCATTTGCTGCAGCTGCAGCTGCAACAGAAGTAGCATTTACTGCAGCAACCTTTAATTTCGCAGCAACCTTTGATGGAACAGGTGCTCCATTTGGTACTTCAGGTGCCGCGGCAGGTGCAGCTGCAGCCGCATTTACAGCCTCTTCTAGCTGTTCAGCTGCTTCAGCAACTCGCTCAGTGGGTGGAGCAGCTTGAAGAGCTGCATTTGCATTTTTAACATTCTCAACGGCCGCCACAACTTGTTTATTATTCTTTACTCCGTTATTTGCATTCACAGCGGGCACAATAGCGGGAGCAGTAGCTGCAACCGCAGCTGTGGCAGTTTCTATTCTTTTTGGAGTCTCTGGACTACTAACCCAACTTCCCATTTCTTATCTAATAGTAACTCTGAAAACCTTCCACATGCCCATCACCTATAAATACAGTTTTGACTCGGTCCATAAAGCCTCCTTGCCCACACACACGGAAATGAACATGTGATTCAAGCCGACCTTTCATAGGAACCTTATAGGGTTGGGGATCGCGTACTTTGAGCAGTGCTTTACCATTTGAATCTGCCGTTGCTACACCCGCATTCTGATAATCAGTATATGCCTTTTCCCAATTGTTAATCTCCTTCAGATGTTCTGTCGAAGGTTCTGACGCCCAATAGAGAACCTTTGCTCCGGGAGTGACATCCACGGTTACTTCACGAGTGGCACCTGGAGGAATGCGATCACTTAGAACCGAGCAAGGCATTAGACTGTTACCAAGAAATGGAAGGTATGTATCACGATTAAAAGCAATGTATAGAGCTGAAATGCCAACAAGTATATAAACTGCACGAGCCAGAATACCTTTGCCAAGAAGTTTCGCAACAAGATCGACCTTAATAGTACCAACTAGACCCCAATTTACCGCACCAATTATTACTAAAACTACAGCCAGCATATGAACCTTTTTAAGTAAGTATGTCTTATTCATTCTATAATGGATGCCTAAAAATATGGGGTGTGTTATTATTCAGGAAGTAACAATGCAGATTATTCTTCTATCAGGATGGTCCCAGGCTGGTAAAGATACTGCAGCTGATCTTCTTGTAAAAGTCTATGGATATGAGAAGTTTGCATTTGCGGAAGTTCCAAAAATCGCCACAGCGGAAAAATATAACTTCCCCCCGCAATGGACATTCACACAGGAGGGGAAGAACCTAGAAATCCAGACAGACCATGGACTCAGAAAAGTGAGAGATCTTATTATCGAATATGCAAACGGAGAACGCAAGAATAATCCACAAGTCTGGGGAGAAGTAATTGCAAAGAAAATCAGAGACTCCTATAAGGGGAGCCAGGGGCAGCAGACAAAATTTGTGATTAGTGATTGGCGTTTTATTGATGAACTAATTGGACTTCAGAAAGCCTTACACGAATTTTCTCCTAGAATATATCCAATCCAAATCCGCAGACCAGAACAATTAGTCAGTCCAGTTGCAGATAATAGTGAATATTCTCTTCTAGGATTCCCTTTTTATATGACAATTCAAAATCCAGGAAATAAATATTTTATCACAAATATTGGAAGAGAAATGCATGAGATTATATCTAAAGATTAGGCGGACTCCTATAATAAATGCGTGTAAGTGCACATATAGCATTTTATTGCCATGCACTTAATATACAACAAAAACGTAATACATATATTGTCCAAGTAATAAATGATTATTTAAATACTTGGACAGTTACATCTATGGATATTTTTATTCATACTAATTCAGAATCTGCTAAATATATTGAACCACAACTTAATTATGGATCGCAAATAAAAATAGAATTTATTATTCATGATCTTTCTGTAGAAAAGAATCCTAAATATCTTACATGGAAACATCGTGAATTAATGGAAAAGCAAAAAAATGATTATGATGTATTTGTATATCTAGAAGATGATACAGGAGTTCCAAATAAGGCCTTTCAATATTGGTTAAAATTTAAGGATGAATTTAAAAAGAAAAGAATAGATCTTGGATTTGCTAGAGTTGAAACATTAGATAATAAAGAATATTTTTGTCATGATATTCTTACACCCTGTAAGGGGTGGATTAAAATATCTGATACTATATTTACATGGAATCATGCACATTTTGCAGCATTCTGGATATTAGATCGCGAAGAACTTCATAATTTTATTGCATCTAAATTCTGGCCAAGATATTGTTTTTTCCCAAATGGACATCATAATCCTGAATCTAAATTTATTCAGGAAAGTGCAGGAATTGGTTTTAAAATGTCTTATACAGGATTTTTTAATGGAGGATTTTATCCTATTAATACTGATACACGTTATATATCAGATGACTGTATTGTATATCATTTAGCAAATAATTATGTTGGCGGTGGTGTGGAACAGGGTAATTTTAATATTAAAAGAATGACAGAAAAACTCTTTGCTCCCTTATAGAATGAGCTACTGCAAACTCCGACGGAATAATGCGTCTAGTGGTGGCTGTGCGCCTGATAGGCCCTCTAACCCTGGTCTTGCTTCAGAAAACAATAAAAAATTAGAAAACATGCTTGCAGAAAGAGCCAAGCAAGATGCTATGCTCTTTGGTGCTCCTGTACAGCAACAACAACAACAACAACAACCGCCACAACAACAACCCAAATAATTACATATACATTCCCTGTGGGGGAAGATCCTTTGCATCCCTCTTAGTCAAGAAGAGTTTGATATGCTCCTTCTTGAGTACGAATGGCAACTTAAAATCAGGAATATGGAAAGGTAGGTCCTTTGTATTAAACATTCTTAACATGTTAATCTTCTGAGCAATCTGAATAAGACTGCGACGAAGTTCTCGGACACCAGATTCATGTGAGCAATATTCATCAATCACATTGTCAAGAATATCCCGTGACAACGCAACCTTCTCTGCAAGATTAACCTCCTTGAGAGCATCAGGCCATAGGAACTTCTCAGCAATAGAGATCTTCTCAGGCTTCTTATACCCTTCGAGTTCTACAACTACAAATCGATCCAGTAGAATCTTGTCAAGTTTATTAATATCATTTGCACTAAATACAAACATCACCTTTGAAAGATCCATTGGGATCCCACTCAAATATTTATCTTCAAAATCCTCATTCTGCACAGCATCTGTAAGGTGGATAAGAAGATTCTGAACTTCTTCTCCCTTTGGTGTATTAGAAATCTTATCAAGCTCATCAAACAATAGTACAAGGGACATGCTCTTTGCACTAATAAGACTATTTGCAATCTTGCCAGAATGACTTCCCTCATAGACGAGTTGATGACCAGTGTAAGTACTTGCATCAGAGTCGCCACCAAGACTGATAAACTGGAAAGGCCAGCCAAGTGCTTTTGCAATACCATTCTTAATGAGAGATGTCTTGCCAATACCAGGAGGACCAACTAGCAATAGTGATAGACCGCGAGAATTTGGGTTTGTAATCTTGGAAGCAATGAATTGGAGGATCTGTAACTTGGCAGGGCTCTGTCCATAGATTGCAGAGTCCAGGCAATGTTTCGCTTTATCCATAAATGATCCACATAGTTCCTGGCCATCCTCAAGCTTGACAGGAAGGTCCTTGTATTCCCCTATAGGGAGTGATGTGGCTTTTTCAATCCAATTACGTGTCTTGAAATATTCGCTACTTGTGGGGTCAAGCATCTGAAGTGCGTTGTATTTACCGAGAATCAGACTCTGAATAGTTGGCTTTACCTTCATTGTTAGGATTCTAAACATCATATTCTGGCCATTATGGCCTGCATCACTTTTCGGTCTGCGTTCAAGACCCTCAATCATGTTTTTCTGTTGTGCTTCCGGAAGTTCCTTGAACTGGTCAATCTGATCATCAATGGTTGTTTCTTCAGGAGGATTTGTAATAAGTTTTACAAACTTCTTTACCATTTCTGGCTCTTTTTTCATGTTATGACGCTTTGGCACAAGTTTATCATTTTCCTCTCCACCAAATGGTCCAAAACTAATACTAATTCCAGGAGGCCCTTTCATAAGACTGTTCTTCTTCTTGGTGGATTCATTGTCATCTCCGTCTCCCTCTAGAAGTATATCCTCCTCATCTTCCTCTTCATCTTCGCCATCCTCCTCCGCCTCTTCCTCCATATCTCCCTCCTCCTCCTCTTCTTCCTCATCCTCCTCCTCCTCTTCTTCCTTCTTTTTAATAACAGCCTCCTCAGTTTTCTTCAGATATTTGTTACGAATCATCTTGAGGGCTTTCTTCGCAGCGTTTCGCCTAGGTGGGCGAGATGTACGCTTTACAGGTTCTTCACCACTTGTATCAGTTTCATAATCACTTAACTCAGATTCATCCGAATAGTCAATTAGCCCACGAATATTTCCGCGACTATCTACACTTTCGTCATCATCATCATCATGACGACTCTTACGCAGTTTTCTCTTCAAATCATCTTTTGATTGACTATTTGGGGGAGAACGTCCGCCATTTCCTGATCGCTTCTTAATCGGCATTCTAGATTTCTTTGAGGTTTTATCCATATTGATTTGGACGCCAATCTAGCCGGTATACGCCATCAATTTTTATTTATTGGTAATCATAATTATATGAATTCCAATAGATAAATTACTTAGATTTTTATATTATCTAATTACGGCGGTTGTTGCGATTGGTGCGGCGATTCTTGCGGTTGCGGCGGCTGCGCTTGAAAGACAAGGCGTTATTTGCGTGACTAACAATGCTTGTACCAGCATTATCCAGGCCCCGAATGGTTCTACTGACAATATTTTTAGCAGTATTTGCGGCAGTAGAAACAACGCTGTCACCCGCCATCAGTCCGTGGTGCACTGGGCGCCAGACTGTTCCGAATATTCCACGACCACTGCGACGAGTGCCACGGCTACGACGAGTATTTCTGGGCATTTGTTCTACTAAAGATTGTGAAAAAGTTCTAACACCGGGAGATTCCTATAATTTTACGCATTTTGCAAAATATCAATTACATCCATTAGCGCAAATTTTGCCTTCTTAGAAACACTTGGAAAATCTGTTGCAGACTGTTGGATAATTGCTGTAATTTGCGGAGTAATTGATTCGTGAATGATCTTCTTTAACGAAGATAAATATGCACCGTCCTTCTTCTTGAAGATCTTTGTCATTCTCAAAATACAGTCGCAATATTCCTCAACTAATTTATTTTTATCATCACAGGTTGCAAACTGTTTAATCTGCCCTATAAGGGTAGTTAATGTATTATTAAGAGTTTCCGAGTCAAGGATTTCTCTATGAGCAAGTTCCGCAAGAAACTGGCTATATCCTAGACGATAGATCTTCTGCTGATTTCTTTCAAGAAATGAAGCGTAATCAGGTGTATCAGTTTCATTAAATTCTTGAAAGATTGTCATGAAAGACTTTTGAAGAGTAATCATCTCAGACTGAAGAGATGTATATGATTTTGTTAGTTCTGCAAGAAGACGGGCGTAATGGGGGCAATACATTTCTTCAGCTGCCGCCTTCTTGAATACAAGCAACATGAAATCTTTTACAAAGGCAGTCTCCCCAGAATCTAGGATCTGCTCCAAGAATTGTTTGATTTCATCATAATTTGCTGGGCTGAACTTATTTAGCTTGCCATTAATAATTGTATTAAGAATTTTATCATCTACTTTTGAAGTTTCAGTATTATTAAATTTACTGACATATCTTCTTGACTGCGATGGCTGGGGGCCTGATGATGAGGCAGATGCTAAAGATCCTGCAGATGCTAAAGATCCAGAAGAGGCAGAAGATACTAAAGAATTACGAGGAGACCCCTGTGATGGAGAAGATGCTTTTATGCCACTTCTCCATGAATACGGAGTTTGACGAGGTACACTTTTCCACTCATCAGGATTCAATTTAACCTTGATGGAATTTACAGTTTGTAATAGTTCATCAGGGATATTTTTTGAATTAATCCCAGTCCGAAGAGCAAATACATTCGCAATACGAATTGGAATATTAACAGTCCCTCCGGACATACCTATCTTCTCCGATTTTTTTGTAGAATTCATTCTAATGTATGTATGTATTTTTTCTTTAGACTTAGGTATAGTACGTTATATTCGCCTATTTTAAAGATTGATTAATTGATAAAGATAAGGCAAATGAATTTTGATATAGGACATACTCTTAAAGAGTCTCAGGGCGATAATCTAGTAGGTATTAAAACAATCTTAGGCAAAAAAGCATTACAGAAAGGTTTAACATTCTGGTCATCGGATGTACATACACTAAATAGACGTGCTAAAAATATTCTTCTCTTAAGAAAAACCCTTATAGAAAATCCTCAACATGATAAATTCTTACAAGATGCTTTTGCACAAATCGCAGACTACCAGGAAATATTTAATGAACAGCCATCTGAATGGAAAGACAAAACATCCGAGCAAATATTTTTTGAGAAAGATGGGCATGGTGGATTCTTAAATCATATTCCTGGAGTTGTATTACTTATTGTATTTATGAAAGTCTGGGTTGCGCCAATTCTCGCAATTGCCAGCCCATTTATAATGTTTATTCTCCCATATTTCATGCTCAGATTTGTATATCAAATTAATATGCCATGGTCCAGATATCAAAGTCTTGCACTTGATATGTTTCTAGGTGAAAGAACACTTAATTTGAATACTATTACAAAGATAATATATTTCATGGTAAGTCTTTCACAAGCAATTATCCAACCATTTTTAACTGCTATGGCAGTAAATAAACTAGATATTCTTGTGAAAAAACGCGGAATTCAGTTAAAAAACTGCAAAATACTTGGCGAGCAAATTCTAGATATATTAAAGGCTGCAGGAATTAATGGACCATCTCTACCAGGAAAATGCATGCCAACAGAATCCCTATATGTATTATTTGCAAAAGACAAGGATGAACGCTGGACAACAGAATATCTAGGACAAATTCTTGGAGATGCGGAGGTTCTCTATTGTCTAGCAAAAGACAAACGATTCAAGAAACCAATTTGGGTTCCACACACATATTTACAAATCCACGGATTCCACGATATTTCTATTTTAGAGAATCCCAAGTTAAGTTCTGTTAAATTTACACAAGATAACTCCCATAGTCTGCTTACTGGCCCTAATAGAGGTGGTAAAAGTTCCAACTTAAGAGGTATTCTACAGAACGTCCTCTGGGCACAGACATATGGTGTTGCTCCATGCTCACTCTATAAGGGAAGTTTATTCAAATGGATATTATCCTCACTGCGAGTTGAAGATCGTCCAGGAACATCGTCGCTTTTTGAAAGAGAAATAGAGATTGCTACTACAATTTTAAAACAGGCTCGGACTGAAGGGAGAGGTCTTGTACTGATTGATGAGATTTTTCATTCGACGAATCCTCCTGATGGTGAAAAGTCAGCGAGAATATTTTTAGAACAACTCTGGGAACATCCAAATATTGTGAGTTGTGTAAGCACACATGTATATAGTATTGTAGAGGATTCTCCTGAACATATTCAGAAAATATGTTCTTTTGCACGTAAGAATGAGGATGATTCTATAACTTATGAATACACTCTCCGTTCTGGTATCTGTAAGGTTAGTTCGGTAGATGACGTTTTAAGGGAAAAAGAACTTTTACGACCTTGCGCTCAAAGTTTGTAAATTAATCCGCCTATGCCTTACAGAAAATGAACGATTCTATCATTATCGGCTCAGTGATTGTGCTTGTGTTTGGTGCTCTGTGTTATTACCTCTACAGTCGCTTACTATATAGTGAGAAGCGTGTGAATGTTATGGAGAACATTCTTCTGGATCTGAAGACGGCTTCGGAGACATATTTTACATCTAGTGCTGATATGCCTCTGATGGAGGAGTCTATTAACTATACCACACTTGGCGAGCCTGAGCCAGTTGATGGTGTTACTGAAATCACTGGATCTTCTATTGCTACAGATGATGCCCCTACACCTGCAACTACAGCTCCTGAAACTCCTACAACCACAGCCCCTGAAACTCCTGTAGCCACATCAAGCGATGTCAGTCTGAATTATGAGTCAATGAACATTAAGGAACTTCAACAAGAGGCTCGGAATCGTAACATCTCCGGTGTTAGTGGTATGCGCCGCAAAGAGCTTATTGAGCAACTTAGAAAGTCAGATAATGGGGAACAAGAGGAGTCTATGCCTCCATCATCTTCTGTCACACTTACACCTTTTATGATAAATGCCGGCCCAATTAATTTAGTTTAATAAATACTATCTAGTAACGGTAGGTGCCATGGACTCTCAACAGTTCTTATTGCCAACAAACCCAAACTTGTATAGTTCTTCCGAGAAAAATGTAAATAAGGCAGTTGAAAAACAAGTTGCAAAACGATCAACTGCTGCAAATCCTCGCTATCCTAGTTATGCTGCAATTGCAGAGGATGGCAATATTTTCACAGATTACAGGCCAAAGTGCGAAAAGAATATTCCCACTGGCCAACAATATGCTACTAGACAATGGTTTCAGCATAATGCTGAAAACATTATTAATTATTCGCGTGAAAAACAGGCCAGAGAAGTTGGTGGAGGTTTCTATCATGCAGACACAGTCCCTTCGCCAGTTGCAGTAGTCAAATGTGATGCAGCATCGTGCTCATTCTATCCTGGAAAGGGATCCCAAGGTATTCCAACAGGAATTGAACGCGCAGATGTAGCTCCAGAATTATTTGGAACATTTAATACTGGACTGAAGATGTATTCTCCTGCTCCTAAACATCTTCAGACAAATCGCTATGAGGGAGGTCGCAATACTCCTCGTGGGTCGCTAGGACCAACTAAAGTTTAACTAATACATTTTTTAATCGTTGATTTGGAAAGTAATCCTCCTCTTCTGTATGATTTTTCGCATGCTCTTCATTTACAATCTTACGAATCTTATTATCTAATTCATCCAGCACAAGTTGTTTTATAACACCTTTTTTGTGATGAATACTGAGTGCAGCCTCTACTGCAAGTTTCTTCAGTCTGTTCTGAGAATCTGTGAAAACCTTTGTATGCTCCATAACTCCGAGAATATCAGGCAGGTGTACATCAGAGTCCTCAAATAGAATCTTAAACTTCTCAATAACAGTATCTGGAATTGTAGGTGCTTGTTCAATTAGGCGATCAAGTTCAATACGAAACATCTTTAAGAATGCTTTTGCATCCATTCGTTCATCTGGATGCAGACGGAGTTCAATACTAATAAAACGACTGAATTTGCCCCATGAAACACCTGATGTGCGGTGTGTTTCTGCACATTTAGAATAACTATAGTAATTGGAAAGAGTTGATAATATACCTGCAATAATAGATACACCTCCAACACCGAGTTGCGCAAATCTTTGGCCATTTGTATCATCTCCGAAAAAACTACCCATACCAAAATTAGCAGTTCCTGTAAGGGTACTCATAACAATTACAGGAATTATTAAGTATTGGTCATATGACTTGAATAACGAAGACGTTGTCTCATGTAACCAACGATACACAAGAGCCTTGTCACCCCAATCTGCAATTAGATCCTCAAGTTCTTTTGTCCATCCATTATGAAATTTTTTCAGTGTAACGTCTTCGGGTGTGATTGTCTTTGCGACACCTGTTGTTATTGGTGGGCCCCCTCCAGATACTGAAGGAGAAGTACTGAGATTTGGTTTCCTGCCTGTGAGTTTTTCTTCCCCAGAAGCACTTGACATTTCAGACCTGTTATCCATGTCTTTTATTTTAATATTAGAAATAAACCACAGATATCCTATAAGGGAAATCGAGGGTCTAAAATATTAAACTGTGTATATATAATGACACATAAGTCGGTAGTATGTTTTGATATAGGAATTAAAAATTTAGCATTTTGTCATCTTTCCCTTATAAATGAAGGAAAATACGAGCTTATCGGTTGGGATAATGTAAATTTACTTTCTGAAACTGGGAAAACTGTCGCCGAAAGTCCGAAATTATGTTTTGGCTGTAAATCGAAAGCACTTTATGAGGGTGGCTCTTGTACGCGACATTGTGTAAAGCCGGCCCTTGTTGATTTATCTGGAAATAAGCTTATGAAGTTTCCGAGTGGAAAAATACTACGAGATATTTTGCTAGTAAAGGAACCTGCCACGAAGAAATCCGCACAGAAGAAAGATATTTTGGAATCACTACGAAAGCATTATTCATTGCCCCTGGAGAAAGCGAAGACTGTTAAAACAAGTCAAGTAGATATGTCCTATCTTCACGATGCAATGAGAAAACTTGTAATTAAGGAGTCCGATAGCTGGAGAGGAGCCACGGAGATCTGCTTGGAAAATCAACCGGCTTTTAAGAATCCACAGATGAAATCTGTGCAGATGCTTTTATTTGCAACTATTCGGGATATATTACAGCCGAATCCGCCAAAGTTACGACTAGTTCATGCTGGGACAAAGGTGAAGGGGAAGGCAAAAGGCGATGAAGGATATGCTGATCGAAAGAAAGGGTCAGAAGATCGTGTTACAGCAACTCTTTCAAAGGTGACAGACACAAAGGGACTTATTGGACAGTACCAAATGGCAGGAAAGAAGAATGATTTAGCAGATGCTTTTTGTATGTGTTTGGATGCGTTGAACTGCTAAATGGCGGATGCGCTAAAAAAACGGTCTTAAAACCTTAGAAACACAAAAGAAATAGGGATGTCCGGTGGCGTTACAATTCGCGAGATGGAGAATTTTGCAACCTCCTTGCCTGACATTAATATTCAACAGGATCTGGGTAATGTTATTGAGATTAATGATTTTGGAGGAGATGATCTTGGTCTCTTAGCCAATGCGAAGCTTATGTCAAATGGTCCTGGCAGCCAGAGTCAAAGTCAAAACAATGTCATTAATGTAAGTCCTCCATCGTATGGTGGAAGCAGCGGTGGCGGCATTTCAGAAGTAGATATTACAAATATTGATCCTCTTCAGCCTATTCAGCTAGATGGTCACGGTGGCTTCACAATGCCAAGTGTGAATGTACAATATGCATCAGACCCCGTTTTTGGAAATTCACAAAGTTCTAGTGGACCAAGTGTGACTATGACTCCTGCACCACCCCGCGATATTGAGGCTGAGACAAAGGAGAAGACTGAATATATTAACAAGCTCGCTCGTTTAGAAAAGAAGGGATTCCCTGTATCTCGTCGTTACACTCTTGATAATACGCTTGAAGAGGTGAAGAGTGAGTATTTCCGTCTTGTAGATGCTCGCAATCTGGAAACATCTGTGAAATTCCAGAGAAATATGATGATGGGATTTGTTACTGGTCTTGAGTGGATGAATAATAAGTTTGATCCTCTGGACCTAAAACTGGATGGCTGGTCTGAGTCTGTCCATGAGAATATGGAGGATTATGATGATATTTTCGAGGAACTCTATGACAAATACAAGGAGCGTGGCAAGATGCCACCTGAGGCTCGTCTGCTATTTACAATGGCCGGTTCCGGTTTTATGTTTCACGTGAGTAACTCATTCTTCAAGAGTAAGATGTCTGCCACAACACCTGATGATATTTTCCGCCAAAATCCTGAACTAGCTCGCCAGTTTGCCGCGGCAGCAGCTGCACAGGCCGGCCCTGGATTTGGAAAGTTCATGGGTAGTGCAATGGGTATGCCTCCAGGCCAGAGTCAAGGCTACAATCCTAATATTGCTGACCCTGGACCTGGACCAGGCGCCTTCTTCGGTTCTCCCATGGCAAATGTCCCAATGGGAACTGCAAGCGCACCACCGCCACCAGTTCGCCGTCGTGAGATGAAGGGCCCCTCAGGTGTAGATGATATTCTGAAGACCTTTGAGGAAGTGCGCCAGGCTCAGGAGACACCTGTTTCATTTAATCCGCCCAACCCGAACCCTGATCAACGCCCTGCAGTAGTTGCTGCAAGCGAGATCAATAGCCAGGAAGACATGGGATCTGTTGAAACAGGTAAGACTGGCGCGGGCCGTCGTCGTCGTGCAACACGTGTCCCAGTTGAAAGCACACTCACTCTTAATGTTTGAGCACAACACCTCCTCCAGTGCCACTAAGCATTTTGACAATACAATGTTTCCCAAACTAACACATCATTTTTTTCCCTATCAGTATTTTTAACACGAAAAAATATACTATGGGGTTTAATACAACTAAAATCAAGTGTATCTTCCTGGAAAAATTCCATATTATCTTTAATATTAAATAATATATGATCACAATACTTATCTGTTACAACAGATAAGCTACAATCATCTGGTGAATTATAAATAACGGGGTCTTCTAAAGAAACGTCATTTATAAGATGATTAATAACATCTGTACTAAAAATCATGGCAGTTCCAGCAAGAAATAATCTGTGATTGTCACAATAAAATGTGAGTGGATATCCTGCTCTACATTTATTTTTAGGGAGCCCCATTAAAAATTTCTCAACTTTTGAGAAATCGACGTATGTTGAAGAATTTACACGCATAATAAAATCTGGAGACGGCAACACTGCAGAACCCAACAAATTTTTACAGGCGTAATAAAATTTCAAAAACATCCCAGGAGTATAAGACCCATCTGGCGAAAGTTCCTCATCGCTTTTTAAAACATACCCCTCAGGTAACACACCATTTAATAAGAACTTATATGGAATTCCTAAAGCATTCAACTGTTTTCTACGTATGGAATCAAACACTTCATATAAGGGATCGTCGCGACTTGAAATTATAAAAACAAAATAGCTAGGCATAACATAATAGCAACTTCTAATATTTAGGCGCGCTTCTACACCTATTTCGAAGCACCATATTTGCTCCGATAAATATATTATTTTTATAAATTTTATCAATGATACGAAAACCAGCACGACTATAAAAATCAATAAGTCTTTCATCAGCTCCTGTTGTCAGCCACAGGCTTCGATGATCAGAAGAACATTCTATAACTTTCTTCAGAAGTTTAGTTCCAATTTTCTCATTTTGGAACTCCTTCTTGACATACAAATATCGGAGTGTGTGAGTATTATCTACAATCGCAACTCCAATAATAACACCATCTATGCAAGCAACAAATGACTGAGTTTCTGAACGATTGCGCCATGATTTTAAAAACCATGGCGCTTCGCTAATGTCAAAACTTTCGTCAAATAATTTTTTACATATTCTATAATGATTCCAGGACAGCGGGGCAATTGAATAGAGGATCATACTGCATACTTAATGTAAAGATTATTAATAAATTATTATATATTTTTAGACCTCCTACTTACTTCTGAAGAAGCCCTAAATTCACACCATATACTTTTGTTCCAATATCACTGGGAGCACCAGCCTCCTTAATCTTACTGTCCGCCTCCGCAAACTTCTGAGCCTTTGACTGAAGACGGCTCAGAATCTCTTTCTCTTCTACTGTAAGGGATTCCTTCGTCTGCGAACAAGTTGACCCTGATACTGCTTTACTTGATGCTCCACTACCAAATAAGCAAAGCGAACTATTCTCATTAAATAAATACCCAAGACATAATACCATTACAATAGTCATTATACCTGCAACAATTAAATTACGTGTTGCAACAAAGAGTACTGTGAAAATAAGAAATCGCCGCACCCAAGGATTCTGAAAAAACTGCTCTTGGCCCTTCGTAACCTCTAATGTAATAAAGCGCCCACCTAAATTAAGTATTAACATCATAAGACCAATAAAATAAGGATTACTGTTAAATACGTTTGCAAAAGATTCTAATGGAGATGGCAGTATTGTCAATGCAGCAGTGGTTGCCGCACTTGCTGTCTGCATATTCATTACTGCAACAAAGCCTCTATTTTAGCTGTAGATTTACAAAAGGGGTGGTGAGTTTCTCCAGATCAGATAAATAAAAGAATACTCCAAGAGCAACAATAATACCTACGTTTCTACACCAAATACCTGCAACCAGTACAAGAATTGCTAATGCAAAACGCCATGCAGGTAAAGCATGTAATTCCACAAGGGTTTTTGGATATGGCACTTCAAATATGGAGCCGTATAGTAATACCGATACAAATATACCCAATACTGCTATTATTCGCAAAGTAGCATCTATTTTAGATACCATTCACTCCCTCTGTTATTTATTTATAAATTGGAACCACCCTGAATCCCACCACTGTCATCTTGCACTGCAAGTGTTTGCACAGTGTCTTCAGAAATCATTATAGGGTTCTCATTTAAAACTTGCTCAATATACCATTTTTTCTTGTTATTAATAAAGCGTATATCAAGGCCAGGCTCAAATCCTTCTTCTTGTGCAAGAATATGCGCATTGATTGTTAAAACTAACAAAAGTGCTAACAACAGCGCAGTTATCCAATTGTAATAATTATGAGCCAATACAATTGCAACTAATCCAACAATACCCCCTATAGGGGAATTTAGCCATAGTCTTACACTGATTGGAATATTTTGAACAAATGTTATTCCAACAATTATAAATAATACTAAAACATAATTAATTGTTGTCTTATTTAAATACGCCTGTGATATAACGGCCGGCATCGCTCCGCCAGATGTTTGGGAGAGAGCGCTACTCATTCTAATTAGTATCCTCTACAAGATTAGAGTGTTGGCCATTTGCCGATATGGAGTATTGTTCCTTAGATGATGCATTTGGTGGCACAGCCGCTATAGCAGGTCAAGAAGCGCGAAGACAAGAACGAAAAAAAGCAAAAAGATGTAAGGGTCCTGCTATGGCATTTCTAGATCCTGACGGAGCCTATGCCCCTGACCCTGATCGCCCGAGTGTTGTCAAACAAACACCATTACCGGCAATGAATTCTTCCACAGGACTTCGCGAACATGTTCCCTTAGAGGCAGATGTTGGGACAACAGAGTCATTTCAAGGGGAAAAAGATAAGAGCAGTTCCTCTTCGGAAACCCAGAATTCTACAGGATTTTTTGGAAAGGACCCAGCGGAGAGTTATGCATCATTCAGTCACGTAATAGGAGATGCAAAGGAATATCGCCTACAACCGGATTTTTCCGATGCTTTCCGCAAGGCAGGTTCATTAAATAGTGCAGGAGCAAGTGCAGCTCTTCCAACACCATCTGTAAGGGATGTTTGGAAGCCTCTTACTCCAGGAGGGGCGCGTTCTTCATTTTTTGATGCTCTTCCGCCTGAAGGTGGTGGAGGCCAAGTGCCTGGAGATTCACAGGCACTTCATAACAAACTTGACAAGATTTTCTCTCGATTGGATGAGTTGGAAGCAACACGCACAGGTGATTCGCAAAATGCACAAACAGAGGTACTACTCTTTATCATGAGTGGTATCTTTGTTCTTTTCTTAACAGATCTTGCTGTTCGCAAAGGAGGCAACATGTAATTACTCAGGATCCTCTAATATTCTGTGACGTTCTATTAATTCTCCTTCAATTAATAGAAGTTTATCTAATGTGGATGTTTCTGGTGAAACAGGTTTAGATAATAATGCAGAAAGTGCCTCGTCAATTCTACCGCGCTCTTTTAGCTCATCCTCCATATTAAGAGCAAGAGGCTGTGGTGTTGGTGTTGGTTTTGGCTTTAAAAGTTCCTCTATAGGGGTATTTTTCAATGACTTTTTAAGAAGTGATGCTCTTAATACTGCTCGAACTGGTTCGCAACCTGGATTTAATAGAACGCCATATTCTTTGTCACAATTAAATCGTGTTAAAGCATTAAAGAAATCTACTAATTGCGTATCAGTTATAGAATCTTTATTTACATGAAATAATTCTAATATTGCTGTTTCATCGTCTTCAAGATTATCACCGCTATTTATCTCCGTGCGAACACTATAAGGGTTTCCTAAAATTGTAACTACATTATGAGTAGCGCCGCCACGCTGAGGTTCTATAAATCCCCCAGCTTCTGGTATGAGGCTACGAGAGTTGTAATCTGGAGGTGGTAAGCCGCCCCCCATCATAGGAGTTATTTGCCCACCAGCAACCGGAAGGAGACTAGTAGAATTATATCCTGGAGGGGCCGCCATCTCTTAACACTATCTAAAAACAAACTATAATATTTACTTAAGAAAAAATGGATTCTACAATGGTTATCGCTGGCCCAGACCCTCAAACAAGACGGAAGAAGATTCCTTGCAGACAGGAACTGCTAGTATTGTCTTTGCAGAAATTTTATAATAGTTGTGCGGATATTGATGAGATTATTCATCTTCTTGAGGGCGAAGGTGTAATAAGTCTTCGCTTGATTGATTGGTTTGTAACAAATTATTCCAAGAAGAATAATATTGGATATGTTATAGGAAATCAGGAGTTTCTTGTATATAATAATTATAAGAGTCAGCTAAAAGCATACTCAAAGAAGATGTTTGACCCCTTTTGCCGACGAGAAAGAATTATGTTTCAGATTGGAGATAAATCTACATTTGTTACAACTGTAGGAAAACTCAACTTCTTCAGATGGGCAATTGAGAAGGGGGTGTTAGATTATATTCGTAAGCACCAGGAAACTATTGAAAAGGAGATGAATCTTTGTCTAAAGGAGGAGCGTACAATTCGTAGCACACTATCCTCGACATCTTCCTCATCAACTTCATCATCTCAGAGAAAACGAATCTCTAAACAAATGACTCCTGCTGCAAAGCAAATGCACAAGAATGATATTGAGGTGCATTTAACTTTTGATTAGAGAAAGCACACTATCTATAACTCTTTTTCATATCATTCGCTTGTGGTTTCATAACTCTGTCATAAGCGCTGAGAGTATCAGTTTGCTCTGTTTTTACAACATCTGGGCCAATCCAACGATTGACAAGAGATCTGGATAAAAGAGATTTTGATTCATGAAGTCCTCTGTCTGTACGATCTTCAGTAACTGCTGTGCGTAATTCACGAACCACGTTTCGCGGGTCCTGAGTTACATCATATTTCTGAAAATAAGGGTTATCTCCTAAGCCACCGCCATCTGTTACATATGGTTGCGCCTGTAAATAATTTTTATGGTTTATCCTACTTGCTTCAGGATTCATATCCATATGTCTTGCAGTTTTTCCTGGTTGGGGGCGATCCAATGAAAGACTTGGTGTATCTGTTCGCCAATGTTCAAACATTCGAGCATTTGCAGAATCTACTGTAGGGGCCTCACGTCTAGCACGTAAACTGAAGGCCGGAGGCGGTATTAATTGATTTTCAGGTATCATAGCATAAACGGGCGTCGTCATTTTACTAGGGCTGAAAAATAAATTATTTTCATTAGACCCGCGTAGGTATAGTATAAAGAGAAATACAATATACTATTACAGATAAATGCGACTTCTTCCATTTGTTGTATCAAAGCCATATGAGGTTTCGATACTCACACACACTTTAAAAATATATAGAATTGCATTTCTTCTTGAACAAGGAACTAATATTTGGATAGAAGATACAGGTAACACAAAAGATATACGCACAAATTTCCTAGAACCAAATGATATTTTTGCACACAATGATAAATTCTGGAGTATGGCAGACGATATTCATTTAATCCCAATTGATTCACAGAAAACAAAATTATCTGAGTTTATGTTTTATGATGATGGTACATCTGAGGGTCTAGTATGGAGAAGTTTCTATTATATTTATAATACTGAACAAGATAAGAGTTTTCTTGACGATTGGAAGTATCCTGAGAATATTTCAAGACATTTTGATGAAGCCCTAAAGGTATGGCGCGTTATTAATATATAGAAGTTGTTCCCATGCAAAACTCATGGAGAAATAATAAAACACAAAAGAAACAAGCTGATATAAGTGGCAATACTCCATTAGGATGGAAGGGACCCACCTCCGAAGCATTAGAAAGTTTTCTTAATTCGGGCGCAAATGATGCGTATAAGCGCCCGTGGCATCGTTTAGAACGAGGTATTCGTCTGAATAGAATTAGTCTATTTGTTGAAGAGGAGAAGCAACGTATCGGATTAAGTGACATGGATAGCAGAGATCTTTCTTCTCTTTTAACAAAGAGTCTAGATAAGAAACTTCTTAATAGTAAATCAAATGTGAATTACGACCCTGACAAGGAGAGAATAATGGAGATTAAGGGTCTTGTTATGCATCGTACTGCAGAAGGACGTAACCTGTTTCAGATTATGGAACGAAAAAGTGCCAGTGTTACATTCCGAAAGCCACGTACAACATCCCCCCAGCCTTCTTCAGCAGTGACAGCAGTGACAGCAGTGACAGCACCAACAACAACGCCTGTGCACACAACCTAATATTTCCTATAGGGGGAAGTAGAAAATTGATAACACATTATGTTTATAGATAAGACACAAATGAACATATTTCAAGATATTGGGACATATATTGAAACATGTTCAAACCAGATGCCCACAGAACCATTCACAGCAGAAGTCTGGAAGAATAATGTTGAGGAATTATTTGAAGATATTGATGATACATATGTACATTTAATTAAAGATGCTTTTATAGAATTAGTACCATCATTTTATCAACGTGCAAAGGAACGTTCTGAACTAAAGGACTTTCAAATAAGAAAAAATAAATTAAACAGGCTAATTAATACTGTTCAAATTGAGCAAAGATCGGATGAATGGTATAAACAGGCCCAAGAATATTTGACTGCAAGCCAATTTAGTGATATTTTAACAAATGGACGAACTCGTGGAAAACTGGTTCTTTCAAAAGTACTAAAAACAGACCAGGAACAACAAGCACGCAAACTAGCATCATGGACAAATGAGATGACGCCATTTGATTGGGGTATTCGTTTTGAACCAGTAGCTAAAATGGTGTATGAAACAATTACTAAAACTCGTGTAAAAGATATTGGCCGAGTTATTCATCCAAACGCGACACTTCGCCTAGCAGCATCTCCTGATGGAATTATCGAAATTGGAGATGAACGTCTTGGTCGTCTTGTAGAATTCAAGGCCCCTATATCTAGGCCAATATTATCAGGGATTATACCTAAAAATTATTGGCATCAGATGCAAATTCAGATGGAAGTAACAGATATTAACATTTGCGATTATTTCGAAGTCCAACTACGTTCTAAAAATAAGAATGAAGTTCAAATGGAAGGTCCTGCACTATATTATGGGTACGTTTATGTAATTGGACGAAACAATCCTTCTTATGAGGACCCTCAACCTTATAGGTATATTTACAGTGAAATAAATCAGGCAACTCCATCTATTACATTAGACTTGCCAGCAGGCGACAGTATTCTTGAAACTCTCTCTTGGGAACTAATGGGATTTAATTTAATCGCAGTTCCTCGCTCACAAACCTGGTTTGAGAGTATTCAGCCACAACTTATCCAGTTTTGGGCTGATGTTATTTCTGCAAGAGATGGAGCATTTACATTACCAGAATCGAAACGACAAACTAAATACAATATATGCTTAATTCAAGAGGACCCTCTAAACGTAGATCCCAAGGATGAGGTCATGATTGGGAGCGGAACATGATTCGCCGTTAGCATGTTTATAATTATTTGTCATTTGGCGAAAACTGGGTAATACATCCAAAGTATTCTGATAATCTTTTTCATAGCATTGCTGGCTTGTTGGACCAGAAGCAACTTGAGGGGCAGGCTTCTTCTGATTTGGTAAAAGCGCGTAGTCTCCGCGACCCGCCACAAATTCTGCGGGATTCATATCAAGAAAGCCATCTTTATTCATAAATATAACATTTACAGTTATTGCGGCAATTAACAATAATCCAGTTGTTGCCATGGTGGCTATGGCTGTACTAGACATTCTATAAGGGATTACTAAAATTGGTGCCTGATAAATAAGAAAAATAGAAATATAAAATTGACCTCCCGTCCCGCGCTACAAAAATGTATAGAAAGATGGCCTATAATAACAGTATGCAGGTGATTAAGCGGGACGGTCGTAAGGAGGATGTATCATTTGACAAAGTTCTGGAACGTATTCGTAAGGCAAGTACTTCATTCTCCACCAATCTGAAAGTAAATTCTGCAGCAATCGCCCAGCGCGTAATTGACCAGATTTATGATGGTGTTCGTACAACGGAACTGGATGACCTGGCTTGCCAGCTGTCAGTGAGTCTCACAACTCTTCATCCTGATTATGGAGTTCTTGCTGCGCGTATTGCAGTAAGTAATCATCAGAAGAATACACAGGAGTCTTTTAGCGCAGTTATTGAGACTCTTGCAAATCAGACAATGCCACAAACTGGTGGCTCACTATCATATATTTCACCAGAACTTCTCCAGATTGTACGTGATCATGGTGCAGAGATTGATGCATATATTAACTACGACCGCGATTATCTCTTTGATTACTTTGGATTCAAAACTCTTGAGAAGTCATATTTGCTCCGCGATTCTGCAAAGAACATCCTGGAGCGCCCGCAACATATGTGGATGCGAGTATCACTTGCTCTCTGGGGATCTCTTGATCTAAAGAAGGCTTTTGAGACCTATGACCTCATGAGCATGAAGAAATTCACACATGCTACTCCTACACTATTCAATGCAGGTACTCCTCGCCAACAGCTATCATCATGCTTTCTACTTGCAATGGCAGACGATAGTATCTCAGGAATTTATAAGACCCTTGGTGATTGTGCTCAGATTAGTAAGCATGCTGGTGGTATTGGGCTACATGCGCACAATATTCGCGCAAAAGGTTCTCTTATTCGCGGAACAAATGGAACAAGTAATGGTCTGATTCCAATGCTTCGTGTGTTTAATAATACTGCTCGCTATGTTGACCAGTGTTTTACACCCGATACCCTTGTGTATACTAAAAATGGTGCAAAACCAATTGAGGATGTAAGTATTTCGGATGAGGTTCTCACAAGTACTGGAGAGTATCATGTTGTTAAGAAACCAATTCGTCATGATTATGATGGGCCTATCCGAAATATCCAGGTTAAGAATGCAATTTCAAGTATTCGTGTTACTCCTGAACACCAAGTCTTCGCCCTAAAGGGACAGGTAAAAGGTCTAAACTTTGATGTAATTCGTAATAGACTTGAGAAGAATATTGCTTCTCCCGAGTTTGTAGATGCACGTGATCTTGTATCTGGCGACTTTGTTGTATATTCTATTCCACAGTATGTTGCAGATATTCAAACTCTAACAGAAGAGGATGCTCGTCTGTACGGAATTCTTCTTGGGGATGGCCACTTATCTGATGGAACCGCATATGTATCTCTTCACTCAGAAAATAAAGTAGCAACCTCAGAATTTGTCCAGGACTATCTCACTAAGCGCGGAATTCCATTTACTATTGAGGAGCGCGAAGAGCTAAATATTCGGATTCGCTGGTCATCAAATAATCCTGGATTTAAATTCACTCGCTCACAACTATATGATACAAATAAGGAAAAGCATATTGACACTGCTATGCTACATCTACCAATCAATAAAATCATCCAGATTATTCGCGGTATTATTGAAACTGATGGATGTGTTGGAACAAAAGAGGTATCCGTTGAAATGTCATCAGATAATGTGATTGAGGGACTTCGTTATATGCTATTACGCCTCGGCTCTCTTGCATCAGGCTATGACCGCGATCGAATTGGCAATGTAAGTAGCTACAAGAATATTACAACCCGCAAGACAACAAAGGTCCTACGAATTCCTCGCATTTCTCAACTGATGACATTCTTCCCAAATGCTCCTGTAGGAGAATATGTATCATATCTTACTAACAATGGATATGTATATTCTCGCATTGAAAGCATCAATGAAGATACGTATAAGGGAACAGTCCATGATTTTGAGATTGCTGGTCCCCATGACTATACTGTTGCTCATCTGGGAATTGCACATAATGGTGGCGGAAGGCGCAACGGTTCCTTTGCAATCTACTTGGAGCCTTGGCACGCAGATGTGGAGGATTTCCTCCGCCTCAAACTGAATACTGGTTCAGAAGAAGAGCGCGCCCGCGATCTGTTCTATGCTCTCTGGATCTCAGATCTCTTCATGGAGCGCGTTGAGGCTGATGGAGAGTGGTCACTCTTTTGTCCTAACGAGGCTCCAGGTCTAGCAGATGTATATGGTGCAGAGTTCCGAGCCCTATATGAACGTTATGAATCAGAGGGCCGTGCTCGCAAGACTGTATCAGCACAGAAGCTCTGGTTCCAGATTCTGGATACACAGATGGAGACGGGCACTCCTTACCTTCTCTATAAGGATCCTGCAAATGAGAAGTCAAATCAGAAGAATCTTGGAACAATTAAGTCATCCAATCTTTGCACAGAGATTATGGAATATTCTAGTCCTGAGGAACAGGCAGTATGTAATCTTGCATCCATTGGCCTACCAGCCTTTGTAAAGGAGACTTCAGTAACTCACAATGATGGAATCACATATCCTGAGAAAGTATTCGACTTTGAGGAGTTGCGTCGCGTTGTTAAGATTGTTACTGTTAATCTGAATCGTGTTATTGATATTAACTACTATCCTACACCTGAGACAAAGCGCTCAAATATGCGCCATCGCCCTATTGGGCTTGGTGTTCAGGGTCTAGCAGATGTATTTGCACTGCTCAAACTACCTTGGGAAAGCGAGGAGGCTGCACAACTCAATCAGCTTATCTTTGAGCATATTTACTATGCTGCGACAGAGGCATCTGTAGAAGTAGCACAGCGAGAGGGACCATATGAGACATTCCAGGGCTCTCCTGCTAGTAAAGGGATTCTTCAGCCTGATATGTGGAATGTAACGCCTATTACCCATACAAATGGTACTCTAGACTGGACTGCTCTCCGTGCAAGGGTAATGACAAGTGGAATTCGTAATTCTCTGCTTGTTGCTCCAATGCCAACTGCATCAACAAGCCAGATTCTCGGTTATAATGAGTGCTTTGAGCCATTTACTAGTAATATTTATGCACGACGAACTCTTGCAGGAGAGTTTCCTATGGTGAATAAGCATCTGCTTACAGACCTCCTTGAGCGCGGTCTATGGAATGAGGATCTGAAGCAGAAGCTCATTGCAAATAATGGTTCTGTTCAGGGTATTAGTGAAATTCCAGAGAACCTACAGGTTCTTTATAAGAATACTTGGGAGATTAAGATGCGCACTCTTATTGATATGGCTGCTGCTCGCGGAGCATTTATCTGCCAGAGCCAAAGTCTAAATCTGTTTGTAGCTGATGCAACATATTCCAAACTGACATCCATGCATTTCTATGCGTGGAAGAAGGGTTTGAAGACCGGTTGTTATTATTTGAGAACTAAGGCTCCTGTTATGGCCCAGAAATTTACAGTTGATCCAAGACTTCTAACACAGGTAGCGCCACAAGTAACGGCAAGCGTTGAACTTAGCTCTGAGGATGAACGGAAGAAGAACCGTCGTGAGTTGCTAGACCGTCTTGCAAAGGAGGCGGAGGAGGCCGCAAAACAACAATGTGAGACGGATAATGGCGATGGTTGTATTCTCTGCTCATCTTAGATGGGCTCTAAAAGCGAGGTCCTTGAGTTAATAGAAAAAACAAAAAAATCATTTTTAAGTGTTGATAAGGATAAATTATACAACATGTATAATGGAGTAAGTGAATTATTATTAGCATATAAGTATGCTAATGGTAATACTGGTTGGTCCAAAAAAATTGTAGATACTTCTGGAAATGCTATATATACTTCTGAAGAACAAGTATCAATTGAGTCTGGTTTTAAGACTCTCTCACAATTTATTGATCCTGTGCTTTTTAATATACCTGCCAAAAGACAAAAAGGCGGAGCAACTGTAGTAAATATTGAACCAAAAAATCAATGGGGCAAAGTTGATCCAGATAGTATTAGTATTGATAAAGCATATCACGCTTTTTCAGAATTTATTCGTGATCTTGATCAAACAAATAGAGATTATGCAAAAAATCTTGGACCTTTTCGCAAATTTAATGAAATGGGAGATCAACACATCCCTTTGCCTCCTCCATTTAGTCCGACTATTAGTGAGATTTTAATACCTGAACGGTCAATTGTCCCAATGATTATGTATTTTTTAGAGTCAATACGTCTTATGGTATCATTTGGTCCTTTAAGTAACGAATTATTGCGTAAGATTTCTACTCTTATTCTAGCATTTGCGGATGTTGCAAATGGTAGTTGGAAGAATGCAATACTTACAAGTTTAGGATTATTTGGAACAACTCCATTATTAATCGGAATTACTGGTAAATTTATGAATAATACACTAGAACTTATTGCACCAGATATTCGTGAAAGATTATCGTTTGAAATATTTAATAGTGTAAAATCCATATTAGTAGGACCATTTTTCTATTTATTTAGTATTTTAGCTCCTGACAATAAACGAAAGGAGGTCATTGACTCATTTTCTAAATTAAGTGATACAGTTGATAGATTTATTGAAGCTCGTGATGGAGCATTAAATACTACAAAAGAAACAGTAAATCTTAGTAAGTATGATGTAATTGCTAAAAAAATTCCAATAGATAGAGTGCCGACATTAGAGCACATTCAGAATTTACAATCACTAATACATATGCCTCAAATTTTATGTTCTACAGTTGTTCAAGCCACTATTAATGATCTTAAAAAAGAGGTAGGTCCGCGTATTATATTAGAATTATTGGGAGTTCCTACACAAGATGAGGATATGGAACGTATGTGTAGGGGAATACCTCCAGATATGGGAACTGCATTGGCAGAACCATATACTGTTAAGTTAAAACCAACACCAGAGCCAGAGTCACAGCCAATAAATAATAACCCAACAAATCCTGATAGCAAGAAAAGTTTTGCTCCTACTCAAACTCGAAAGCGACCACAACAACCAAAACAACCAAAACAACCCAAACAAAAAGGCGGAAAACGTTCATCGCGTTCTACGCGCCGCAGACGACGCAACAGGTGCAACAGGCGCAACTCCTTGTAATTCCACATCTACTCCAGCCAATTTATGAACAAAAATAAGAAACTCTGGAGGAAATCCCCAAAAACACGCAGGCTTCACATCCGAAGGTGGGATGCGACGACTGCTTGAATTATTTCCATGACAGAAACTCACGATAATCTGCTGAGGTGGCATTTCCACAACTTCACGCTCACGACCCTGAATAAAAGCATCACCTTCTGCCATATTTGTAATCTCAAACTTACGATCCTTATAGAAGTTACGATAGAATGTTAATGTCGCTTCACTAATACGCTTTCCCAAAGATATATCATATGGGGGTACATTAACAGCACTAACACCTGTCTTCAAATCATAAAGCGCAATTGTAGTACACACAGCACAACCCTTATTAGGGGTCTTAGTAAGCCAAGCAACACGACGACGGAAACTTGATTCAGGATAATGATCGTCATCATCCATCATTAGAAGAATATCATGCGTAGCCCGCTTTACACCCATGTTTCTCTTACCGCCAATTGTCAGCTTTGTGTGATAAGGAACATACACAACATTAAGCCCAGGAAGTACTGACTGAATCTTCGAAATCTTATGACTAATACTCTGCTCCATATCATCACTATCATCCACAATTACCCACTCAAGTTTTTCACGGGGATAATCAGTAATCATCATATTATGAAGAGCCAGATCCCAGAACTTTACACGATTATATACAAGGGTAATAATACTAATAGGCGGACAATCATCCTGCATTAACACAGGAGGTACATGGCGAGTTTTCTGAGTAGAACGGCTCGCTTCTACCCCTTGCGAGGCCTTCTGAAAAACAGGCACAACTGCAGCCTTGAACGCAACACGTCGAGCATCTGATGCTGCACGACGGGCCGCCATACAAAACCCGAAATCACACTCCAGAAAATCTGCCACAGCAGAATCTAGTACTGCACCACAAGACCCACTTATATCAAGCACATAACGACTAGACCGTGTCTTATCATTTGCTACTTGATTTGTTGGCAACAACCGCACATACTTATCTTCAGAATATGCTGCGTCATATGCATCATTATGATTTAAGATACAGAACGCTCCAACACTCTCAGCCTCCGCTGCAGCAAATCCGAACCCTTCTGCCTCACTTAGTGCACAATGTCCCAAATACTTCCTCTGTAACCCAACTACTTCAATAGCCTCAAGGTCCTTGCAAATCACACGTACATTCTCCTTTGCCTCCTCACCAAAACTAAAGTCTGTACGACTTGTGTAAATATTTAATGCAGGATATGTTGGTTTCCAAAGTGATACAAGATCCTTTGCCCCAGCAGCTTTATTAGGTGATCCACCAATCATATATAAAAACTCCTTTACGCCATTTACAACTGGTGCCTTTGCATCTGTGCACCAAGGCACAAGTGCAACCTTTTCATCTGAAAGCCCACACACAATCTTGAATGTATCTCTCACATGCTCATTCTTAAAAAGCACAAGATCAACCTCATATAAATAAGCATCATATGCTTCAGATACCCACCATTCTGGATTTACAACCAATATATTATATCTGGCATATTGAAACCACACACTATAAGGGACTTCTAGATGTATTACAATATCACACATAACCGGCACCTCACGAGGATCCAAATGCTTTATTTTTCCAACACTCTGCCCCTGCGCTTTTGCAGCCACACTTAATGCATCCTCAAGGAGTTTCGCATCCTTTTCAAGACCAACTGAACGATTATAGACGATTGCAACATCTAAAACTTGTTTTTGAACATAGGGCGCCATCTAAAAAAACAATAGGGTAGAGGTTTAGGCGGGCACATAAAATGACAGCAAAAGAAATAAGAGACATTGGATTTCTTTCGTGGAAAGATCCCGATGCCTGGATGGAATCTATGAGTGGACCAAGATGGGATGCTCTTGTAGCAGAAGAGAACGCAACTCTCAAAGCAGAAATCGAAGCAAATGTGCAACAGAAACAAATAAACACCTTCAAAGAAGAAATTACAAATGCCCAGCGCCACTATGATCTAGAATCTTTCGAGTCTGGACCAATAAGAATTACTCCGCTTGGAACATTCTCTATTAAATGGAGATTCGCAACAGACCAGAATTATGTTTATGCACGCGATGCCTGTTCCGATGGAACACATGTTGTTTATACGCATGATATTGGAAAAGGTTCGGAAAAATACGAACTTATATGCCTCGATGCAAAAACACGAAAAGTCTGTTTTCGCAGATCTCCAGTTGGACCAACTGTATCGCTAGAAAAAACCCGCATATATTATCTCGGAGTCCAGAAAAAACTCTGGTATAATGAACTATATACATGTGATGCAACAACAGGAAATAACACACGTAGCCTCTACAAAGAAGACGACGCCCATTATAATCTCTTCCTCAACCGCAAAACATACCTTATAAGGGAAAACGCTGGAAAGACAGATACATATTATATTACATCTAATAATACACTTGTTCCTCTCAAACCAGGGTCGGAACGTCAGCACCCTTTCAATAATACATGTTATTATAGGAATCCTGGCTCAGATACTTATGAAAATCTTCCAAAAGGCGTAGAAGGTACTCCATTTGTAGTTAATAAACATTATATATTAACACATATACATGGTGAGACATGTGCATATAATCATTCAGGTGAATTAGTACTTCATATAAAACAAGGTACTATTCAATTAAATGATTATGATGTAAATTCAGCAAGATTGCGTGTAGATGATGGTACATGCCCTCCATACATTTTTAATCATACAGACAAACAAAGCCAGACTTTCAAACTAAAAGTAAAAAAAGTAACTGCAACATCTTCAGACGGAACGGCAGTTTATGGTGTAATACTCTATAAGGGAATATTTACAAAACCAAAGGCACTCTTTGCAGCGGGATACGGAGCATATGGAGTACCATGTTCTCCTGCGGGATGTTATGAAAAATGGACTCCTCTTATTGAACGTGGATGGGGTATTCTTTATACATATATTCGAGGAGGTGGAGATGACAGTGACGCTTGGGCTCAAGCTGGACGTCTTGAAGGGCGCATGCACACAAGAGATGATTTTCTTGCGCTTGTTGAATCCGCACAGAAGACCTTCAAAATATCTGCAAAACATACAGTGATTTATGGGAGATCTGCGGGCGGGTTTTTAATGGGTATGTGTCTCAATAAAGAGCCAACAGGCAGACTCTTTGGAGCAGTTTATACAGAGGTCCCTTATGTTGATATTTTACGAACAACAACAAACAAGGACCTACCACTTACACAAATGGAATACAATGAGTTTGGAGACCCTGGTCATCGCCTAGAGGACTTTAAGTTCCTTGTGGATTTGTCGCCAGCAGATGTGGCAATTACGACAGAGGCTCCAAATGTATTTGTTTTAGCACGAACAGGTCTAAATGATTCAGAGGTATATGCTTATGAGCCTGTAAAATGGATTAGACGGCTGAGAAAGACTGGTGATAAAGAAAAGAAGATTATCGGCATTGCCATTGATGAGGGCCATTTTTATTCTGGCTCCGCAGCCATTCACGCAAAGGCTGAAGATTTTGCGCTATTGCATAATAGAATTTTCAATACTCCGCTGCTCGCGTAAAAAATATTGGGTCTTAATATATAAGAAATGCCCGCAACACGCAAGAATCGCAATCGCAAGAACCGCACGGAGATGCGCAAGAACCGCAAGAATCGCACAGAGCGCAACCGCAAGAATCGCAAAGAGCGCAACCGCAAGAACCGCACCACTCGTCGCAACCGCCGCAACTAGAGTGTTTAGTCTTCGACTAAGCAAGTAGCTGGCACTGTATTTTTCATAAAGAGTCTTCGGTGGCCATCCAGTAACCCAAATTCTTTAATTGCATTTCTATGACGTAATGTCCCGTATCCCATACAAGACATTAGATCATAACGCTCTGCACTACCCTTATGTTCAGAACACCATTCAGTAATAATCTCATCATGGCTCACTTTTGCAATAATACTTGCTGCCGCAATTGACAAGTACTTTGCATCTCCATCAACAATAGTCTCTACAATCTTAGTATCTATGCTAACGTTAAGAATACCATCTATAAGGGCCCGATCATAAGACTTGCCAAGTGCTACTAGCGCACGACGAAACGCCTCTTGGTTTGCTTGTGTAATACCAATCTTATCAATTTCGTCAGCATGCACAACACCAACTCCTGTTGCAATAGCAAGACGCTTAATTGCCTCTGCAATTATAGGCCTTTTCTTTTTGGAAATAACCTTAGAATCCTGAATTTGCGGAGCAATGCTACGATGCTCGTCAGTCCATTCTGATTCAGGCGGCCAGATAACGGCTCCTGCAACAAGAGGTCCCCAGAAACAACCACGACCGGCTTCATCCACACCTGCTTCTATCTTATCATCTGTACTGAAGCGTAGGCTGAGTGTCTGTTTTTTAATACGTGGCGCCATACTTCTGGTAGGAAAATTAATTAAAATATCATCATTCAATTTTATGATAGTGAATTAGATATGGCGAAGTTACTATTTCTAATAATAGTTTTTATAGTTGCGATAGCCTTTAGTTTCTATTTTTCTGCAGAAGGATTTACTAATGCAGTTGCGGGAAGTGATGTAGCAACTCCTGTACAATATGTGGAGGGTATCTCAACTGTTCCTCCTGCATCATGTCCTCCTGGTTCAACACTTAGAGGGATTGCATGTTATGACAAAAATGATGTTAGAGTTGAGCCAATTTGTTCAGCAAATGATATTAAAATGCGAGTAAATGGGGAATGGGAATGTAAGCCTCGTTGCCCAGATGGTAGTTCCAGAAATCCAGCAGACTCAGGATTATTGGCGACAATGTGTTCATACCCCTGTCCAGCTGGGAAAACAAAAGTTGACCAACAGTGTGTGCCATCTGGAGCCACTTTTAGACCTCGCGTACCAGCAATATGTCCGACGGGAACAACTTTAGATCCTCGCCAAGGATGTGTAAGTAGTACGCCTGGAGTGGCACCTGTTGCACCATCAGTATGCCCTTCTGGGTATTCATTTAATTCAAACTTAGGATGTGTAGGAAGTTGCCCATCTGGAACTGTTGCAAATAGTGCTGGAAATTTATGTATCCGTCCTACACCAGCACCGGTTGCACCAGTCGCTACTGCAATGACCCCTGCTCTTCAAGCTGAACTTACAGAATTAAATAAAACAATGACATATCTTACAGGGCTTGGTATAACAGAAAAGAGCGCAAATGTTACATATGATAATACTGCAAAACGATTAAAAGAAATTAATGCAATAGCAAATCCAGCAGCCCATGCTGCAGCGAATACACCAACTGCATTATTAACTGCTGAACTTGCTAAATTAAATGAAACAATGAGATATCTTACAGGGCTTGGTATAAATGCAAATAGTCAAAATGTTACGTATAATAATACTGCTAAGAGAATCGCTGAGATAAATGCTATTTTAAATCCTGGATCTGCGACAGCACCAGCAGCTGCACCAGTAGTAGCGGCACCAGCGCCAGCGCCAGCACCAGTACCAGTACCACCAACAATACCATTAGTAACCCCTTCAGGTGTTCAAGTACCTACACCTGCACCTGGTATGACTGTTGATAACAGTGGAAATGTAATATCAAATCGTCTGAAGGATTTAATCTCAATTCTTACACAATCTAATCTTAACCTAAATGGTCCAGACCCAAATACTTCAAATGTTACACAGCCTGCACCAGTAAATAATAACACTTCTGGCTCAAATGCTAATTCACTATCCCAGTTTTATGACACTCTAAAACCACAAATTAAAAAGGATATAACGGATGCAGTCAATAATGGGTTTGAGCGCTCTACGGTGTTACCGAGTGGAGGAAAACGCTGTGCATCTCCCGCTGTTCAGCAGGGTATTGATTGGTCACAGTCATTTTGTGAAGATAATAATCAACAAGATATGTCTGAATATATTCGCAAGGATTCAGTTCCTTGTTGGGGTTGTTCCGGATTATAATAAGAATACACTATTATAAGTACTAGATAGAATGGATATTTCACCAAGTGCTGCCGTTTTCGTTACACTTCTTGCTGGATTATCGGCATATGTATTATATCAAAATAAGTTAAAGACAGAAGGATTTGAAGTTAAGATTGGAGAGCCAATACAACAGCCTATTGGGTTAAAACAAATAAAACAACCAGCACCAGTTTCTATAACTGATGCAGCTGTTCAACCAATGCAACCACAAGGGCCATTACCAGGCGCCCCATTTGGCCAAATAGCAAATTCATCACCTCTCCCTTATAAGAATCCTGTAATGGAAAAGGCGACTCTATTCCAGATTAATAGTCTATTAGAGGATTTACGTGGGTTCCTGGGTTTCGATGGAAAGTCTCTAGAAGAGCGTAGTGATCCTACTATTCAACTCCCTCTTACACGGGCAAAGGGAGATTTCCAGCGTTTAACAGATGAATATCATGTACTGACTGTTACTCCTGGATTACAGAGCCAATTATCCCAACAGGATATATTAAGTATTCGTGCAAATCTTCGATATTTACAACGTGAATCGAGGAGTTTAACTGCATCTGGTGCGGTGGAAGGGTTTGAAGATGCTGGTCCTCGTGCTACGAAGGATGAACTCAATGAGTTAGTCATAAAGATTTATGCAGAAATGCAACGTCTAAGTGCAAGTGGGACAAGTGACCCAGTCATTCAAGCACGTGTAACTGCTCTGACAAATATGCGCTTAGATGTGCAATCTATATTACAGAAACTTGATTCTGGAGACATGAAACCTGCGGATATACCAATCTATAAGTCAGATATTCAGAAGCTCCTTCCACTTCTTCCAAATGTGAATGATCCTTTGCCAACAATTATAAAGAAGGCAGGTCTTTCACCTGCATTGGCAAATATGTTACCTGTAAAGGCTGGATCGAAGGAGTCCGACTATCTTGCTCAAAATCAGGAAGTATTTATGTCAGCTATTGATAGACTTGCAAAGGGTCTCTCATGGAGTGTAAGCCTAGAATATACTTCTGAAAATAAGGCTGCGGCTGGCGGGGCTGGAAGAGGAAATCTTGACACAAATTTATACAATATACATGATGAAAGTCTCTTTTCTACAGGATTTCCAAGTGATAGTGAATTAACAACTACATCAAACCCTATAGGGACAAAGTTTAAGCCAACAAACGGTTCTGGTGCAACAAACTACCCAATCTCTCTTGAGGAACAGCGTTTAGCTGCTCTTGAAGTATCAAAGGGTACGGAGGTTGGGCACTTTGATTGGAAGCAACGGGCGAAGGATATTCGCGAGTCAATTCGTAATCGTGGGCTAAATCCTACGGATTTTGGATGTTTAACACCTGCACAGGAGTCAAATGTATCACCTAGCTTTTCGTGGCGTGGCTATTGCAAAATGGTATGTAATCGTCTTACAACAACAATGGATCCCGGACTCCCTGAGACTTGTGGGTGCCCTCCTCAAGGATGGATGGGCTGGACAAAGTAACGACAGATTCTCCAGAATTAACTTTTGGAAAAACTGTCGTTACTTGTAGATGAAGCTAGCGCCAATCCATGTTGGTATAGCCCTAATATTGGGTATTTTAATTGGAATAGTCCTTACAAAGACCTTTACACGTACGAGTGAAGGATTTAATGCTTGCCCTCCACCTGCACCAATGCCACCACCTGGTCCTCCTTCTTGCGGAGGTTGCGGAAGACAGTCTCCTTGTGGATGCGCAAATCCTCGCCCTCGTTGCCCACCTTGCCCACCTTGCCGCGAACCCGACCTGAGTAAATATGTTCTCAAGAGCACAATTCCTCCTTGCCCAGTTCTCCCTGATATGAGTCAGTATATGTTAAAGACGGAGTGCCCACCGATTCCCGATCTGAGCAAGTATGTTCTCAAGAGTTCTGTACCAACACCACAGCCTGTGATTCTGGATTGCAGCAAGTGTGCAAAGTCTAAGGGTGAGTGCCCTCCATGCCCTCGTCCTCGTTGCCCTGAGGTGAAATGCCCTGAGCCTGTACGATGCCCTCCTCCGGCCCCATGCCCTCGGGCTGTATGCCCACCACAAGTTGTAAAATGCCGCACGGAAGAGCCTTCCCAGGGTGTCCGTCCATTTTTAGCCCCATTGAGCACAATGGGCTTCGGTCTCGGATAAATATAAATACATAATCTAAATCACAAAATATGACTTATTCTATGATTTAGTGTTAGAGCGCTAATAATGGACACCAAATTCTGGGGTCCATCTGCCTGGAAGTTGCTTCATATGGCAACTTTCCAGTATGACCCAAAAACCCAAAAGGAGGATATGCTAACATTTTTCTATTTACTTCCTTTTGTACTTCCTTGCAAATTCTGTAGAAAGAGCCTTACAGAATATTACATGGAGGATCCGCCAGGCGAGTCGCTTGAATCAGTGGATTCACTATCCCGTTGGCTCTGGAGGATTCACAATAAAGTAAATGATAAACTGCGATCGCAAGGTCTTAATAATCAACCAAATCCATCCTATAAGGAAATTGCAGAAAGCTATCAAGAATATTTATCACAAGGATGTTCGGAAACGAACTTTCCAGGATGGGAATTACTATTTTGTATTCTGGATAATCACCCACTCAGCAGGGAAGGGCGTTCATCAAATCCGTTTGAGTATGACCCCAAAGAGGTTGATATACGAAATAATCTGGAAAAGAATCGACTAAATCTTCTAACACCAGATAAACGTCTTAATTATATTATTCATTTCTTTATTATAATTCCTACTATACTCCCTTATAAGGAGTGGAGTGAAACTTGGATGGCTGCTGCGGCGGCCTCAAAGACGGATCCTTCTAAAGTATTTCCACAAGGACGAAAGAAGTCGCTGGCGTGGCTGTGGAAAATTCGTGCAGAATTGGAGAAAAAGTTTGAGCTAAAGAATAAGGGTACATTCCACGGTGTATGTTCAACTGTTGCAGCACATAGAAGTGGATGTTCAAAGATGAATAGAGCAAAGACATGTAGGCGGCGGAAAAATTAAGCGCAAGAAAGTTTAGCAAGTACCTGATAGATATGGACGGTTTCCAGACATTTCTATTAGTTGTCCTTATACTTCTTGCAATAAACTATCTGGGTACAGTATTTCTTGATAGAGTTTTAAATACTAACGACAACGTAGCAGCGAGTGCTATCGCAACTATTGAAGGATTTGAAAACAGTTCCTCTGAGGCTGATTCTGCAAAAGGAACAATCCTTGCAAATGATGATTTATATGATGACTTCTATGCTTCTGTATATGATAAACTTGCACAAGGTATTGAACGAAGCGCAGGAAAAGTGGCACTTATAATGTCGCATTGGACAAAGAATGGACTTCAACCGAAAGATATGAAGATTCTTGATGCTGGTTGTGGAACAGGGATTACTACACTTGCTTTTAAGAAAATGGGTGCAGGAGGGCTTATTGGCTTAGATCAATCGGAATCTATGTTACGTCATGCACGCAATGTTACAATGCCTGCTACTACTCTTAATGAAAAAGAGAAGGCCACTATTGAATGGCGCAAGGGGGATTTATTGAATCCGTCTGCTCTTGCTGGTTCCGAAGTAAATTGCGCAGTACTTCTATATTTCACAGTTTATTATGTGAAAGATTTAGATGCACTTTTCCGCAATATGGGATTCTGGGTAGCCCCAGGTGGAAATTTAGTTGTGGAGGTTGTCAATAAGTATAAGTTTGACCCTATTCTGGATTCTGCGAGTCCATTTGCTGGATTTTCTATACAAAAGTACGTTGATAAAAGACAAACTAAGAGTAAAGTTGTATTTGATAAATTTGAATATGCTGCGGAATTCCGGTTAATGGATGAGAGCCCTAACGGACAGGCAGAGTTCCGAGAGGCATTTAGTTTCAAGGATGGAAGCCGGCGCAAACAGAGACATACATTAAATATGCCAGAAATTAAGAAGATTGTATCTGCTGCGACATTTGCAGGATGGACATATAAGTCATATGTTGATATAACCATGTTAGGATTTGAATATGGCTACCTACTCTTTTTTACACACTAGTAGTAGTTCGCCCTGGGCCATGCCATTGCTAAATGTGTTTGAACCAGGATTAAAACGTGGATCAGCACGTCTTGCATATATGCCTGAAAAACGCTATTTTTACGTGGAAAACACACAGGCTGCAGAGCCTTGGAGAGTATATATGCGGGCAGCAGTATTCTTATATGAAAAAGGTGTGCCATTTGATAAACAACGATTTCTGGTTGTTAAAAAAACAGAGAAAGGCCCCAAGTCAAAAGCATGGGAGCCAATTAAAGGGCAGATGGAAGGACGTGATGGTCTCCCACGAAATGAAACTCTTCTTCGGTTAATGGCAAATAATGTGCGACGCGAAGTAGAAGAAGAAGGAAAAATAGAGTCTATTTCTGGGCTTCGTTATACTGGACTTGCCTATCAGGGTTCGGAGACAGATTATCCTAAAGGTCACTATTTTCAATACCATATTTTCACTGCGGAAGTAACTTCGCAGCAACTTCAGAAGGCTGCAGATAAACTTGCGTGGTATCGGACACATCCAGCATCTTTCCAACGCCTAGAGAGTGTCAAACGAGAAAAAGATAACTTCGCATGGTTTGATCCGCATGAAACAAAACTTATGGGACGATGGGCTCCAGGGATTGTTGCGCTTTATCTAGCAAATGCCTAAAACTTAGCTATATTATACAGATTAATGGACACAACTATAGGCATAGTAATTGCACTTTATAATGAAGATTCCGAATGGATTCATCAAATTACTGAAATAGCAAATACAAAAGTTTATATTTACTTGAAGAATCCAGATAGATTCCAAAAAATAGCAGACGAATTTCCAACTTGTCATGTAGAAATTCTGGAGAATAAGGGACGCGAATCACACACATATTTATTTCACATAGTAAATAATTATTCTTCATTAGACACTTACACTATCTTCCTACAAGGGAATCCATTTGAACATGTGCAAATGTATAAGATTATGGATGCTATAAACGTAGCAACAACCGAAACTGCAACCACAACCACAACCACCCACTTTACTGGATTATTTTATAGCGAACCATTCAAGTGTGATAAATATGGAACGCCTCACCATTATTTAGGAGATAATATTGAAATTACATATAGTGGTATCTTTAATCAGCCCCCCCCAGAGGAGTTAGTGTTTTATCCAGGCGCACAGTTTATGGTTACAAAAGAAAATATACTTCAACATCCACAAACATTTTACAGTATTCTAATGGATTATTCCTACAAAAATACTTATATTGGATATGCGCTTGAAAGACTTTGGGCCTATATTTTCAGATCACCTCAATCTTTTTCGCCACAATCTGTACAAGAGTAGTAGATAAATGTGTCTGCGCATTTTTCCTAAAATCAAATGCACACATATGTTCTTCAGGATAACGATGAGTACTGCAGAATGTTACTCCACACCTACATTTGACATCTGTAAGAAGTAGTTTCTTCTTACATGTTTCAAAGGCGCAACAGGGCTTCTTATTTTGGGGTACCATTTCTTCTTACTACCTATAAGGGATATATAAAAGGCGAACCCCTCAATTTTACTAGATGGGGTTTTGGACCTCTCAGCCAATAATTACATATATGTCATATATTCAAAGTGCATTTTGTCAATATAGTCCTCCTCAGGTACTAAATAGAATTGCACGAAAAAAAGAGCCTATTCGTATTCCTGGAGTTACTTACAAAAGAGCCATTATGAAAAATGCAGCACAATACTCCAAATTTCTTGAAACATATTTTTATATTAATCAGAAAGATATTCGTCTTGTACTACCTGAAAAAATTATAAGTGATGGACTTTCTGTAGGTGGAGGATGGTGTGGAATAGAAGCGTGTGATATAGATTCTAGAATTATTGGAATAATATTTAGTTTGCCAATTCAATATCTATATTCATCACAATTTTCAAAAGAACCCCTTATAGATTGTGGCATGGTAGATTATTTTTGTGTAGCGCCAGCCTGGAGAAGTAAGGGTATTGCTTCAGGCTTACTGGATCGGTTTTTCAATCTCAACTATGAATTGGGGAGACTACCGCACATTTTTGCTTCTGAAGGGAACATCTTATTTCATAAGATTCCTCCATTTATAAAGGGTCAGTATATTTGGAGAGAAAAGCAAATTGATGCTGTCATATTTGAAAATCTCCAGATTATACGCAATAAACCTGTTCATATTGGCGATATCTGGAGTTCTATAAGGGAAAATACATTTATTGCATATAATCCGAAAACAGCTGCTGAAAATCTTATACAAATAAAATATACAGGACGAAATGTTTTAATTCATATGGTGCTGAAACCAACATATGAAATGAAAGGTACTAAGCGAGTTGGAGAAATTATTGCCTATTGGGGTTACTGTACACATCTTGAAAAGTTATATGATTCTATATTAGATAGTATTCCTGATTTCGATATATTTTTGGCAACATCGTCTTTCCCTCAGAGACGTGTATGGAATAATGGATCCGCATTTGCATATTATCCATTTCATTTTCATCCTGGAGTGTTTGATTCTAAGACGTTTTTATATATATGTTAAGTTAGTCGGGTCTTCCTACTATACTAAGAGCATTTGCTGCTGCACGATATCTGCTTTCGCAGTTTGCATAGTATTTCACAAGTAATTTTCTTGCTTCTTTTGCTATTTCATTTACACCCGGATTTCCAAGTTGTAGAAGAATAGGATTTATACCAACTTGATTCTGTCCTGTAGATAGTTTTACTACACGTACAAGACTTTTCATAATATTAACTGCTTGTACGTTATGTTCTATTTGAAATCTCCATAGATCTTGTATTGCTTTTTGTGCTTCTGTGATCGCGGTCTTTTCAGAAACAGTTAGTGTTTTGTCGGTCTTTCCTTGACCACACATACGAGTTGTCTTACTTTTAACGGAACTTAATTGTTGCAGTGCTGGGTTTTCACCTTCTGCAAATTCTTTTGACATTTTCTGTACAAATAATTTATATAGTTCGGAAGAGTCCGCTGACATGGAAAGTTTGGCATCTGATATTTTATCAAAAAAGAGTTGTTGGAGTGCAGCAATTCCTGCTTCCTGTGTAATTGGTGAATTATTATCTGGAACACCTCCGCGGGCGGTCTCAAATTTTGTTTTACAAATACTACTGCGAACTGAACCAGGAATAGTTGTTTGCGAAAGAGGTTCCATATTAATTAATTGGAGACTGCGGGCAATACAGTGGGCAAGTGGCTTTTGAGTTTTAAGACTTGTAATTAATTGTGCAGTTTTGAAACCATCACTTACAAATTGGTCTGGTGCTAAACCTGATACACCAGTTGAATCTGATGACACTTGTCTCGCGCGAACACGCGCAATATTTGGCTGGCGACGTCCAATTGCTACTTTTTGAGAATTTGTCATTATAGTATTAATAATATCATCAATAGGTTCGCCATTTTCTGAGCTATACTCATCATTCTTTTTAAAGATCCATATAGGAATAGGTCCATTAAGACGTAGTAGTCTATTAAATTGTGGCTCCATAGAGATGAATCTTTCGAATGTTAGAAGGTATTTATCAGGCACAGATGTACTTACCTGAATCTTAAAATTACATGTAATAACTGCAGGGGCACCTGAATCTGCAACACTATCTTTTGTTATAGTTAAATTCTGTGTTTGTTTTGTGGCGTCTAATATAATATTTGGATATTGGTCTAAGTAGTATTTTCCTCCTCGAGGATACGATGTGTCACGTGTAACATAGTTTTTGAGAATTCTAAAAGAACTTAGATTATCAGTTGTAACGCCGCCAACTTGAAGGGCTCCTCCATAATATACAGGTGCCAACCCGGGAGCAGTTGTAGCACGTTGAGGTCCGGCTATTGTAGAGCGTTGTATGCTAGAACCATATGTTTCATCGTCGTTCATTGATAATGTCAGAGCTGCGTATATTTGGAAAATTCTGATGTAGAATAACGCAACACTAATACATAATTCTCTGCGTTGAATGCCTTCAGGGGATGCAGTATCTATCTTTGTAAGTTCTTGTGTTTTCTTAAAAAACACTACACCATCTTTGTCTTTTCCTGGTCTAATTCGAACTTCATCAAAAAGACGTTGTAACGCATCCGCCATTACAAATACATATTCTGAGCAACTTTTTGGATTTCCTAGTGCTAATATATCTTTTTGGGCAATTTGTTCTATGAAAAAACGGAAAAGAAAATTCATAAAGCCTCGAGTATCATTAGTTGCTTTTAATAAATCTGCCCGTGATAGTTGGCCAGAGAAACTAGTTTTACTTTGGCCAGCCCCCATTACTCTATTTTGTAGCTGCAAGTTTAATTTTAAGAACATCTGATGATTGCAGACGCTTCATACACTTCTGAACAGTTGCAACTGATACATCACATGCGCCTGCGATTTTTGCAAGAGAGAATTCCCCTGGCTTCCAGTATTCTAGAGAATATGCGAGACATCCTGCTGCTAGAGATGGTGGCATATTCTCTGGACTAATATTATTTGCCTCCGCAATATCTGAGATTTTCTGTGCAAGATCCAGGATTTTCTGATTATCTGCCCGCGAACAAAGAAGTTTTGAAAGCGGTAGTTCAATATAATTGGAGCCCTTTGTACTCGCCATGCGACTAGGCGCAAATGCCTCAGGGAGCATCCCCTTCTGCTGAGCCTGTGCGAGTACTTCCTGAAAGAACTTGAATGCCTTTGTGAAAGAACCGTTGCCAAGATTAAACATGTCTGCAACTTCATTTGGTCTGCGTGGCGAACCAGCACGCTTTAGCGATGTATATACGCAACATGCGAGAACGGAATCGCGCGAGAATCCCCTGCGAACACAATGCTGTACAAGACGAGAGTACAACTCCTTTGAATCATCAATTACTGATGCACTTAGACCATTATTTGATGCTATTAGTCCAAGACGATTAAATGAAATCATTAACGTACGTTCCTTATAGGGTTGAATATTCCACTGGTGATAGCGACGAATCCTCGCCATTGTTTTACCTCCTCCACCACTGTTCAGAATTATCGTTCCTAACGAAGATTCTGGAAGGCGTTCATCTGTAGGGGCTCCAATTCGACTGGGATCGCCGTTTCTATCCTCAGCACCGAAATAACGGAATTCTGATGTAGCATCGAGAGGACGCTGTTGGATTTCACCGCATTTTGTGCAAATAGTTAGATCGTCTTGAGTAAATACTTCTTCTTCCTGCCCACATAGTGAACATACAATTGGCGCATCTTGTTTGCCAGCATCATCTGCATTCCAATAGGATTCATAAATATCTTTAGTTGTTGTGTTATTAAGACCTGGAAATAGGGATGCTATATTCATAGTCTGCATTATCGGACGACTTGCTAGATTTTAAATATACGCACTTGTTCAATTTTTAGTTGCCCCCTGGCAACTGAACAATTTTTAGTTACTTCCTGGCAACTGAACAATTTTTAGTTGCTCCTAGCAACTAAACAGTCTAAATATAATTACTATATTTAATATAATGAATACAAATTATAGAAATACTCATATTTTTTGTTGTACAAATTATGGATATTTAAAATATACACGAAATTTTATAGAATATTTTAAGAAATTAAATGTTCAATGGAAACTTCACGTATATTGTATGGATAAAAAATCATATGAATTTTTAAAAGATACACATGAAATAATTCCTCATTTTATACCAGTATCTTATATTTCAGATGAAGAATTATATGAATGGGGTCAGGTGCAATATAAACAAATTTGTTATTATCGTTATAAAATCATTTATCCTTTATTTAAAATTAAAAAATTAAAGTATGTTATACATTTTGATACAGATATTGCATTATTAAAAGATCCTGTGGATTTTATGATTGATTATATGGATAATCATAAAAATAATTGTGAAATTGCAGGTCAATGTGATGAAAAATCATTAACATGTTCTAATCATTTAAAATGTCCCAATATATGTGGGGGATGTTTTATATTAAGAAATACAGAATCTACATTATTATTAACTAAAGAATCATCGTATATTAATTTAATTGAACATTATCACAGTGACCAAGGATATTTTAATCATAAATTAACAATGAAACATTCATTTCCAACAGACCTTTTTGTCCATACTCCAAAAGAAAGTTTATTACATAAAGATACTTTTCTGTATCATTTTAATTGGTTAATAGGTGATATAAAGGAATCAATTATGAAAGAGAAAAACTATTGGTTATTAACAAATTAAAAAAAATTATAGAATAATTAGAGGCTATGTCTGGAGTAGCACCAGCAGGTGTGCAAGCACAACAATTGGGTAATGAAAATCGTGCAAATATACTTCCAAAGAAAGATCCTGCTGGACCAGGATTCCTTGGACCAAAATACGACCCAAGTGATTTCATACCATTGCCTGGTGATGTGGGGGTCCGTCGTGGAAATAGTATAGATTCTGTAATTAATGCTGTTAAAGGTACTGCCTACTATTCTGATGTCATAGGATTCGGCGAGTCCTCCAATCCCCTAACAAACGGGATGAGTTTCCAACATTTTGGTGTCAATTACTTCATGAAAACCGGAGCAAAATGCTCGAATGGCGCCGAGATGTGGATGTATGTTGAAACTATTCCCAAAGGTGATGCTCTGGGTAAGCGAGTACAGAAGGGTCTTGCATCAGCAGGCCTGCCTGCTATGAGAGGCCTAGCGCCCGGTATGCTTGAAGATGTTCAAGATGGATTAAATCCAGCACCACTAATTGGGGCTCTTTTTAATGGAGCATATCCATCATGTCGCAAAGTAACATTACCTGTTGGAGATGAAACCGGTCGAACCGCAGATCCAGAATCCGGTGATTTATGGGTGGAAGGTCCTGTGGAAATGCGCGGAGGTCGCCCGCATCAAACGAAATGGGTTCAAGATAAAACCATGTCGCGGGAAGATTGGGAGCGCGAACCTAAAACAATGAAACCAGATGGAACTCCAATTGTAAATACACCACGTGTTGAAGGATTTAATATGCAATTTACTGGAGTAGAATTGGCAACAGTAATATTGTTAGGTGCAGCTGCAGTAATTGCTTATCGCTTTCGCCGTTAAGCAACTGTCGCCTTATAGGCATATACTGCTGTCACAGCACCGAGTAATTGGACAATTGAATAGCCTATAAATGTAGAAGCAGGGATACTTCCGGAGAGGAACATTGATAGAGACACAGCAGGATTTACATGCCCACCACTGACATTCCCTATAAGGAATATAATAATAGCAAGGACAGCGCCTGTAAATACAGATGAGCCTCCTGTTGCAATAATTGTTAAAACAAAAAGCACTGTGCCTAAGAATTCTGCGGCTAAGCGAATACCAAGATCAATCATTCTATCTAATATACTATTAGGGAAATGTCGGTTGGCATTATAAATAAAAGTGATCCGAATGTCCAAACCGACTTATATAAATTATCTATTGCAGATGCAAAACATGATTTTAAGAAGATTGATATAAATACTCTATTCGCATCTCTCAGTAATTTTCTTCCTTTTAGGGGAGCCCCAGGAGGGGAATTAGATGAAGCTGGCTCATTTAAACTTGTTGTTGGCCAAGAGTTTGAATATATTTTTAAACAAATAGTTGATACAAATGGTCCAGTACAATTAAATGTTACTAATCCTGGTCGCACTTATAATGTATTAGGAAAAGCTCGTGCAACCTTAAATAATGGACAAGATTTACATAATTTACTTAATACCCTTACACTAAAATCTAATCATGCCCTTATAATTGATGCTCAAAATCAAAATTTATTTGAATTAGCAATAGAAGGATCACTTGTCCCCAGTTCGAAGCTTTATATTATAAATAATCGTGAAACTATTGCAGACCCAGCGGGAAAAACAATAATTAAACCAACTGTACTGGAGCAACGAGGAGGTGTTAGGCTTATACAATTACATGATTCTGAAATAAATTCTATCAATTATACACCATATGATCCTCAAATAAAAGATGTTACTAATGATTTTTTCTCAAATCTTAATATTGAACTTGGCCCACTTGAAAGTACTAAAAAAAATATTAAGATGGTAATTACAGACCCTATAAGGAAAAAGCAAAAAGTTATATTAAATCCCAAGAAAGAGGGATCCAAAAGTGCTGGATTTGAAAAATTAATTAGTATTGTTAAAGGACGTGATAATTTTAATGAACAAGTGCAACTTATTCAGAAACGGTCAGGTGATTGGTTACAGGCTCTTTCATGCCTTCAAAATATGCGTTCTTATAGTCCAGAAACTCCTGCAGAGGCGCCCTATATTCTTGTAACACATGATAAAATTCTTCTTGCGTATGCATTATATATAGGGGTAAATGTGCTATTTATGAAGGCACAATCAGAATTAGTTCCGCAATCTATGGTATTTTTTTATAATACAACAGGACAACCTTCTATTGATTTATCAGAATCTCTTCGTGGTTTTTGGAGTAATGGGGGGGAAGAAAGATTGAGATTATCATTAAATTTACGCAAAGAAAGACTTGACCATAATACTAATCTATATTTGCAAGAAACTAGGATGTTAGAAGCATTACGCATTATAATATATGTAGGCACTTCTATAAATATAGATAGATATAATAAGGCATGTATTGATTATATAACTATATTATTACGTAGAATTATCCGTAAAAATAAATTTGAATATATTGAAAAATCTCTTGAATATTTAGGCAATGATGATAGTAATAATATTAATATTGCTTTTACAACTATGGATATTAGTAATCAACAATATTTAAATAAAATTAAAGATTTCATTTTACATTGTGAGAAATTAACAACAGTATATGGTATTAACCCAACAGAAGTAATTATTGGGGAAGAATCTATACTTGCAGCAGAATTAAGAAAAAGCATTAAGACAAATAAATTAGAACAGTTAGATGTATATGAAAAAGGTACATTTACATATATAATTCCTCTTTTAAAATTTTTAATGGATAATGATGTAGATGGTACAATAACATTTTTAGGGCATTTTAGTATTAATCGAGGTATTTCAAAATTTAGAAGTATTATATATCCATTATTTGGTATCCCTAATGTTGTGCGTGGTGGTGGCAAGCGCCAGCACGGAGGATTTAATATAGAAATTAGTAAATATATAAAAGATTTTATTAAAAATATGCTAAAACAATTATATAATCATGATTATTATGTAGATACTAATTATTTCACGTTTTTAGATAACTCTGGTAATGAAGTAGATCAACTATTTGTAAATTTATACGAATATCAATTACAGTTACTTGAATCATTTTTTAATAATCCGGAAAATAAAAGAGTATATTATGAATTGTATAATGATTTTAGAATAATATATAATAATGAAAATAGTTCTGGGGAGGAGTCCAACATTAAACTATTATTACAAAAATATTTTCCACCAAAAACTGCGACTACTACACGAAAACAACTAAAAAATTTTTTAAATTCAATTATTACAAAAAAGACGAACCCTCAATTTGCAACAGTTAAACTTCGTAGGCTTTTAGCAAACAATATAAGAACACGTGTCCCATTTAATAGAAATCTTAAAAATAAGATGAATCATGTTAAAAAGATTTTAAAGACGCCCAAATCTAGTATTAAACCTAGATTCGGGTTAGCATCATCAACACAAAATTATGCTATGGAAGTAAAAGCAGGTGGTAAAAGAAAATATATGAAAACACGTAAGCAGAAGCGCACTAAGCGTTCTTAATCATAGGCCTATGCCTGAGAAGTTTGCCCTGCGTAATGAATCGGCTACTAATACTCATCGTCTCCAACTCCTGGAATAGCAACTTGGATGCATATGGGATCTGAATCGCACTGAAATTCGTGGTATTACCACAACCGCGACATAGCCACAAGCCCTCTGTTGGATTTGCTAATGCAAGCAAACCACACTCCCTACAAGAGAAGCACCTGAATGCATCTGAACATTCATTCAAGCGCTCCTTTGTGAAATCAGCAATACCATGTGCAGCTACACAATCACGCTCCATTTCTCCAAAGCGGAGACCGCCTTCACGGGCTCGCCCCTCAGCAGGCTGGCGTGTCAGCATAACAAGAGGCCCTGATGCGCGACTATGCAGTTTATCCGCAGAGCAGTGACGCAATCTCTGATAGAAGCAGGGCCCGATAAAGATGCTTGTTTCCATCATGCGACCATTGTATCCATTATAGAGGATCTCATTGCCATAAGGATTCATTCCGAGATGATCCTGGAGAATCTTTGCAATCCCCTCAACTGATACAGCATTGAATGGCGTACCATCTCCAAGGCATCCGAGCATACATGCTGCCTTTCCAAGCAGTGTCTCCAAGAGCTGGGCAATTGTCATTCGGCTTGGAATACAATGAGGATTAATAATGATATCTGGCACAATACCATCTGCAGTTTGTGGCATATCCTCAGGATCCAGAATCATACCACATGTACCCTTTTGACCGTGGCGAGAGGAGAACTTGTCGCCAATCTCTGGTACGCGGTCAATACGCATTCGGATCTTTACAAATGAGTAGCCCTCCCCATTACGATTGCGGAAGATCTTATCTACATACCCAGTCTCATTGTTACGCAGACCGCGCGATACATCCCTAAACTTCTTTGAGCCCGCAGGTACAACCATACCAGTAGGGACACGTAGAGGAACTACCTTTCCAATTAGAATGTCGTCATTATTTACAAATGTATTCTCAGGTACAAATCCATCTGCCTCAATCTTACTATAGTTTCCATGGCGCATCTGCTTTGTAGTTGTTGTATCTGGCTTACAAAATCGCTCCTCCTCACCACTATTCTGATTCTTCTTCTCTTCGTCCTTATAGGTGCGATAAAATACGGAACGGAAGAGACCTCGCTCAATTGAACCACGGTTAATCATAATGGAATCTTCCTGATTGTAACCCGTGTAGGTGGAGATGGCTACAATAATATTTTGTCCAGATGGCATTGACTGCAGGCCATAAAACTTGGAGGCAAACGGAGACACAAATGGCTCCTGTGGATAACAGAGAACATGAGACATAGCATCAAAGCGCTCACGATAGTTGAGTGCGTAAATTCCCATTGCTTGCTTGCCCATAGCGCAATTATGAACAGCAAAGTTATCTCCTGCTACAAAACTGTGGTAGTCTGATTCAACTGTAATATCTGAAATTCTGACATTTTCATGTGGAGTAATTGATTTGATAGGAACGAATAGAGAACGTCCCTTTACGAATACAGTCTTATTCCATTCCTCAATAGTATTCTTTTTCAAGTTTGGTGTGGAAATTGCTCGACCGGCTTTGTAGCTTCGGATAGCATCTCTCGCGGTTGAAATCCCAATTTTCAGTGAATCAGCAATCTCTCTAGGAGTCTTATTCTCATCACTCAAAGAACGGATCTTCTGAATATTTTCTACGTATTTAGTATTATAAATATCTTTGAACTTAAGATATTCCACCACATTTGCGCTTGTCATTAATTTAATAGTGTCATATTGATACCCAATTGTATCAAAGTATTTGATTAGATTCTTGTGTTTATCGCTAATTTTGTAACCAATTGCAATGCGATTTGTCTCAATCTGCTTCTCATCTATAAGGGAAACCTCAATGCCAAATTCGGAGAGCAGTAGTACAATCTGTTCCATAAAGAATTTGAGTGATGTTTTGTATTCTGGTACAATTTGCTGAGTTGTTGCTGCACAGATATAGTTATGTCCTCTTGCTTGCTTATTCCAACGAATTCTGCAACCATCACCGCCCTGGAATCCTGCAAGAAACTCCCGCTTTACCAGTTTAGAACCATTCATGATCCAATCTGGAATGGACTTTCTTTCAACATCAGTATATTTTCCAAGGGTTAGTCCAAGAGAGACGAACAGAGCTGCGATAGGGCCATTATGACATACCTGATATGTATGATGGGTTACATTATTAAACTCGCGTGTAGATTCAATAATCTTAACCTTTCCAAAACCAAGTGTGACAATATCATCTTCAAACTGAATTGCATCCTCAATTGAACCAAAGTTACACTGTATTTGAGATGTATGCCCCCCATGTTTCTTATTATACACATTAATAGAACCATCTGTCATTAGAAATCCTGCAATGCGTGCAAGAATATGAGCGTGTTGATGAGTAGAATTGAGAGGTAATAGTGAGGAAGTCTCTAGTTCAGAAATATGTTTTGCAATTAGAGTGTCTCCAATATTTTCACGCTTTAGGTTTTCAGAAATAGTCTCTTTTGTAAGAATTGTATATTCTCCAACAGTTCTATCAATATCGGATGAATGTATTTGAATTGCTAGAAGATTGTTTGATACATCCAATTCCTGAACTTCCTTCCAGCCGTCGTTTGTCATAAATTGATGATCCTCTGTAGCAATAATTGTACGTCCTGAAATAGTTGATACATTAAAGATTTTCTTATCTGTATCCCTTACATAGTGATTTATTACCTTACTCGTTGATGGAATATGTGTATCTGGGTTGAATACAACCACTGTATCTCCAACTTTTACATCTTTTGCCGGAATGCGACGCCCATCGGCTAGTAGTATTGCTTCCATCTCTCCTATACACTGATAAGCATTTCTGGGAGACTGATTGTGATCAGGGAATGGGATATTTGATGCAAGAGTTCCAAGAATAGTCGACGGATGAATCTCAGTGTGAGTAATCGCAAGGTCAGTGAGGCAATCCTCAGGAAACATTCCTAGATAGACTCCCTCGGTCTCCCCAGGATCTAGGTACTCAACAAGATGCTTGCCTGATGGGGTCCTCCAGAGCATGATTTCATCCCACGTTTTTGCAGCATTCACCTCTGCAAGTAATTCGCGATGATGCCCCATTTCCCTTAGAGTAGGCGCATAGTACAGAGGACGCAACACTCGGCCTGGCTCAGTAGTAATCCATAGTTCGCGGAGTGTTGTCTTCCAAATAATTCCTGTATGAATATGGATTAGTCCTGCACGCTTTGCCTTTCGCAACGTATCTACTGCAGTACATGTATCTGCAGGCCTGAAGATTCCTAGCCAGACACCATTCACAAACACTCGCGTACCCGAATGCTTTTCAACAATAGTGCTTTCACACAGTGGTACAAATGTTGGCATCTCGCGAATACGAATTCGTACAGTCTCAGGATCACTACCAATAGCAACAATAGCAGTAGTAGATAAGTTCTTCACAACTCCTACACTGTGCCCTTCTGGAGTCTCAGAGGGGCAGATATAACCCCATTGAGTGTTGTGGAGCTTACGAGGAGCTACGAGACGACCAGTCTTCTCAATAGGAGTACTCACTCGGCGCAAATGCGAGATTCCTGCAACATAATTCAGACGATTGAGTACCTGTGCAACACCGATCTTCGTAGGTCCGCCGATTTTTGCTGAACCAAAATTACCTGTTGCAAGGGACGACTTTAGTCCAATATCAATAATAGTTGATTTAATGATCTTATAGATATTACTTACATTTACAATGTCCTCAAAGTTCCCACTAGAACGCCAGGCTCCACTGTGGATCTCCTTGCCAAGAGTAGCGCGAATATCCTTTACCATCTTGCCAGTGTAATATGTGCGAAAGAGATTCGAAAGTAGGAATCCAGGGAGATCTACACGCTTATTTGGGTATGCATCTCGGTCATCAATCGTTACTCGGCGAGATGTAATCCAGAGAACCTTTCGTGTCATATGTGCAAGGAGACACGCCTTCTCATATGTCATATCTGTCCCTCCAACATGGGGGAAGAGTTCATCGCCAAGGACCTCCTCAATAACTGCAGGACGATTATTCTTTCCTGACCAGGTGTTCATGATACTAGGACGACTCAGATAAGTAAGAGCATCGGCCTGTGTCTGAATATCAATAGCATCCATCATAGACTCGTTTAGCACTGAGTTGTATGTATTATCACCATCTGGTCCAAGAATAAGATCCACAATATCCTTGTCAGACTCTACACCAAGAGCGCGGAATAATACAAACAGTGGAATTTCTGTCTTCAAGCGAGGAACTGTTGCACGCAACATCTGCAGCTGAGGATTCTTCGGATTATATACGATCTTGACAGCATTTGACTTTGGAACCTGGTCCATAAGAGGGCCAATGCTCTTGATTTCCACAACCTCCACTTCTTTTGCAGTGTTGCGATTGTTGCGGAATACAAATGGGCGATTCTCAGACATTCGCTCTTGACTGATAATTACACGCTCACCACCCTGAATAATGAAGTAGCCACCAACATCTTCTGCACACTCACCGAGCGCACTTGGGTGAAAGTATCCCTGATCCTGGAGAAGACAGTAGTCACTGCCAACCATTACAGGAACCTTTCCAAGATGGACATTAGGAAATACGCGCTGACGGATCTCCTTTGCACCGCCACGAGTATTGTCAATCATTGTAGTTGTTACACGAACATCCACAAATAATGGGGCTGCATATGTAAGATTGCGAAGACGTGCATCATTTGGCATCATAGGCTGAACAGAACCGTTATTTTCGAAGATAGTGGGTTTTCGAATGGTAACATTCTGAAATTCCAGATTTACTTCGTACTCATGCTGAAGAATAGGACCTCCAGGAGTAACTGTAGAAGTATCTGCAGAATGGTTCAGACCCATTAATGCATTTGCTGCAGTAGTGGAAAGACCTGTTGCGGATGCAAGGGCTGAACGAGGGCCCGATAGAGCAATTTCAGGGCTTCCTCGTACAGTAATAGGGGATGACTGTTTAATAATTAGTGGAACTTGATTTGTTAGAAAGTCATTGAACGATTCAATCTGATGCGAGATAATTTGCCTGCCATCTCTTTGGGCGAAATATACTCCGAGAATATGCCTAAAAGAAGGGAGATCTGGGTGGTGTCCCTTTGCAACATCCATTTTTACTGCATGGTTATGTGAAATAGGAGTTAATCAATTTTTTAAGAATCCTTTTTATCTCTTGAAAATTAGATGGCTGACTCTGTTAAACAAATTACATTAACTGGTGGGGCGGCTGAAGATTTTCAAAATGGAGGAACCCGACGTAAAAGACGTCAGAGAAAAGGGGATATAGGTGCTACCGGAACACCACAATCTATAACTTATGTGCCTTCTCCTCCTGTAAAGAGAATGTTAGTTCAAGGTGGAAATCCGCTTGCTTCAAGAAATAATATACCGCCCGAACCACCAGCACAACAACCAGCGCAACCAGTACAACAAACACAACCAGCGCCAATAAATCAGTTACCACAACAACAACAACCACAACTACAACAAGGTGGCGAAATAACAAAACTTGTACTAAAACCTCCGAAGAGACGAGAAACTCGCCTTCTTATGAAGGCTCCAAAGGGTCACCTCAAACAACAAGCACCCGCAACAACACAAACGCGTAAGAATGTAAAGAAGCTTACACTTGGTCTTCGCAATCTCACTGTTAAAATCCAGAGAGCCACAAAACTTCATAAAAAAGTCGGCACAATGAAAAAAGAAGACGTCAAAAAACTTCTTGTTGAAAAGGGGATTATTAAACCAGGGCGCAAGGATCCCCCAGAAGCTCTTATGCGACAAATGTATTCAGATTATCTAATCCTCACAAGCAAAGGGCTCTAGCGCTTCTGAGTAAAAGAGAATAATATTCCAATTAACCCAATAGTGAGGACTAACTCCTCTAATTTATATGTGCTTAAGCGCCATCTTGGTACTAAAACACTTGTTTTCTTATAATCTGTTTTAACATCACATACATCACAATCATTTGTCACCTGAATATCAGTTTTACTAAGATTATACCCCAATAGACGTCTATAAGGGGTACATAAGTTGATTATACCAACCTGCTTAGAAATTGTCAAAAACCAATCCACATGGCCTTCAACAGGAAATACATGTGGCATAATCTTTCGCACACCATTCTTATTTATTAAATAACCTGCCAGAGAAGTGAATTCCTTTAACTCAACACATAAGGGATCATCCATAAGAATAGGCCCTCCTTTCTTAGACCATCCGTGCGGAGATAAAATACAAAAATCCCACAATTCAGTATTCTTAATAACTGCAGAATTAGCAATAAATTGGGCTATGCGTTCCCCTGCATTAATATCTATATGTACATCATCTTCCAGCACAAGCGCAACTTCAGAAGAACTATTCATGAAATCTTGCCATACTGCAACATGACTAAAATAACATCCAACCCCGCCCTTTGTGCTTAATTCAGAATGCGAACGACGTTTCCCCTTTAGGATATTACTTTTCGTAAATACTGATACTCGTTTGTCATCAATAATATTTAACTTTGAACCATCAACAGCAGGCCATCGCCGTAAATTTAAGAAAGCTGCAACACCTGGCTGTGACTGAAATTGTTGTAATCTATCTCTGCGCCTATCCAAATTAATAAGATATTTAGGTATGCTATTAAAATCCCAGGACATTTAGTCCTAAGCCCTCTAAAGGATTAACACCTTTTATTTATAAGGGGAAATGGGTAAAGCTCCACCAGCAACTTACGATGAATATCGTAAGGTGTATCTAAAATATAAGGATCTATATGGAAGCCAGGTAGCAGTTTTCTATCAAGTAGGGTCCTTCTTTGAACTCTATGATGTGTTAAATAAATCATCAGCAGAAACCTGGTGCAATGTAAAAGAAGTTATTGATATTTTAGGAATTCAACTATCAATAAAGTCTGAACCAGACGCAGATGATGAACTATTTTTCGCAGGTTTCCCAGATTATACTCTTCACCGATGGGCATCCAAACTCACACAAATTGGCTGGACAGTGGTTGTTGTAGAACAGAAGAAGGATGCAAAGGGGAAAGTCGAAACTCGTGATGTTACGCGAGTGCTATCTCCAGGTACTCATAGCGAACATGCATCCGCAACAGAGGCTCCTTATGTAGCTGCAATCTGGCTTCAAGAGTCAAATGCAACCCCGTCTTATGGTCTTTCAGCAATTGATCTTACAACTGGCACTGTTACATCCTATGAGGGACAAACACGTGGAAAACATAATGTCTGGTCAGCAGATGAGGGGCTACATTTTTTCCAGGTCTTTTCCCCTAGAGAAGTTATCCTTTATTGGCGTGGAGATAACTTCAGTAAGCCGTCTGAAGGTACTATTCGGAGAATATTTGGGTTATCGAAGGCACCCATCCATTTTCGTGATGCACTCCCAAGCCAGCAAGGGACTCTAGAAGTAGAACTTGTGCGGGAAGAGTTCCTGAAGAAACATTTCAAACCTGAAACACTACTTCCTATAAGGGAGTATTTGTATATTTCTTCATATCCAAAGGTTGAAAGAAGTCTCTGCTGTCTCCTACGTTTTTTGGAAGATCATTTTGCGAGTGGCCTGGGAACTCTTCAGAGGCATGTTCCTTGGACTCCATCAAATAAACTGGAATGTGGTAATAATGCCCTTGCACAATTAAATTTTGTTAGTGAATCTGCAAATGATTCTATATTAGGGCTATTTAATAAATGTATTACTCCTATGGGTAAAAGGGCAATTCGTGTTAGATTATTATCTCCCCTTACAGGGTGTGATGTAATTAATGCGCGTCTTTCTAGGGTAGATAGTTTTATGGAAGATGGGAGCCAGGATTTGGTTGAGAAATCTCTCTCCTTTATGTTTGATTTACCGCGTCTCCACAGGAAAGTTATGAATTTTAGTGTAAGTGGAGGGGATCTGGTTGGACTTTATCAGACTTACAAGGAGATCCGAACTCTGGGAACAAATATTTCACGGAAACTTTTTTCTCCACCGAAACCTGAAACAATTGCGAAAGTTATTCACGCCTGGGAATCCTATTTTTCCCTTCAAAAGGCTGAAAAGGCGAATGAGAATCTCTCATTCCTGAAACCAGGGATTAGTGAGAAAGTCGATAAGATTGAACAGAGTATTCAAGATATATATGATTCCGTTTTATCATGGATGGAACCTATTAGTAAAGAACTCAGAATTGAGGAAAAGGATAAAACACCTATTACTGTCCGCGGGGCAAAGCCAGTTATTCAGGCTATAGGTGTGAAAAAAAGACCAAATGGAGAACACTATGAGGGACTTGAGTGTAAGCAGACAAAATCAGTAGGGCATTCTATAGAAGCTCCTTTCTTGGAAAAGGCAAATGAAAAAATTCTGGCACTTCGTTCTCGGCTATCTGAAGCAGTTAATGAAATCCTTCCACGTATTTGTACAGAATTCTACACGCAGTGCGGAGCATCTTGGTATGAATTTGAGGAATTTGTGGAAGAAGTAGATTGCAGTCTCTGCTTTGCGAAAGTTGCAAAAGAGCGAGGATTTTATAAACCGCAAATTATTGATAATTCTGCGGGTTCATCTATTAGTGTTAAGAATTTGCGTCATCCCCTTATAGAAGCTATTTCGTCACGTGTTAAGTATGTTACACATGATGTGACACTTGATTCTCGAAATTATGGCTGGCTCCTCTATGGTATGAACGCATCTGGAAAATCATCACTAATGAAAGCAATTGGTATTGCTGTTCTTCTTGCACAATGTGGTTCGTATGTTCCTGCACAAGATATGGAATTGGCTCCATTTGAACGACTATTAACGCGAATTCTAAATGTGGATAATCTATGGGCTGGACTGAGTTCCTTTGCAGTGGAAGTTTCGGAGTTGCGGGATATTTTCTTGCGGTCAAATCCTAGGACACTCGTTCTTGGAGATGAACTTTGCTCTGGTACAGAATCAGTGTCTGCTACTGCTCTTGTTGCTGCAGGAATTAGTCATCTTCTAAAGTGCCAGAGTCGGTTTGTTTTTGCTACACACTATCACGATCTTTTTAAGATTCCTGAAATTTGTGATGCAGTGGGACTATCCGTCTGGCATTTGAAAGTGCGGTATGATGCTGCAGAAGATATCCTTATATATGAACGGACACTCAGTCCTGGTCCAGGATCAACATTATATGGGATAGAAGTTGCAAAGGCTCTTGGCATGCCTTTTGAGGTATTAGATAATGCTTCGCGTTTTAGAAGAATTCTACAAGGGGAAAAGTCAGAGGAGGAATTATCAGTTAGTTCGTGGAATAAGAGTATTGTTGCACGAGCGTGTGAAATCTGTGGGACAGCTATTTCAAGAGATCTAGAGGTACATCACATTCGTCCTCGTGCGGATTGTGATGGGGCTACAGGACGATTTAGTGATGGATTAGGACGGGATGATGCTAGAAATCTGGCGGTTGTGTGCATTGGTTGTCATGATAAACATCATGCTGGTGAGCGGGAGATTTCTCCATTGATGGAAACATCGCGTGGTTCGCGAAGAAGTTCAACTGGGAAAATTTCTCCACAAGGATCGCCGGTGAAAGATAGCAAGAAATTATCACCTGAGCAAATTGAAATTGTTCAGAAAATAATTGAGGATTATCCGAATTTAAATATGAAAATGATTCGTTATAAACTTTCAGAAGACTTTGATATTAGTATTTCAGAAGGTTCCTTGAGGAAATTTAGGCAGACTGACTAAGGACGTACTCGATTCACTGCTGCATTTTGTGCTGGAGTTCGAGGAGCCTGCACTTGCTGTTGCTGGGCCTGTTGCTGGGCCTGCTGTTGTAACTGTTCAGGAGTTGGGGGTGTTACACCACTGAAATGGGTATTGATAGCCTCAGCCTGATCAGGGTGTAGAGAGATGAAGAGGTTCTTAAGATTGGACAGAGTTGTGCTCAGAGTATCTACGCGAGTTGTTAAGTTGCGAATCTCGACACGGAGTTGATTGCCGCCGGTATTGTAGCCACCGCTCGAATAAAGTACGGAGGTCATAGTTTCTATACCGGGGAAATAGAGATTGGCTTGTGAAATTACGCAGCAGGGGGCTAACAAAATTGTTCTTTGCAGAGCACTAACAAAATTGTTCTTTGCAGAGCACTAACTATTTTGTTAAGACGATACATCGTCTTAACAAAATTGAAACTATTTATGGCCATACACCCAAGTAGATAGAAGAGAATGCTGATTCCTATTCGCTGTATGAATTGTGGCAAGGTCTTTGCGGATCAATGGGAGTATTATAAACAGCGTGTTCGCGAACTTAAAGGTAGTTCAGAAGCTGCAGCACAGCCATATTTCATGGACGCTACAACAATTCCGGATACACCTGAAAAGAAGGTTCTTGATGAACTTGGACTAAAGCGCTACTGTTGCAGGAAGCACTTTCTAACTCAGCGAGACCTAATAGAGAAACTATAAACTATAAGAAGAGAGAAAAGTAGAGAATGCAACTTTTTCTACCATCCTTACTGATTTTTATAATCATGTTTCTTATCGTATATCATGTGTTACCCCGGCTAGCAACCCCAGCCCTTGTTGGAGTATCATTTGTAATACTTATATTTGCTCTATACCATCATGTAACATTATTTAAATCAGAGTATGCTCTGAGCACTTGGCAAGAGCAACTTAAGTTTTATGCTCCATTTGTGATGATTGCAGGATTATTACTGGCTATTTTCTTTTACTTTGGCCTCCTCTTTTCGTCTGATGGAGGTATGAATGCTTTACCAACTCCGACTGCACCAGAGGCGCTAGTATTGCCTCCTGCTACAACTGCCACAAATTCTATAACTGCTGCTATTAATAGCGGTATTCGCTCTGTAGGAAATGTTATTAGCCCTTCTAAAAATAATACAGTTACTGGAAATAATCAAGGAATACTAAATACTGTATTTGGTAACAATAAACGTCCTGGAAATGGAAGAACAAATGCAAATAGATCTATGTTTTCGCCTATTTAAATCCAAAATAGTCCCATAAAATGGTCCTAATTTTGTATATATCATATAGTAGTGAGAAAATGGTCTCGCGTGGGAAGAAAACTCGCAAAAATAAGGGTGGCAAGGTACTATCAATACCAGAAATTAGAAAGGCATTTCACCAGGTCGAGGCATTCCTTTCCAAGAAGATGCGCAGTGGAATGACAAAGATGGACGATCTAGTCAAATCATTTCGCTCAGAATGGAGACGCCTATTTGGTAAAACTCTGAGTGTTACTGCTGCGAAGTCATATATTAATACTATGCGTGAAAAACTCATGGGTAAGCGCCCTTTCCGAGGAGGGGCTCACCAACAGCTTATAATGGCTCCTTTGGATCATTCCATGCAACCAGGAGCATATGGACCTCATGGCGCATATCCTGCTTACGTGAGTGGTGGCTTTCAGGTCCCAGAACCCGGCATGCGTTCAGTAGGCGGAATAAGCGCACCAGCGACAATTAATCCAAATATAAGCCAAAGGTCGCAAACAGGTGGCAGACGCAGAAAGACACGGAAACATGGTCGCAGACAAGGAGGTGGAGGAAACTTCCTGACTGGCTTCCCACTTGCCGCTGCATTCCGGCCATTTATTGCTGAGACGCCTTCTACATCACAAGCCTTAGTGCAAGATGCATACAAGGCTCTTCCTCCAGTAGCATCTTCTGAGCCTTCTAGTGTAGCCTTTGATTATAAGATGCCACCAGTAATTGGCAAAATTCCTGGCATCGATGTTGCTGGTTTAAACAGAACTCTCACACAAGATATCCGAGTACCATATTAGAAACATGGCCTTAAACCCGAAACTCCGCGCCTGGAACCAGGAAGTCATGAAGCATTTCAAGGCGGCGAAGGCGGCTGGCAAGCCTATTAAGCTTCGCGATGCCATGAAGATGGCGAAGAAGACTTATAAGAAGTCTGGTGCAACCAAGGTTGCCGCCAAGGCCGCAAACCGCACACGCCGCCACAAGAAGCGTTCGACACACTAAATCTAGGGTCTCCCACTCCTGTAAAACACTAAGTTTAACTATGTGCTATTTTAGTACGAAGTTTTACCAAGCAAAAATAGGGTTCTATGGCATCAACAGAATTACAAACAAAAATCCCTATAAAGGATGATGCTAGACAACTAGCAACTTACTTGCTAGATACTTATTTCAAGACACAAAAGTATCCTTTCACAAAGCATCATATTGATTCATATGACCAGTTTCTTGGAAAAGATCTAACTGCAATGATAAAGGCACAGAATCCTATTTTAGTTCTAAAGGATAAAATCCCAAATAGCGATGATTATAAATATAAGGTTGAGATATTTGTTGGAGGACAAGATGGTAGTAAGATAGAAATCGGTGCGCCAACGGTTGCCTTGCAAAATACTGAGGAGGTACGTCTATTATTTCCAAATGAAGCGCGCCTGCGTAATTTAACATACTCGAGTCTTGTACTCGCTGAAATTGTATGTAAGGTCAGTATTACAATAATTGATCCTAAACAGCCTGGATTACCAGATATACAGGTCCAAGAGAGAATATTCACAAAATTTCCTCTTTTCAGAATCCCAATTATGCTTCACAGTAGTTATTGTAATTTACATAATAAGTCTGCAGAATTTCTGGAGGAGGCAGGTGAAGATCCCCAGGACCACGGAGGGTATTTTATTGTGGATGGGTCTGAAAAGGTATTAATAACAAAACAAGAAGGCGCTTTTAATACACTTTATATTAATACACAAGAAAGAGATACAAAAATATCTCACTTTGCAACAATAAGTTGCCTGTCACCATCTACAAGGGAAGTTAAGAGAGTCTCATTTTATTTTTTGCGTGAATTCCAGACAAAAGCCTCGTTTGGCAAGGATGGAAATCGCCAGTATGCTACTTTACAAGTAGGCTTACCATTTGTACGAAAGGCAGTTCCATTATTTATTCTATTTCGCGCGCTAGGTGTTCAAACAGATGAGGAGATTGTAAGGTTAATTCTACCAGATGCGAAGTCTGTAGAGACAAAACTTCTTGAACCATATCTTATTGCGAGTATTAATGAGGCATATCCCTTCTTAGATACATATTCATCAATTCAGTATATAAAGTCCCTTACAAAGGGATTCAGTGAAGCACATGTGCTTGATGTTCTTGTAAATCAGTTCTTTATTCATATTGATTCAAATCAGCCAGCTGCTCGTATCGCCTTTCTTGGTGATTGTGCAAGAAGGATTCTCCGTGTAGTAGCTGGTCTGGATGAGAAGACGGATAAAGATGATATTCGTAATCAGAGATGTCTTGTAAGTGGTTTTTCAACACAGATGCTCTTTTCGGGAATTTATAACTTATGGGTAAAAGCTGTTGCACTTTCAATAGATAAACAGTATAATTATAATGAAAAAATCTATTCAGGTACTAATTTCATTAATATATTCTCTCCAGGCAATACAAATATTGTTTTCCAGCCACTGATGATTACAGATGGAATAATGCGCGCATTTAAGGGAAAATGGGGAACAGGCCTTGGTGAGGAGAAGGCAGGTTTAATTCAGCAACTATCACGTCTTTCTTATCTTGATTTTATGAGCCATTGCCGTCGTGTTGTTCTTGATTTTGATACTGGAATGCGGCTTACTGGGCCACGCCATTTACATCCTAGTCAATTTGGATATTTCTGTACAAGTGAGACGCCTAGTGGAGCAGCAATCGGTATTACAAAGAATCTTTCAATAATGACCGCAATTAGTACTTCATCGGACCCTTTAACAATTGCGCTATTTCTTTTTTCTAAACGCTGGATTATTTCTTGTGTAGATATTACTAGTGAACAACGCGCAGCATATGTTCCATTCTTTTTAAACGGAGGTCTTCTCGGTTTTACAAGTGAGCCTTATAAACTTACGCAGGTACTTCACCTTATGAAGCGAACAGGTTGTCTTCCACCACTTTGTTCTACAGGGTTTAGTATTCGTGACAGGCGAGTGTTCTTATTTGTGGATGAAGGGCGACCAATGCGCCCGCTTATTTACTTACAAGAAAGTGGAGTATTCCCTATAGGGAAAATTAAGCAACTGAAGACATGGCGCGAATTAGTTCGCGGACCACTATATGATCACATGGAAATATCCTCCACTGCATTCTATGATCCTGTTGAAAAGCCTGATATGGACTCTTATATTGAGTTTCTTACACCTAAGGTAGGCGCTATTGAATATATTGATCCTTATGAACAAAATGAGGCATATATTTCTACATTCCCAGATTATATTAATCCAGAGACAACACACGTCGAAATACACCCTTCTACAATCTTATCAATTCTGACATCAGTTATCCCTTTTCCAAATCATAATCAGTCTCCTCGTAATCAACTTGGCGATAGTCAATCTAAACAGGGACTTTCATTATATGCCACTAACTATAACAATCGCTTTGACAATCAATCACATGTTCTTTGTTATGGCGAGGCCCCCCTTGTACGAACAATCTATTATGACTATATTGGAAATGGGAAAATGTCTTATGGACAGAACTGTATTCTAGCAATTGCATGTTTCGCTGGATATAATCAGGAGGATGGTATTGTAATGAATTTGGATTCTGTTCAGCGAGGTATGTTCCGTTCAATGGCACTACGCTCCTATGAGGCGTTTGAAGAAGATGATAGAATGTCTAAATCTAAGACACGTATTGGCAACCCTGCAAATATTACATCATGGACTGATATAAAACCTGGTGTTGATTACAGTAAGCTAGATGACAATGGTATTGTGCGTGTTGGGGAATATGTAGATGAGAACACTGTTATATGTGGAAGATATATCCAATTACCAACTGGTCAAGTAAGCGATGCATCCGTTACTGCACAAGTATGGACTCGTGGCAGAGTTGAGAAGATTGCTGTTTTAGTTGGCCCTACAGGATTGCGACTTGTAAAAATTCGCGTTGTTCAGGATAGAACTCCTGAACTAGGTGATAAATTTTGCTTAACAGATGACCATGATGTGCTAACAAAACACAGAGGGTGGGTGCCTATATGTGATGTAAAAGTGACAGATAAGGTTGCTCAATTAAATAGTAATACGAATCATATGGAATATGTTAATCCGCAAGAAGTATTCGCATTTGATCATGAAGGTGATATGTATGAAGTTGAAACACAGGGAGTTAGTTTGAAGACTACACTAAATCATAGAATGTGGGTTCAAAAGCGAAATGATGCTAACTACTCTTTAACAGAGGCGAAGGATGTAATTGGAAAACGAGTAAGATATCAATCAGATGCTCCTATTGCAAATAATGATATTGATATTCAAATTAATGAATACACATTCTATAAGGGAGAGAAAGCAAATGCTTGGATTCGGTTGTTTGGTATTTGGATAGCAGAAGGTTGGACATACATTAAGGACTGCGATTATATTTCTCGCGTAGAGTTTTCAGCAAATAAAGAAAGAGTGTTTTCTTCATTAAAAACTTCATGTGATATATTAGGTTTGAACTATTCTTATAATGAGAAAACTGCCAAATTTTATATTAATGAGAAGAATATTGCGCGCTATTTTGATCCACTAAGTACAGGTGCAATTAATAAGCGCTTACCAAAATGGGTTTTCGAATTATCATCTGAACAAAGTAAATATTTAGTTAATAGTTTATGCTTAGGAGATGGCCATGAAACTGCCACATCACTCCACTATTCTACATCATCCATAGGGCTTCGCGACGATATCCAGCAACTATGCCAACACGCTGGCTGGACATCCTATTATGCGAAGAAATGTGCCAAGGGATGGGTCAGTGAAACACCAAATAAAGAAGGTCGCCTTTTCAAAGCAAATAGTGATAACTGGGATATTGGTATTCGCCGAACCAGATTAAGACCAACTGTAAATCATGGTCATGTCCAAACACAGGGTGGGCAGAAAGAAGAGGTTACATCCTATAAGGGAAAGGTGTATTGTATTAGTGTTCCATCAGAAATATTTCTTGTGCGAAGAAATGCGCGGATTACTTTTACAGGTAATAGTAATCGTCATGGTCAAAAAGGCACAATTGGTATGTTAGTACGCTCACACGACTTACCTCGTTCTGCCACTGGTATGACACCCGATTTAATCATGAATCCTCATGCTATTCCGAGCAGAATGACGATAGGACAACTTCTAGAGAATCTCCTCGGAAAATCTGTTGCAAACGCAGGGGCAATTGGAAATGGGACAGCCTTTATGAACCAGGGGTCGCCTCATGAAGATATTGGAAATATTCTGGAAAAGTTCGGATTTGAAAAGTATGGTAATGAAATTTTATATAATGGTATGACTGGAGAACAGATTCCAAGTGCAATATTTATTGCGCCTGTGTTTGCCATGCGCCTAAAACACATGGTAGAAGATAAATGGAATGCGCGTGGTGAAGGAAGGCGCGAAAAGAGAACACATCAGCCCACAGGAGGACGAGGAAACCAAGGGGGCCTCAGAATCGGTGAAATGGACCGCGATGCTGTTATAGGGCATGGTATTAGTGCATTTATAAAGGAGACATATATGAAACGTTCTGATGGAACTACCTTTACTGTATGTGATGGTTGCGGAACTATTCCTATTTATAATGCGCGCCAGGGACTCTACATATGTCCTTTATGTGATGGTCCTATACTATTTGCAGGAGAGAGTACAAATAATCTTGAATTAATACCACCTATTAAAAGGACAAAGGCTCTATTTAGTCAAATTGAGGCACCTTATGCTACAATGTTATTAGGACAGGAATTAGAATCTTATATGAATATTTCAATGCGTTATTTAACACAAAAGGGTCTGAGACATTTGAAGAAAATTTACGATGTAAATGATTCTCCAGTGGATCTCACCTTAGTGAATACTCCACTTCCTATAAGGAAAGCCCAAGTAACTGTTGTGAAACCTATTGTTGAAGAGGAACCTTCTCTTGCTACAACAGAAGAACAACCTGTTGCTCCTGGAACACCACTTGCATTAGGACCATTGGAAGATGTGAGTGCTCTTCCCACAATTCCAGAGAATCTGAAGAATATTAGACCTTTGCAAGAACTGCTTACAATTAATGAAACAGATGAGTCACAAGAACAACAACCACAACAACTACAACAAGAAGTATCACTTGAGATGCCACCGCAAATGTTAGAACAGCCACAACAACCATCATTAACAGACGACTTAATTGCATCTCGTATAGGGACTGCTCCACCACCAGTACAAGGAGAAATTCCCCAACTTCCCCCTGCTGCGAGTATTATTACATCCCCAACATCAGTTAATCCAGTAATTATGGTGGATACAACTCCTGGGGCAATGAGCGCAGAAGGATTACGATCACAGGCTCAACAACAACAGCAACCACAACAGCTAAGAACTGTTCGTGTTAAGAGACCTCAGGTTGGTGGGGAGGAGACTGATACACCTTCACAATATGCAGGTGCGACATATGGTGGAGCCCCTATATCATTTCTCAAACTGGGATAGGCAGTCTAAAAAATTGATACAAACAATCTCATAGTATAGAACCAGAGAGAGAATGCAGGATTTTGAACTTACAGATGAACTTTATCGTTCGCGTAATACTATTTTAGATATGATGGAAGCCCGTGATTATATTGTATCAGGGTACCGCAATTATAGTCCAAAGGAGATTACTTATATGATGATTTCTCCAAATGGAGAGGGTCTGCGTATGGATTTCCCTCATAAGGATGGTATTCGAAAGTGTGTTGTTCATTACTACTTACAGAAAATCAAGCAGAAGTTGCGTACCTATCTTGAGAATATGAATGATCCAGAAAAGCCAGAGTATTTGAATCCTGAAACTACAGAAGTAATTATTATGGTAACAGAGCCTGTTGTGGATACATTTCATCAAACAATTCTAGAGACTTATGTTAATCACAAAAGCCGAGTATTTGTATTTCAGATTCAGACGCTTGTGAATAATCCGAGCAAGCATTACATGGTCCCTAAACATATGAAAGTTCCGGCAGAGGAGCATGTTGAACTAATGAAGAAGATGTTTATGAAGACAAAGAGCCAATTTCCTGTAATTCGGTTTCACGCTGATATGCAGGCACGCTATTTGGGTTTAGTGCCAGGAGATATTGTTAAAATTACAAGGCCATCCCCATCTGCAGGAGAATATATTCTTTATCGTGTTTGCTCTACATAGATGACGTGGCAAGAAGATATAGATAATCTACGTAGTCAGATAACTACACTTGAAACATATAAAAGTACTAACTTGGTGAATGATATAACTGTATCGCAAAATCCATCATCTGATGCACAGCGTCAAGCACTCTCAAGAATAAATTCACGTTTTTCACAATATCAACAAGTAAATACTCGCTTATCAGAACTTATTAAACAGAATACTCCAACTGATATTGGATCTACTTTATCTACAATCGGCACAAATCAACAGAAGATTGGCAGTCTTAAACAGCAGATTAAGGCAGCAAAATCAGATGTGGATGTTGCACAAGAGAGGGATTCCCAGATTCAGATGAATCCTACTCATATAAGTGAGTACCAGGGTATTAGTGTGTATTTTGGTTTAACAAAACCTTTACATAAAATATCAGTGCCTATTTTATTCGGTGTAAGTATTTTTCTGTTAATTTGTGCAATATTATTATTGAAGGAAAATTTATTTGCAGGAATTACTTTGCCTAGTATATCAGGGCCAGGTGCTACTAATACTTCCTTTATAAGGGATCCTCGATTATATGGAACTCTTTTCGGCGCAGCATGCGTTGTCATAATATTCTTAGTTTTAAAAATGACAAATAAACTCCCAGTTCTCTCAGCATAATATTAGAATGAGCGGAATCACATGTCCTGGAGATGGCTCTACGGGGTCTTTAACAAAAACACAACTTCGGGCGCCATTTACTAATTCGATTATACCAACAAGTGTTACAAGAAATACAGATGGTACTCTTACCCAGGCTACTATTAATTCACGATTAACTTCTTTACAAACCAGCGGAACTATGCCTAGACGGCCTGGTGATGGCACTGCTGGTAGGGGTATGGCAGTTCTTGAGGGCGGTGTTGCGGTAAATAGTCCAAACTCTCCATTGACTGCTTATATAGGAAATGAAAATACATTCTTAACTAATATTCAATCAGAATATTGCCACTATAAGGTGCGTTATACACAAGCACTATCTCAACTAATTACTGCAATTACTAATGGTACCACAGCTGAAACAGATACTAGTAGTGATAATTCATTATTAAATATTACAATTAAGTTAAATCAGAATTTAAATGATTTAACACAAATGGTAAATGCAATTGCTATTCAGAGATATACATTAAGTCGCCAGGATGGTGATGCGATTAACAGTATGAATGCTACTCTTTCTGCTCGTTCTGAAGAATTACAAAGACAATCTGTGATTTTAAAGGCAGATTCGTCTGCGGCTGAACTTCGTAAGCGAATGGTAGATTACACAAAGGAAAAGAATGATTCCACAACTAATTTACTGACACTTTATGCGGTGCTTAATGTTATTGCTATTGGGGCATTAGTCATTATTGCGCGTTCATAAATTGGTGGCAGAATATAATTGTACCCTATGCTAAAAAAGCATTTGGGGGTAGAATATAATACTAAATTCCGCTATGCTGAATTTAGTATTCAATTGTACCCTATGCTAAAAAAGCATTTGGGGGTAGAATATAATACTAAATTCCGCTATGCTGAATTTAGTATTCAATTGTAGATAAGAATGTCAGGTTCTTCCCCGGCCTTAAATACCGCCATTACCAATTTAAATACTGCGCAAGCAGCTGAACTACAACAGTTTGTAACGGATCTCAGGGCAAATCCTACAGATTTAAGATCTTATATTACTACAAATAGTCAAAATCTTCAAAATAGCGCAATTGCCCAGAAAAACGCCTCATTCAATAAGGTATATGGTGATACTGTCCGTGCGTCAAACACGCAGAACAATATTTACTATTACTACACGCGTAATAAGGATCTTGATACCATGCAAAAGGAACTCTATGATCGCGCCCAATATGATCTAGAATCTTCAAGGCATGACAAGGACCTTGCCCAAAGACAGTATGAGATTAATGAGTGGTCATATGGAAATAAGATGGAAACACTTTTCATATTTCAAATGATCCTTATTGCATTTGTATTAATGACCCCACTGCTCTATTTTTCCCGACAGGGCTTGGTTCCAACATCTGTTCTTTCAACGGTTGGAATCCTCTTTGCAGTAATAATTATATTAACTATTGCAATCCGTGCTCAATATACTACATTCTCTCGTGACAAGCGTTATTGGAATAGACAATTATTCAACAGACAAGGTGGCCCAGCAATTCCTCCTCCAAACTGCGAGTCTTTATCGCAAGCATATGATGCTGCAGGAGATGCTATTGGATCTGCAGGAAGCGGTATTGCTGGTGTTGCTAGTGTTATAGGTAGTAGGGTCTCTGCAGCTGGTAGTGCCCTTGCAGGTAATTAATTTCACTTTTCATCCATTCCCTAATAGATGAGTGGTATTACAGCCGCTTCCTTTGATCGGGAATCAATTGAAGCATTAAATCTTATTACAATTGCTCAAAATATAAAGGATAAAGATTCATCAAGTTCTTTATCATCCATCGTAACTATACAGGATAAGAACTTAAAAACAGAAGTAAAAGAACTTGAAAAACAACTCAAAGAACTCCAATCTCAAGCGAATACTCATGAAAGAGATTTTATTGATCAGCGCAGAGAAAAAGGAGAAGTTATTAAAGTTATAAGTGCTGCAACAACAATGCAGGACGGTGTTCTTAATTTTTTCGCATTTTCCTATTTTTTATGCATTATTGTTTTTATATATTTATCATTTTTACCTCCACTCGGTAATAACTCTACAGGAATGAGATCTGTCGCTGTATCTTTACTGCTGTCCATTATTGTGTGGGTACTTATCTATAAATACGCCTAATCGGTTGAATGCTTGTCATGATCCTCTGCGTCCTCCTCAGAGGCGAATAACTTAATACCACGAACATGTCTCGTGATTGTGGTATTCAGTTTCTCTTCCAGACGAGTTTTGAATTCTTCTGCCTTTAGTTTTGCTCCTGATGAACCGGCAAGATTGCCCCACCATGAAGTATATGTCTTATATACCTTTGTAAGGGTAACATCCTCTTCATCTGGATTTCTACGAATACAGGATTCATAGAACTTTGCGAAACTATCATGATTATACTTATACTGGTTACTGACCTGCATGACAACTGGAGGAGGATTCAAACCGTTCTTCAGATAGCGGGTCTCATAGTAATGTACAAGGAGACTGAAGAATGACTCTCTCCAGGCCTTCAGTTTTCCATCCAGTGCAAAATCCTTATAATACACATTCTTTGATGGATCATATGCAGTATCCTCCTTATCTACGAAACGTGCCTCAAACGGAATAACACGAATGCGTCGCCAAGTACCATTATCCATGGTATGTACTGGTGGCAACTTATTACAAGACATGAAGAGCTTACCTGTGATCTTGAATGTCTCCTGGTCCTGGAATAGACCGCGGGCCTCTACATCATCCTCTCCGCTAAACTGCTTCATTCGTGATGTATTCAACGGTTCATTTGGGTCAGGCTCCTGCATAATAATCGCACGCTTGTTCTTAATCTTAATAATATCCGGATTTGCTGCACCACTATCAGGGCGCTTACGAGTAATAGCAGTTGTACTTAGCGATGAGAGATAATCACCAAGAGAATAACGCATTAATTCTACAAGTTTCGATTTACCATTACCACCACCACCAGTCATAATATAGTATGCCTGCTCTCTATTTGCTCCTTCTAAGCAAGAGGATAGTAGGGTTAGTACATATTCTCGAAGATCTGGGCGAGGGAAGATTTTCCCAAAGAAGTCCATAATCTCTGGAATATTTGGATCATCTGCACTATAAGGGTGATAGTCAATAGGTTCCATCTCTGGGGGGTTATTTCCTGCCATGAAACTAATATAGTCCTCTGGCTTTGGATCACATACCTCCACATACTCCTCAGTTGTCCCATCTGGATTAATACGCTTTGCACGGAGGTTCAGTGTGCAGTTTGCACAACCAATAAGTGTAGTATTTGCATTTAACTTCTTTTCAAAGTCCTCCTCATAGAAGATGGACGCGGCTTCTTTCATTGTGCTATCTTTGAAGGCGCAGGAATAGAGATTCTTTTCGATTGCAAGGAGTTCCTTGACAATAAGGTCATTTCCAGGATCCTCTGTTCCTTGCTGAGTAAGCCACTGCTTCCGCACCTTTCGTCCTTCACTAATAAGATCCGCAATTTCATTGCTAATCTTAACACGGAGATCAACACCTTGAATTGCCTGCTGCCACATATTTTTCTTGTAACGATACCAAACAACCCGTTTGCTATCCATTGCTACACGGTAATCTCCATCATACATGAGGTTAATAAGTTGTGCAACATGATTATTTGTATTCTTGCAACGACCCTGCGATACCCATTCTACAATATCTGCCTTAATAATCTCATTATACTTCTGAGGATTATCTTCACGTGCCCAATAGTGGAGACTGCGCTTTGTCAGCTGCTTTCCAGAAGTAGGCATTCCTGCTCCGCGCTTCCATTCGCGCAACTCCTTTGCAATATTTAGCCTTGAGGATTTGCCAGACTTATTGCTAAACTCAATCCACAAATTAAACATCTCCTCAGAATCACTAATGTTACGAAGGCACCATTCCGTTTCGCGCCAAGTTGAGAACTTGTCTGCACGCTCCTCACTCAGACATTCAATCACAAGCCGGCGAATAATTGCCATATCACGTTCTGTCTGTGGGGGGTAGAGGAAGTTAGCAACAATAGGCTCCAGATCGAGAATTTCTGGTGGCGGCGCGGCAGTACGAGGTTTATGTACAGGAGTTTTCGGAAGCATACATCCAGACTGAATAAGTTTATACTCATTTGCTATTTCAGGGTCAGCATTCTCATGCTCCTCACTCAAAGGACTCCGAAGATTATAACGAATGCTGAGAAGTTCCATTAGCTCACGATTACTATATGTGTTTGGTGCCTCATCAATCTCACCTGACTCAGTATCAAGAACATAGATTTTGTGAAGCTTGTATGGAGAGAATTCCGTTCCAGCAGTTGCAGGCTTGGATTCGCCATACATTAGCCAACCATTCTTGATTGTCAGAGACTCATCAAAGATCTCATCTGGATTATTGATATAATCAGTTCCCTCAAAGGATCCTGTAAGAATATCTTGATCGAGAGCCCATCGCCGCATAATTCTTTGGCGCTCAGCAGTCATAATGAGATCTGGAGACTGAATATGAATACCGTCCTTTAGCTCTGCAAATGTCTCGCCATCCTTTGAACGCTTATTCCTATAAGGCTGAGGGCGAAGAGATACAAAGAACCGAATATGCGGACCATTCGGGAAATCCTTATAGAATTTTAGAACACCCTTTGAATAACGCTTCACGAAATTGTAGATTTGAGTATCCGAAAACATGCGGTTCAGACTCATATCAGGACGATACTTGAAATCTAGGTCAATTAGTACAGGATATGGATTATTTCCACTACGCTGCTCTACAAGACCGAGTGGCATATTTCTTCGCTTGAAGAGAAAGTCATTAAGAAGATCTAGAAAGACATTATAATCTTTATCCTCAATGAACCAAGAGCCTTTCAGACCATCTCTCATTCCTGTAAGGGAAACAGGGTCGCCTTTCTTCTTGTCTGCATAACGCTCATTTAGAAATTTACTAATACTATGAGAAGAATAAGATGGAATAATAATAGGAGTTGCCATCTTTCTGTACAATTCTTTAATAGCAAAAATTGATCAATTTTTAGGCCCAGGAAGTAGTGTAGCAAATACATATCATGTCTTCCGTAACAATACCCGCACCATCAACGCCTACACCAGTCGCGCATCGTAGGATTACCGCAGATATAACAACACTCAATTCAAAAGAGGCAAAGTCGCTCAACCTATATTACTCCCCAGATGAAACAAATATTAATAAAGGCACCGCTCTCCTCTTTGGACCAGAAGGTACTATTTATCAAGATCTCCCAATTCTCCTAGAGATCGAGTTTCCGT